AGTATATAATGATGTTTTAGGTAAGGCGTTAAGCATTAAATCAACCAATAATATTGTCGTAAAAGTAGAGCAAGGAGCATTAGAAGTTAATCTGAAACAATGTAGTGTAAAGCGAATTATGTGGTTCTCTGTCTTCTTGATTGATGGATTTACTATGCGTCCATGCAGTTATACTTTCTATTCCTCTATGAGTGACGATGAGTTGGACGAAACCTTTACACAAGTAGAAGGTAGATTGAGCTTTCTGAAAAACTTAAATTTTAAATAACATGACGGAACAGGAAAGAAGAGTTGTAAACCATGCAATGAAGATACTAGAGCAGAGCCAAGATGATGAGGCTAGGGCGTTGGCTGTCAAGTTGTTGGAACAAGGTACAAAAGTTCCTCTTCAGAAAGTGCAGTTTTATGCCGCATATTGCAATGGCTTGCGTGATGGGTATTCAAGAATATTCGACCTAATACAAGGTGGTGGGTGGCTTGCGAAAGTGAGCAAGAAGGAAATGCCATATTTCGAAGCAGAGAAGGAGCTTGTAGAGAGCTGTATTGATGCTTGCTACGATTATCATATTGGCAAGTATGATATTAGGTACAAGGATAAAGAATTATCCAAAAGTGGTAAGCTATTGGCTTGCAAGGCTGTTTTTGTGAAACAAACGATGATTGGTTTTGAGGTTAAATACAACAAAGATAAAGAATGATTGCACAATATAGATAAGTGAAGTTGTAAACCTTTGATATGTAGGTACTCCCTTGCAAATTTTGTATCTTTGCAAATAAAAAAGGAGATTTATATATGGCAGATAGAGGATATAGAGGCAGACCTCAACGAGGCGAAAGAGCGGATAGGCAAATCAATGCCGGACATAGCCGTGGGTTGGATGCGGCTTTGTCTGACACTGAAGCTAAGATTAGAAAGCTAAAGACGGAACGTATTTATGCCTTTAATAAGGACGGAAAAGAAATAGCGCATTCCCAAACAGGAAAGGCACATAGTACGCAATTACCTTTTGGCTATAACTACAAAGATGCCATCATTACTCACAACCATCCTAATAGAGGTATTGGAGATACTATAGCTGGAAGAGTTGGCACAATTTTGTCTGGAGCTGACATTTTTACAACTATAGCACATAACGCTTCCGAGATTCGAGCAGTTACAAAGAATTATACGTATTCTTTGAAGAGACCAAGTAAAGGGTGGGGACTTTCAGAATCGGATGCATGGGATGTTTTTGGTAAGAAAAATTCGCAATGGAGACGAACCCTTCAGCAAAAACAGACAGAGTATCTTTCAAAGAGCGGAATACGAAATCGAATAAACGAGAAAGTGCTAGCTTTAAACAGAAAGCGTTCTAGTTTTACGAAAGGAGGAAAAGTCCCTAGTGCAAGTGATGTGTCTAGTTATAATCGTGAAGCAAACGAAATACAGAAACGTGTCACGGAAGCTAATGATAGAGGTAATGTTGGTGCGCAATATCAAGTTATGAAAGAATACGCAAAGAAATACGGATGGAATTTAACACGTAAGCGTACATCTTAAGGAATATATTCGAACGATGGGTAGTATTGTCCCTCTTCATGTGGGAAGAACCTTCCCATCATTGACAATGCCGTAGTACATTTTTCATATTGCTTTTGAAATCCGTACTTTTTAGCTCTCGATAGGTTGTGATCCAGGTCGTTGATTTTGACTTGTATTGCAACCATATCTTTTGAATCAATGATTGATTGTATGTAGTCAAAATACGGAACACCTTTCTTGTGGGTTAGGACACATACACTATCGGCAATGTCTTTTCTAACACCTAGTGATAACAGCTTGTCGTAGGTCATATCCGTATCTTCAATCGTATCATGGAGAAATCCGACACAAATTTCTTCGGTACTATTACCCATTTCTCCTACATGGATAGGGTGCAATATAACAGGCAATCCAACCTTATCAATCTGTCCTTTGTGCGCCTTGCAAGCGATACCAAGGCACAATTCTATCATTTCAGAATCTTTCATATTCTTCTTTCGTTATTAGCTCACCTAACTCAAGAGCATCTTGTGCATAGGTGTTTTCATTAAACTTAAACTCCTTTGGCTTACGTCCTTTACCTTTAGGGTAACACATAAGTTCTTTATTTACATATTGATAACGGACAACGATGTCATCCTCCCAATAGTAAACATAAACCGACTCTCCGTTTTTAAGGAGGTGGCTGATTTTGTTCTTATCTTTATTGTTCATAGTCTTTATCTCCTTATTACAATGCAAAGATATAAAAAATATATTAAACCTGCAAACAAATTAATGTTTATTACTTGAAATTTAAATATATTAATTATTGAAATGTTGCATAGTAAGCTTGTTGCATAGATACCGACCTTTGCTTCTTACCTCCGTTACTCTTGGCGGTTCTACTTTGCTCATATAATGCATGTCCCCAACCTGATGGTTTCTTGGTCTCTTTATAGATTTCTCGCATGGTCTTCCCACCCAACAGTTTGTAGGCTATCGAGTAATTCTCTTTGGCGTAAATCATCTTGGTGGTGTTAACTTGTATCTCACCAATAAGTCCGGTTTTCTTGTTCCGGATATTGATGATGTTTCCAGAATAGCCAGTATCCAGTTTCTGTTCCTTGAGTCTAACGAACTCAAAGCCCTTGTATTTGCCTTTAAGGTCTTTTATTATTTTCGGTATTGACCCTTTATCTGCGATGATGGTTGTTCTGTACGAGTCCTTAATGTCTTTGATACCATTAGCCTCGCCCTTAGCCTTGCGTACAATGGAGTCAACACTCTTGTAATTGATAGGAGTGACCCTAGCTCCATACTTCTTAGCTATACCTTCAGCTATAGCTTGTAGCTTGTTACCAACCGACTCGGCTTTTCTCCGCATAGAGGTAGCTTGTGCTCTCAGCCTAGCATATGCCCCATTATTACCAACGTCTCCCATATCTTTTTTAGTGCAAAATTAACCAAAATGCAAGCCAATTAATATATTGCTGCGATATGTTATTTCACTTAAAAGACAAAGTGAAAAGACACGCAAGTAAACATTTCTCTTAAACAATTATTATTCATACCTTTGCAAGAAACAATGAGTTGATAAGATGACGAAACCAAGAGATTATTTCACAGGCAAGCAAGAAGAGTTCAAACGCTCCGAAGTGCAAATAGCACCATATAATCCAAGGAAGATTTCACCGCAGCAGAAAGCTACATTGAAACGTTCCATAAGAAAATATGGCGTTGTTGGTGGTATAACCGTCAATAAGCAAACAATGACCATCGTAGGCGGCAACCAAAAAGTAACCATCGTGGATGAGATTATGGGCTATCCCGAAAAGGATTATACTCTTTTGGCTGAGGCTGTAAATATGGATTACAAGACCGAAGTTGAACTGAATTTCATGCTTAATTCCGAGAATGCTCATGGAGAATGGGATGACATGAAAGTCCGTGAGTTACTTCCGGACATAAACTATATGGATGCCGGATTAACGGAAGAAGACTTATCCCTGTTCGGCTATGATGCAATGGTAAAGACTGAAGGCGAAGATGAGTTAGGTAAAGAACTTAATTCCTTACTAGACCCATTTGCCCAAGAAAGCGAAAACAGAAAAGTACAAGCACCAAAGGAAGTGCAAGAAGAGCAGAGACGACAGATAGAACAAAATCAAATTATAGCCAATCAGCAGCAAGAGGCTCAATACCAAGCGAATAAGGAACGTATGCAGCAGGTGAAGAAAGAAGTAAACACCAAGGCAGCGGAAAAGGCATTAGAAGCCGAGTCTTACGTCATGCTATCCTTTGATAACATCGAGAACAAGGAACGCTTTATGAGCACCTTTGGCTTTATCGAAACCGACAAGGTAATCAAGGGAGAAATGCTTATGAAAGTAGCAAAACGAATATAAACGAATAAGCAATGAAAAAGATTTTAAGATTCTCGTTAGGGTTTATAATAGCGGCAATAACAATAGGTATGCTCATTCCATTTATGATTGTTTCTATGTTTCTTGGCAAGAGGAGAAAGAACGCATTCAATATGTGGGTGTCGTGTCTCTTTACTCCTTTGATAAACAAGGTAGGACAATTGGTCAACTCATAAATATCGAAAGATTATGAAGGCAAACGGAAAAAGATTAATGAAGATTGCGAACTTGGCTATAACTATGATATTGGCAATACCAATGTTCTTACTAGCCGTTCCTATCTATATGTATAACAAAATTAGAGGCAAGGTATAAATCCCATCTGCCCAATATATAGCGAAACAATAATAAATACAAGAAAATGGCAAAACCGAAATTTGATTACAATGGCGATGCTTTCTACGATGAGATAGAACAGCTTGCAAAGCAAGGTCAGAAGGATTCTGAAATTGCCTACGCCCTTGGTTTGAAGTTTGGGGTTGACCTAAATCCACAGGTCTTCAACCGAATGAAAAACGGAAAATACGAGAATTGGAATGAAGACGAAAATGCGGAAAGAGGCGAAAGGATAACTCAATCCCTCGTGCGTGGCAGAGAGTTTATCAATGCAATCGTGCGTGGAAGATTCCTTAAATGCGCCCTTGGAGGTGTCAAGGTAAAAGGCAAGACAACCACCAAAAGACATATGGTTGTAGATGGAGTTATGACAGATGATATAGTAGTGGAAACTAGAGAAACCGAGCAGGAGACCCCACCTAACGTACAAGCTCTTTCTACTTGGTTATTCCATTACGATATGACTTGGAGAGAGATACAGAGAGGTAAGAAGGATGAAGAGGAAAAGGGCATTCCTTTTGACCCTAAGAAAGGTATATCCGTCAACAAGTGGATAGAAAGAGAGATTGAGCAGGAAGCAGAAGAGCAAGGGGAGGGTGAATAATGGCAAAAACACATTCCGTTTATTATCCGTTATATAATGACAAGACGCATTTCATTTACCTTATAACAGGAAGCCGTGCGTCAGGAAAAAGTTTCTCTGCTTCTCAGTTTATCGAAAGACTTACTTTTGAATACAATGCAGAAAGAAAGATAGCACATAAGATTCTTTATACACGTTATACAATGGTGAGTGCCGCTATTTCCGTAATTCCAGAGGTTAAAGAGAAAATAGAGATAGATGGCACACAGGATTATTTCAAGAACACGAAGACGGATATAGTCAACAAAATGACGGGAGCTGAAATCATGTTCCGTGGTATTCATACGGCTAGCGGTAATCAGACTGCGAAGTTAAAGTCTATTCATGGTGTGACTACGTTTGTCGTTGATGAGGCTGAGGAATGGACGAGTGAGGAGGATTTTGAGCGCATCATGCTTTCAATCCGTCAGAAAGGCTTGCACAACCGAGTAATAATCATTATGAACCCTTGTGATTCAAATCATTGGGTATATAAGCGTTTCATCGAAAAGACACATAAAGAGGTGTATTTTGATGGCGTTCCCGTCCAGATCAGTACAGACCCTAGAGTACTTCATATACATACGACCTATCTTGATAATATAAAGCATCTTTCACCTGAGTTCCTTAATGAGGTATTAGAGATGAAGGAGAATGAACCGGAGAAATATGCTCATATAATGATAGGTAGATGGTCTGACGTATCTGAGGGTGCAATATTCAAGCATGTAGGCATCGTTGACAAGTTCCCTAGCAACGCAAGGAAAGTAGCCATCGGAGTAGACTGGGGATATTCGAAAGACTATACTGCTATTGTGAAGTGTGGCATCGTAGACAAACGCCTATACATAGAGGAACTTTGCTATAGAACGGAAATGTTATCTAGCGACATCATAAGATTCTTGCGCCCTTATGCGAACGAAGGCTTGTTTGTGTATGCAGATAGTGCTGACCCTAGACTTATAGATGAGGTAGCTCTTGGTGGAATAGTTATATATGGAGCACAAAAGGGTGCTGGCTCTATATTGGCTGGTATTGACAAGATGCAGACATTCGAAATCTTCACAACTAAGCAATCAGTCCATTTACAGAGCGAGTTCCGTAAATATGTGTGGTCAAAGGATAAGGATGGTAATTACATCAATGTTCCCGAAGACCATGATAACCATTTGATAGATGCTGCTAGGTATTATATTCTTGCCGTATTGCTCGGTAAAGTGATGAAGCCAAGAAAAGCATCTAAATCAGACTTAGGAGTGTACTAAATGACAAATATAATTACTTTTGTAATAAAAATACAAGTGTTTAATTATTAGATTGTTAGTGTAAGTATGCTATAAGGGTAGATAAAAGTCATATGTAAATAAAAAAGATTGTTTACTAAATAAAAATAGATTCTTTAGTAAATAGTCTTTTTTATTCACTTAAAAACTAAGTGAAAGGCATACGTAAATTAAAGTATGTAGAAACCCTGTTTATTATTACCTTTGCTTCAAAAAGTTATAAGGATGTTTGTAGATTCAATTATTCAGATAAAGACATATTTTCGAAACCTCACGCTCAATGCATTGGGTGTGGAGAGAAGCATCTTCGAACGTTTGGAAGATAATGATGTTGATTCTGTCGTAAATATGATGGAACAACATGATTTCGATGTGGATAATGCCATTTCGGAATATAATCCACAAACCCATAAGGTGATGAGCCGTGAAGATAAATGGGTAAAGGGAGAGAAGCCATACAGGACGGAGAAGTTGGCAAGAACAAGACAAAGATACATAAATGAGGTAGAATTGTTCTTCTTGTTAGGCAATCCGATTATGTGGAAGAAGACTGAAGGTGACGATGAAGCCTTTGAACTATATAAAAAATACTTGAAGGATATATACTTCAATACCAAGCTACGTCAATGCAAGCGACTTGCCGGAGCAGAAACCGAAAGCGGTTTTGTTTTTAATTTTTCGCAAAAAAACGGAAAGATGCATGTTGATGTGTATGTTGCAGCTCGCTCAAAGGGACATAAGATGAGAGAGTTGTTTGACCAATACGGAAACATGCTTGCTTTTGCTGTAGGCTATTCCTTAAAGCGAGAGTCAAAGACTATCGAATGTTGGGATATATTGACATCCGTTTTTAACTATCATTGTGAACGTGGTGGCTTTGGGTGGAAAGTGTATAAGTATCCTAATCCGACAGGAAAGATTAACGGCATCTACTTTCGCCAACCTAAAGCATGGGATGGTGCAGAGCCAAGAATGGAACGTGAAGAGATGCTTGATTCCAAGATCGGAGATACTAACAACTACTTTGCTGACCCTATTGCCGCTGCTACTGCTGACGTGATACAATCAATCCCTAAGCGGAACAAGCCAGGTAAACTCATACAACTTACAGGCAAGAACTCTAGGTTTGAATATATCAACCCACCTCAGAATTCCGAAATCCGCAAGGCAGAGAAAGAAGACTTGGCTCAGTCTATATTGTTTGATACGTTTACACCGGATATGTCACCGGAACTAATGAAAGCTATGAGTACGCTTACTAGTGTCGGCATAAAACGAGCGTTGGTATTGGGTTACATCAAGCGAGCGAACCGAATGGAAATCTATGAAGAACTTGTCGGTAGATTATCGCATGTGATTATAGCCGTAATGAAGGAACTATATCCTGAGATGAGAAGCAAGTTGGATAAGTTGGAGGTCGAATTCGATTTTGCCGAACCTTTCGAGGATGACAAAAAGGATAAGTGGAAAGTAATAGCGGAACTATATAATCAAGGCGTACTTTCTTTAGAGACTGCTGTACAAATGCTGGCTCTAACTGACGCTCCTGCTGAAGAAATTGAAAAGATACGCAAGGATGCAGAAGATAAAGTAGCGTTAGCTGCAAAGGTAAAGGGAAACGAAAACACAACTTCATAATTTTAAAAGCTTATTGTTTTTGGGCGCATTTCCTTTTAGGATTTGCGCCCTTTTTGCACTTAAATTTTAAGTGAAAGCATTATGATAATAATATAATATTATTCCTCATTTTGTTTTTAACTTTGTTGGCATGAACACGAATGAACTTATTATAAACGGAAAAGATGCTTGGACTACCTATCGGGTTAAGATGGGGAATGGCTTTTTGGATGCGTTGGAAGCTGACGCAGACAATAAAAGTTATATAACCAATGAAGTAAGGACAGAGCATGGAACTAGGGTTGTTCCTATCCGTCCCAAAAAGGCAGAAAGAAGCATTACCTTGGAGTTTGTTATTGTCGGCAGAGACCATAGCGACTATAATAAAAGGGTAAAAGCCTTTGATTCGCTTATGGATAATGGCTTTGTTACGATACAGGTTCCAAAATCGAAAGATGATGTATACCGTTTGTATTGTGCGAGAAAATCTCCTACTTATTCAAGGGGGAAAGGTGGGGCTATCGGCAAGAAAAGCTTGAAGTTCATAGAATATAATCCAACGAACAGGGGAGTATTGACGGATTTTGATATAAATATGTTTACGTTGAAAGAATTTGAAGATATAGAATAATTATGAAAACTTATAATGAAATTGACATAAAGTATTACGATAATGATGGAAACATACAGGTAAGATGTTCTGCTCCCGTCACACAGGACGCATTGGTTCATTATGAACTGATGCAGTCTCATTATTGTAAGCTTTCCTTTAAGCTTTCTAAGCCGATATATTTCTTGCTTGGTGATTTTATAGATACGCCATATGGTCGATTTGAACTGATAGATTTAACTAAGGCCAAAGATAATGATACTATCGGATATTCCTATGAAATTCTATTTGATGCATATTATCGTAAGTTCAAGAACAAGATATTGAAGTATCGTCCGAATACAGGTTCACAAGAAGCGACATTCTCTCTTACTTCAACAATAAGCACCCATGTAGAGGTGATAATGAAAAGTCTAGCTTATTATGCGAAGTTAGACAAGTCTTATCTTTACGATCCTAAATTTGAAGGCGAAGGAACGGACTATACTTATGTTATTGATGCGAGTGTAGACGCAAATGCGGCAAAGCTTATAACCTATTCAAACACAAGTATGTTGGATGCTATTGCGAATATAGCCCAGACGTTTGGTTGTGAATGGTGGTTTGAGGGAAATATACTGCATTTTGGAACTTGTGAGAATACGAATGCTATTACTGATTTCAGACTTAACGACAATATCGTTTCTATGTCAAGCTCACAAAGCCAGTCCACTTATGCAAACAGGGTATATGCTTTTGGAGCTGCAAGGAACTTGCCTAGCGGATATAAGAATGATGCTGATGCGGATATAACAAAGGATGGTGTTGTTGAAAAACGTCTCATGCTACCAAATTCAGCAGAATGCTCTGACAAGAACAAGCAATTGCTAGCAGAGAATGGCTTTGAACTGAAAAATGGATATATACAAGTTAGTGGACTCCGTGAAGACCAGTATGTTGAGGGGGTAACTACAAATGATGATATTTATCCAAGAAATCTTATCAAAACGTCTAAGGTGACATCATACGAAAAAGATGTAGAGGATGAAAGTACACCTGAAGAAGGTGACTTCATCAAAAGGACATTCTATCGTGTAAACTCACTTTCTATAATCAATGAAGATGGCGAAAAAACAGGTGATATGGCTTTTCGAAAGTCATATATTCTTAGTAGTAAGAACCTGCATATAGTATTCCAAAGCGGTTCTCTTAATGGTATGGACTTCGAATGTGAGTTTAATCCAGATGGAGTTGAAGAAATACTTAAAGACGATGATGGTAATCCGATATTGAAAGATGGAAAGGAACAGATAAATCCTAAGTCGCAGGTATTTGAGATTGTTGCTAATGAGGATTATGGTCGTTTTTTGCCGGACACAACTTTGCATCCAAAGGAAGGAGATACTTTTGTTCTCTATAATTGGGATTCTACCAAATTGGGTGACACTTTGGTATCTGCTGCTTCCAATGAGTTGCTGACGGATGCCATAAAGGATTTGAAGAAGTCTATGATAGACCCTACGACATATACATGTACCGCTGAGGCTAACTATTCCTATAATCAGGGTAGGGGTAACTTGCATGGAGTAGGAGACAGGGTAAATCTTTATAATAAAGGTTATGGTGACAGTTATAGGGCTTCAAGAATTATCGGTTATGAGTTTTGTCTAGATATTCCTTATGATGGGGCAAAATATTATGTTGGAGAAAAACCGTCATATTCCCGCCTCAATGCAATGGAGTCAAAGATAGAGGAACTTGTCTATAATGGACAGAGTTATCTTAATGGTAATGGCGGAAGCGGAAGGTCGATTTACATCATTAAGAGTTATGATAGCATAACTCCTACGGATTATAATGTATTTTCAGCAAAAGCTGTTGATGAACAAAGATTAAACAAGACAAAGGACGACACCGTAAAGGGCACAATCACTTGGGAAAAGCTCCAGAAGTTCTTGAAGGGAATGAAGGTCGGGGCGAACGGGGATTGGACTCTTGACGAACTAGATAACACCCATCTAACCACAGATTATCTACAAGTCCGAATGAAAGCAATCTTCGAGACCTTGGAAATATTGCATACAGACACATTGGGTGGTGAATTGTTCATCACCCCAGTAGGCAGTAACCGAATATTGAAGGTTGAGGAGGTGAATATTACCTATGATGGTGTTAGTCAGAAGGCTTACAGATGCTACTTCCTTGGTGAGCAAGATGGCTCAAAGGTGGAGAATAAATGGAAGGTTGGAGACCAAGCAAGGAGCAAGAGCTTCAATCTTACGGAAGGAAAGTATCATAACGTAGGCAACCATTACTATTGGAGGCTAGTCATCGGTGTGTCTTCCGAGGCAGTGGAGATAGATGGCAAGAAATATCATTATGTGGATTTATCGGACATCGACAAGGACGCAGCCAGCGATGAGCCTATGGTTGATGACATTCTGAATCAGTGCGGTAATAGAACGGACATCACAAGGCAAAGTTGCTTGGTATTCTCTGCCGTTGACACCTATTCCCCTTGCATAACGCTCTATCACGGAGTTGACGGCTACACCTTTAATAACAAGGAGTATGTGAACTATGGCGTGAACCATTCCACGAACAAGGCTTTCTTCCACGTCTACGGAGATATGTACTTCGGAGACCGACCTACTAGTGCCAATAACTACGAGGGAAGCAGCTACGTCAAGTATGATAGCGACAAGAAGAAAGTAACCATCAAGGGTGACTTGGATATTAAGTCCACCTATGATGGCAAAACCTTGGATAAGTATATCGCAGACAATAGTTTGGATAAGAATGCCGTTGAGACCATTATCAAGAAATCGGAGACGATTACCGACCTTAAAAACCAGATAGACGGAGCTATTGAGACTTGGTTCTATGACGGCGTTCCTACATTGAAAAATGAGCCAGCAATCGGATGGACTGACAATGAGAAGAAAATTCACTTGGGGGATTTGTACTACGACAACCTTACGGGCAAGGCATACCGCTTTGCCAAGGATGACTCTACCTATAAGTGGACTATCATCACGGACACGGAGCTGACCAAGGCACTCGAAGATTCAAGCCAAGCACTCAAAGATGCGAAATCAAAGAGACGCATCTTCGGCTCTCAGCCAGTTCCACCATACGACGTGAACGATATGTGGGTCAATGCCACCTATCCTAGCGATGGAAGTACCTACAAGAATGAAATCTTGAAGTGTTCCACCTCCAAGGCAGAAGGTGAAGAGTTTGATATTTCAGATTGGGAATTGGCTAGCAAGTATACCGATGACACGAAGGCAGAGGAAGCAAAGAAAGCTGCTGAGAAGGCGCAAGCAGAGATTAAGGACACGCAAACTAATTTGATTGCCCTCGGAACGACCGTATCTAACAATAAGAAGGCTTTCGATGCTTTCACATCTGATGGCTACTTGGATAGTTCTGAGATTGCGGCTATCGCACAGGATAGCAAGCGACTGGAGGACGATTATAATGCAGCCGTTGAGTCGTATAATAATGTTGTTGGCTCTAAGTTCTTGTTGGATAAGGATGGTAAAGAAACGACCTATAAAACGGATTTGGTTTCAGCTAAGGCTACACTCGATAGCGCAAAAAATGAACTCATTACCTATCTTTCTGACATCGTAAGCAGATACAACGCTTCTGATTCAAATGGAAAGGCTACCATCAAGGCGGCTGCGGCTCAGAAGTATACCAACTTCACGAATGCTTATAAGGCTTTCTACGACAAGCTGGGTGTGGCGAACAACTATATCACGTCTAATCTGTTTGATGGTCTCAATACTAAGCTCATCACCAATATGGCAGGTCTTGAATACATCAAGGCTGCTCTTGTTGATGGAGACACAGTAGTCAAGGGTGGTCTTATCCTCTCTACATTGATAGCCTTACGTAACGATAAGGGAAATGTTACCGCAGGTATCAATGGAGCGGACACGAAGGAGAATGGCATCGCCCTTTGGTTAGGTGGAAAGGCTATCGACAAGCAAGCCTCCACGACAACAGAGGAAGAGAAGAAAATTGCTGCCAAGTCCCTCCTACGCTTTGACGGAACTGGCTATTTCGCAAATGGAAACCTTTGGTGGGACGCAGACGGTACTTTGCACGCAGACCCGACATCTTTCATTATCAACAAGAATAATGTTGGTGTACAGCTTGCTCTCTTCGCACCTGTATGGAAGAGCGGAACGACCGACACAACAAAGCTGGCAAACGTATTATCTATCGACCCACAGAAGCCTTTCACTCATCTTGACGTATCGGGTAACGTGACAACCGAAGGCAGCTTGAAAATTGGTGGAATCTATCTATCGTATGATAGTGCCAACAATGCCCTTCGACTATCCAAGGACGCTGCCGGAAAGGAAGCGGCTAACTTCTATGCCACAGGCGGTATCACGGCATACGGAGCAGGAGCATCTACCACGGGCGGTGGTGGCGGCTTGAACGGCAGTGTGAAGAGTTATTCAAGTGCCTTGAAGCTTACATCAGAATCGCTGAGTGAAATTGCCTCTGCCTACTCCATCAAGGCTCTTGATACTCGTATCTCTAGCTTGGAAGGTGGTAGTGCTACTGCTATTTCTGTCAGCGGTAGCGGTAATGCGGTTACGTCTGTCACCAAGAATGGTACTACTATCAGCGTAGTTAAAGGTAGTACGTTCTTAACTAGTCATCAGTCACTTGATGGTTACGTTAATGCAATATCTGTAAGTGGAAGTGGGAATGCTATCACGTCTGTATCTAAAAGCGGAAAGGGTATTACATTTACTAAAGGTGCTACATTTTTAACTTCTCACCAAAGTCTTGCTAACTATTATACCAAAAGTAGTGTAGATTCACTTCTTAGTGGTAAGTCGGCAACTAGTCATACACATAGTGTTAAGATTAACGGTGTTACTAAAACTATTGCAGCTACTGGTGGAACTGCTGTAGATTTAGGAACTTATCTTACTTCTCATCAAAGTTTAGCAAACTATGTTACTATTAATGATAGTAGACTTAGTGATAGTCGTTATCCTAAATTTGCTAACGGTACTTGGTATTTAGTAGGAGACGATGCTTATATTGGCGACCATAATTTAGGAGGAAGGTTTTGTATTAAATCTGCCAATAATGATAATGTAAGTGGTATAGCAATCTATAATAAAGCTGAAAGTAGTGTTGCTAATTTATGGTTTGATAATACAAATATAAACCTTGATAAACAACTTGTTATGAATAACAGGCGTATTTGGATTCAAGGTGTCGGTACTGCTGGAGGTAATAATAATAGACTTACTCTTGTAACAGGTATGCCTAGCGGTTTAGCATATAATACTTCATGCCGTGGAACGATTCTTTATTCTAACGGTATAGCATTTGCTGACCCATATAATGGTAATTCAAATAATGATAGTGGATGGATTAGACATTTAGAAACTTATGCTAATAGTGGAACTTTAGAAATAGCGGTAGGTGATGATGCTTCAAATGAGCAAATTCATTTTAGATGGTATAATACAAATTCTAGTGCAGAAACTATAGCACACGATATAACTGTTCCTAGAGCTACAGGTACTCTAGCTTTAACTAGTCAAATACCTACTACTCTTCCTGCAAATGGAGGTAATGCTGATAAACTAGACGGTTATCATGCTAACGGTCTTCTTACAGCTTTATCTAATTCCGATAAGGGAATTAGTATAACAGTTGGTGGAACTACCAAAAGCATATCGAACATTAGTGTTAATTATGCTAGTAGTGCTGGTAATGCTGATACTGTTGATAGTTATCATGCAAGTCATTTGTTGGTTAAAAGAGGTCGATTAGGGGCGTACAATATAGACAAAGAAACAACATTTGGTACTAGAGATATTCAACCTGAATCAGAAGTTGCAATTAGCGGTAAAAAACCTTTTGATGGATGGGGTACATTATTAGTTATAGGTAGTATTGATGGCGCTTCTAATAATCAATTAGCGTTTACAGGCGATAATAGAATGTTTATTAGGTGTGCATACGGTACTAGTAATAACTATAATACAAAAGATTGGGCTACTGTAGCTCTTACTTCTGATAATGTAGCTTCTGCAACTAAACTTCAAACTCCTAGAACTATTTGGGGTCAAAGTTTTGATGGAACTGGTAATGTTAATGGAACAATATACATAAATAATAGTGATTCTGAAAACGGAGCTATAATATTAAATAATAATGTAAATGCTAATGCTCGTATATCAGCTATAAAAGACCAAGTAGTATTTAATACTGGTGCTGCTATTCGTTTTGGAGCAACCAACTGGGAATATAGTGATTGGGCTGGTATTAAATATGATACTGTTGCTAATACTATATATTTAGGTATAGCCGATGGAACTGTATTTAATTATTATTCTAATAAAAGAAGTGATGGTACACTTAAATTTCCAGGTATTAAAACTATAACTCCTGATAGTGGAGCTAGAATTGGAGGTAGTGGCGGTGATTTATTCCTAGGTAATAGTAATAATAGTGGTTGGGTGAAAGTTCAAGACATGACTAGTCAAGCAAGTAGTGATTATTGGAAAATATCACAACACGGTGATGCTAGTTTTAAAAGTCTTAATGTAAATAATGCTATTAGTTGCGGTAGTATGACTATTAATGGTGATACTAGAATTAATGGTAGTACTTATATTAATAGTTTATTAACAGCTAAAGCTACAAAGTTTACTACTGCGGATTCAAATGTATATGGTACGTCATTACGAAATTGGGATGGTAGTATCGGAGCGAATGTTACTAATATGTTTAACGGTATTCCTCAGGATAATATACAAGTAGAATATTCAATGGATAACGGTGCTAGTTGGAATACGTATCCTGGTAATCCTGAAAATAGATTTAATCTTGTAAATGATAATGTTGGTACATTTAATTATTTTTTAGGATGTAATAATCTTCTTGGTGATACTGATGCTAATAAACTTGCTCAAATAAAGAAAAATCAACTTAGAGTTACTGTTAAGATTCCTGATGAAATATATCAAGAACTTAGTTGGATAAGTGTTGATGTAAATAATGGAGTTAATATAAAATGTCAAGTATATTTTGGAAATAGTAGTGGTGCTTATACTGAATATACTTCTAAAGTAATAAACGGATGGTCACACAAATGTGATATTTGTGTTGGTCCTTTAAATGTAAATGTTGGTAATGATACATATCGTTATGTAAGATTAGTATTTAGTCACCCTAGCAATAATACTAATTTACGTAATGGTATTGTTGTTAAAATTAGAGCTTTAGCTTTAACTAAATATATCTATAATAGTGACAGATATACAATTAGTACTACTGGTCATATATATGATTATGACGCTTATATGAATACTTACTTCCCTAATAGTATTCTTGCTAAAGGTGGAGTTACAGCTTATCAATCTTCTGACATCCGCTTGAAGCAGGATTTGCGGAAGCTGGACTACTTGGGTATCATCAAGGCAATGGGTGGCACATTCGGCTTTGCTTGGAAGAAGGACAACACAAGGTCTATCGGTTGGATTGCCCAGCACGTCTTGTGCAACCCTCACTTAAGGGACATCGTGGAGACGGACGAGAAGGGCTACTACAAGATTAACTACTGGTCTCCGAAGCTGATTGCAACGGCATTCGGTGCTATCGAGCAGGTGGGCGATGAGGTCAGCAGGTTGAAGGCTCGGGTGGTCTTCCTTGAATCAGAGGTTCTGCGATTGAGTGGAGATAAGGAAGACTGCAACAAGAAGAGATTAGATAACAAGAATATTAATTCATTAAATTAGATTAGAAAATGGAGAATTTAAAGATTAACAAGAAAAGTGAACAGACAGCTGCTACTTATACCAAGGGCGGCTATCGAGTAGAAATCACCTACAATGTTGACAAGACGGGTGGCAACATTGAGAGCATCAATATGAGTATCTATGGTGACCCAAATGGTAATTATCTCGGCAATGCTAACGCAAGCTCCAACGGCAGCGAGCTGACCTACAACATCAGCGGTGTTCCGCAGAGCAAGCTCAGTGAGGTATCAGCATTGATTAAGGAGGTTAATTCCGCTATCGCTGCTAATATGGCAAGCGAGGCAGCAGAGTAAGTATCGTGAGTATTAACGCAGGGTGGCTCTTATAGAGCTGCCTTGCCTAGTGTTTTAAGTTCTAAAGATTAAGCGTATGGAACGATTTATGTTATGACTTGCGAAAGTGTTCAATGTAACAGTAGAGCGAGTTGTTACTAAAGAAGTTGTAACAGAATTAGAAACTAAAGTTGAATATTAAAAAAATAAAGATTATGTCTTACAATAGTGATAGTGGAATTATTAGTGCTCCTGTTAGCATTGATGATGTTAAACGAGCTCTTGGAGAGAGTAGCAATGACCTTGCTACTCTTTGTAAGAGTGAAAATATAAATATATGGAGTAAGTATAAACCTATTAGTTGTAAAGGTGATTTTAAAGAATATCCTATTAGAGAAGACTCTGATGAAATAGTAACATCTTCATATAGTAAATATACTTGTGTTGTTCGTTGTGGTATGAATATACCTATAGATACTTATAAGAACTTACGTTATAATTATGGAGGAGAAGGTTTTGCAATTAAAGCTTGTAACAACCTTTATAAAGATAATGTATATGGTAATAATGGTTATATTCATGATAATACAAGTACAAGTGTATCAGGAAAACATTTTCCAAAAGGTGGTGTTAATTCTCCTTATAGATTAAGTGATTTTAGAAACTATAATAGTAAAGCATCAGGGAATACATTTCTGACTTCTATTCCTCAATTTCATACCGTTGAAGTTTATTATTCTTCAATTCCTAAATTTAATTGTGTATTATATATGAATACACATGTTGATAATAACACAAATCTTACTATGGATGATATAATAACTGATTTATCTTTAGGTTGGTCTTTTTGGATTCAAATTCGTTATGATTCGCCATATAATGATACTGATAAGATTTATAAAAATTATTATGTTGGTAATTGCAAAAAACCAACAGATTATATATACGCTAGCAGAGAAATAACTTTTGATATAGGTAGTGGAGATAAAGATATTGATATTGTGCCTTTTTTAGCATATACTCGTAACGCAACTTTATATGATAATACAAAAATAATTTTTATATCTCTTCCAGGTGCTATTAGTTTTAAATATTATCCTAGACAAATTAATATGGAAAGTATTAAAAGTGGTTCTAGTGGTTTTGTTGATTTCTCATCGTTGAGAGAATTAGTTGGTGCTAGTTGTATTTGTAAAGCTAAAATATATAAACTTCCTGATGCTGCATTAACAGTTACTGATGGTATGTTTAGAAGTGTTTGTGGATATGGTAATAATAAGATAACATACGGAAGAGGTTATGTATCTAATAGCTCTGGTCAAGGTATATCTTCTATAACTGTTCCTAATGGTAGTAGAACAGATTATATTGAAGTATATATAAGATTTGATAATATTTATGATGGAGGTTATTATGGACAAATGTGTCAATTATCTTTTGAAATTAATATAGATGGTGGATGGAAACAAGTTCCTCCAGGAGGTAGTTATATTATGCGTTAAAACGTAAATATTATTAATGTAACAAATGTGCTAGAAACGTATTTGTGGTTTACGTTCTCACCGAGAAAGCAGACACGTTGCGACCTAGTGATTACCCAACGTGGGGAAGCTGATTTTTTAAATTCGTAAATTTTGCTCCTCCTGCATTGCTATTCGGAATTATTTTCTTAACTTTGCACTGTTAATAGGAAAGGTATTCTGCTATGGCAATCTGACGAAGAATATTGTATAACATAAAAATAAAGAAACAATTATGAAAAAGATTAAGACAATCGAGGCTGTTACAGCCTACAGAACATTGAAGGCATTGAAGACATCATCAATGAGTGATGATGCCGCTATGCGAGTTTGGAAGAATATGAAGGCACTGCGCCAAGTAGCCGATACTTACGACAAGGATGTGGAGGAAGCGCAGCAGAGCTTGAAGGACGATAAGTTCGAGGAGATGCAGCTCAAGCTTCAGGAGTGCCAGCAGCTAGAGCAGAAGCACGCCGATGATGGCTACGAATATAACAAGGACGATTCAGCCAAGTTTGCGGAGGTCAACCAGTACTTCTTTAATCAGAAGCAGAAGACCGAGAAGTACTTCTCAGACCTTGCCAATGCCGAGGTAGAGGTAGCCATCGAGGACGTTGACGAGAAGGAGTTGTTCAAGGCAGCGAAAGATTGCGGCTTGAAGTTCGCTGATATGGAGAGCCTTGAGGTTGTGATAGGATAAACACTAATAGCGTTAGAATTTGGTAAGGAAGCCGTTCTAACGCTATTTTTGCAACCATCTACTTTCAGATTGTTACTTTAGCAAATTTTAACTTTAAATTTTTGCTCAAAATAAATATTTTTGTGCAGTATTGTTTATTTTTGCAGCACTTTCCTTATTATTAAGAATGAGGAACTAAGAATAAATAATAAAACAAAAGGAGAAGAATTTATGACTAAAGAGGAAGAAGATGAAGTCCATCGGTTAGTTCAATCAGTCGGTGTTGTACAGTTGTCAAGAGTAATGTTTAAGGACATGGACGTTAGCGAAATGATAAACGTCATTATCCTTGCAGGTAGAGGCTACAGCGTAAAGCTACTCACTTGGTTTAAGTATTATTGTGAAGTGATGCCTCTGTTTATCATGCTTTTTCATATTGCATGCATGGTAACATTTGCGTCTCATGAAAAAGAAATGTGCGTATGGTTTAAGGAGAATTGGGTATCGGCAGCATTTATCTATTTCTCAGTTTACATCCATCCGCTTGTGCTTATACTTGCTAGCAGATTCTTTTGGCTCTGCTACAGATGGCGTATTCCGATGATAATCTACCTATTTGGGATAAATGCTATTCATATTGTATACTGGAATGTTTTTACCACCAACGAAATGTTGGAATCTAATGTTGTAATACTTGTAATGACCATTATATTTTATGTATATGGTTTTGCCGACAAGTATTTCTCAGGCAAGGGCTGTCAAAGTTTAATCTCTAGATTATAATGATATGGGAAAGTTATTTGGTTATCACACCTTGGGAGTGTTATTAAAATCGTTGTCTGACTCTTGCTTTCGAGCAGACGAGCAAGAGAAGAGAGGGGAGAAGGTAACTGCTTGCGGAATGAGCAGCGATGAGATAGAAGACCTTTGTGAGAACTATCTGCCGTATGCTCTCAACCCTATGTTGAGCACCGAGGAGGTCAAGGAGAAGCTTCACGTTTCTGATGCAACATTGAATAGAATGGTTGCTAGAGGTGACATTCCGAACGGAGAATGCAAAAAGCGAGGGCACACCCGATATTTTAAGAAGTGGGATATACTGCACTTCATTAAGAGTAAGAGAAAATAATAGTTGAACATGTAAGTATTCCTTACAAGTTGAGTAAGAGAGGTAAGTGATTGCCTCTCTTTTTTATGTTTTCACATTTTCAAGAAGTCTTCTATATCTATGTACTCAATACCGAAATTCTCCGCACATTGTTTGTCGGAGTCCGAGAAGTCACCTTCTTTTCCGCTAGCATCACCTATCATTATCAGCTCACTTTTCTTCCAAGAAGAATACGACTCAAGCATTCCTGTATTTGGCTTTCTCATTTCTATCTCTGCATGCGATGGGCAATACATAGAGTTGACGAAGATATTTCGTCCGGTATGATTGCGAAGATATTTTTGCATAAAGCTTTCAATAGCCTTAATCTTGCCGATAAAATCCTGTTCGTCAACAAATTGAGGGATGCCTCCTTGGTTTGAGACTATTTCAACATAGTAAAGAGTAGGGAATGCATCTACAATCTTATCCAAAACCTCTTTACGGATTTTGAAATCTGTTACATCTGTAGGAAAGGTGTTTCCTGATATAGTTGTAATAATCGTGTCGTCTAAATCAATGAATAATACTTTTTTCTTGATTAAATATCCTTTTTCTGTCATAATTTTGCTTTTTTTCTATATTGATATATTAATATCTTTATCTACGAAAATTAAGTTTGTAAAACACAGTTGTTTCGGTGTGTCTCACCATTTTTATTACAATGCAAAGATACGACAAAAAAGATGGCTTTGCAAATAAATTAATGCAAATTTTAAAACGTTATCTGTTTTTAATGAAATCATTAACAATTCTCTCTATGGTGTCTTGCTTGATAGCTATAGGGGCATCACCTTGATATTCTATCACTTGGTTGCCGCATTCCTTCCAAAATAGGTTGCTATTGATGCGTTCGCCATCTACCAAGATCCAATCCGGATGATGTTCAAACGAATGCATATTAGTTAGCGGAACGAGAATGAATAATTTATTCTCCATCTTGTTTACGAGTACCGACAAGTCATTATCATCAAATGTAATGATAACTCGATTTTCATTCTCAGATAGAACGTTAAAATCCTCATTAAAACGTTCATAAAGGTAATTTTTGATTTTCGAACAACTCATATTCTTGTAATTTTATAGGAGGGCAGATGGAAAAATCCAAGGTCTGCCCACCAAGTTAAACTTATAAGGAAATCTTCTATAATATCGACTGACAGAGCCATCCCATAAGATAGCATGGTTCTTCGCCTTGCATATCTATTCCCAGATGGTTGCATATATGTGCTACTACATGAAACATTTCATGTGTGAGACTATTTATATACTCACCTTCAGAAGTAGATTTGCAAATGAGCACAACACTTGTTTTCTTTGAAACATTTGTGTATGTCAATCCTTTGTTTGAAGAATCGGTTGAAATGTGGTCGTATGCATCCAATAATGGTTGCCCCTTACAATCAATGGAACTTAGTAAGTCCATAGCTTCGTCAACATCTTCTTGATTAGCTACATGACATACAATCACATTCCAATCGTATTTCTCCAAGTAAATTTCTTGTTTAATCATAATACATCATCCCATGGAATGCCGATACCATTATGGTTGCAATCGGCATAAAATCTATTGAAAATAAATCCGTCCGCTTGGTCTGGGTCATCCACCATATCCTTAATGAATTGAGCCAAAGCAGCTTCGTCCTTTAAAGAGGACTTAAAGAAATCGGCTCTAGCCATGTTTGCGACATAGACGAAATCGTAATTGTCGGCATTCTCCAACTTTACGTTATTGACTTTAAGAAGTTCCTCGACTGTATCTTTTTCTGTCGGTTCAACTTTTTCGAGCTTACCAGTCGTTGCGTTTGTCTTGCGCATTAAGGTAATAGCCCAATCGCACATCTTTTTATTGAAGTGCCAGCCATTGTAGCGAAGGTATGCAATCATCCCTTCAGGCTTCATATCGTATGCGTCAAGTGGTATTTTGTATCTTCCCATAATAAAAGCTTTTAAAGGAGGTGGAGATTTCTCCCCACCTCAAAGTGTAATACTAATAGCGATAACCGCCACCTCTGCGACCACCATGTCTTTCACCATAGCGGTCATCATCGTCATCCCAATTGTCTCGGTAATCCGGCATTGGGTTTCTGTGACCCATTCGTCCATACTTGTCATCCCCCATTTCATCAATGCAGTGCATGAGTTTACCACCATACTTAAGCATCTTCTCTACAAGTTCTGACATTTCATTTACCTTGTTTTCGGTAATTTCTATCATGTATCCCATAATGATTTACTTTTTTGTATTAACTTTTTCCAAAGCCACTGACAACATAGACTTAATATCGGTCAAAGTTCCCTTCATTCCGCTAACCTCGCTTTTGAGGTTATTGATGTCTTCTTCCTGTTGTCTGTCTTTGGCTATTTGTGGATTCAATACGGCACGCATCTTTGCGCACTCTTCCATAACCTTTTTGTGGTATGGCTCGCTTTCCACAATCTCCTTAGAATGCCGATACATAGCCTCAACTTCCGCATCCATAGCTTCACGGCTTTCAGAAACCACGAGGTTTTCCGAATTTGCAATTTGCATATTGGATGGGAGTTGTTTGAACTCCATTTGTTCATTAGGCAATTTTACGACAACATCAACGGTAGTCTCCATTGGTTGTGGGTTGAATTGCCCAGGAGTATATGTTGGGAACTTAGGTTGTGGGTTACTGACCGATACAACCTGTCCGATTTTAAGACTTGGGTTTTCACCCTTGTCAAGCACATAGAATATGCTGTTAGGTCGAAGTCCTTGAAACATAGCTTTGTAATGTTAATTGTTAAACAATACCCGTCATTAGCTGAAGGGTGTTAGTATCTCGCTCGAACCAAAACTGATAAACTCCAGTTCCTGCAATGTCGGCTACCGTCAAAGGATTGCCGTTGAACTTAGTTACAGCTTGGGTTACGCCATTGGTCTCGAAAAGGATTGGCAGCGTATTTGTCGTACCAGTCGGAATAGCTTGATATAGGTTCACAAAGATAGTTCCCCTATAGTTAGCATTCACGAAGGCGTGGTTTCTGAACGAGAAAACGACATTTTCGGTGTTCACCACCACGCCTGTAGATGCGATAGCTGCCGAGCCGTTACGATTAACCCATGCAAAAGGTCTCATCCATAACATAGCAGCCTCCTTTCCTAATTAACCCCAAAAGCTTGCATTGTTGACACCATTCAGACCATATAAGCCTGTTTGCCAAGCAACGCAATTTGGAACAGCAGTAAATGGACTGTAGCTGGTTGTAACAGTTGATGGAAGCTTACACTTGATACCATCTACCTCTTTTTGCAAGCCAGCCAACATAGCGTTGACAGGTGCCATAGCTTGACCTACAATCTGCGAAGTCATGGCAGAAGACTTATAAGTTCCATTCTCTTCACGAAGATGGTCTATCTTGTCCTGCATATCTCTGAGTTCTGCTTGGCGTTGGCCATTAACTACGGTCTGAGTACTATCTTTAATAGCATTCAAAATGTCGCATGTCTGACCTTTAGTTTCGAAAGCAACATTAGAAAAACCTCGTTCCTGACTTACGGCTACATTGTTGATGGCATTCTGCAAAGTGCCAGTCTGCTGACACATAGCCAACTTGACGTTTCCGTCCATAGCCGTAATATTGTTATTTACACGGCAGCAGCAGTCAGCGAGTTGTGATGCAATCTGCATGTTACCTTGCTGAAGAGCGTTGATGGTTTGCATTCCGCTCATACCTACTTGGTTGCCCACGTTCTGGACTTGGGTTGTCAAGGCAGAGATTGCTTGTTGAATCTGTCCTTCAGTACAATTGAGCTGAGTAGCGAGATTACTGAGTGCATTACGATTGCCACCGATAGCATCCATAAGCAAGGAACGACCATAGTCATTGTTGATTTCATTGGCAAGACCTGCGCCATTGCCACGGCCACCAAAGCCGAAACCATTACCGCCCCAACCACAGAAGCAAAGGATAAAGAGCAGCCAAATGAACCAAGAACCATCGCCATTGCCGAATCCGTTATTACCCTTCATCGCAAGAAGAACGTTTGGGTCAACGCCTCTCTGTTGGAGCAAAGGAGCTATCAAGCTCATCATTCCTCCATTGTTACCTGAACCCTCTGGATTAAAAACATAAGTTTTTGATGTCTCCATAAGAATAATCTTTTTGTGTTAAACCTTAATTAAACTAACTCTATGTAACGTTACGGCTGCAAAGTTACGAATAATAAGGATAAGATAAAATAACTCTATCAAACTTTCTTTTAATCACTAATAATCAAGTAGTTAAGGTGATAGGAGGTAATGTCATACTTCCGGATGCATGGAAATCAAAGGCTTGTTTGCAAATTCCGTTTGCAGAAAACGAAAAATGCAAACGGAAATTAAGCACGCACAAACTTGAAACCAAATTTTTCAGTATAGTATTCCTCTTTAGGGTGTCTTTTTGTCTCGGAGTCATAGCAGAGAATAAACGGCTCACCCTTAGAGTAGAAATAGTTATAAGACTTTCGCAAATACATCTTTGCATTCAAAGCCTTTGGGGAGAGCTTTCTTATTCTTAACCTAGTTTCTTGAGGCTTACCCGACATTACTCTAAGTTCATCCATTTTGTATTGCATGTGAAGTTTTCTTCCTTTGCTTGCATATCTTTCTTTATTCCAATAGTCTCTTAGAGACTTGTTTCGTTCTTTACGAATCCTATTTATCGTTTCTATATCGTGTTTCAAGCCAAGCTTACTGACTTGTCCTAATATTGTAGACTGAGGAATATTCGTTACTTCTGAGATTTCTCTCGCTGTCATCGTTTGGTACATGTCGGAGATTTTGCGGATAGTCTCATTATTCAATTTATTGTCTATTTTCGTTCCACCTAAAATAGTGATATACTTGTATAATGTATGTAAGGTTACACCAGCAGCCTTGGCTACTTCCTTTCGTGGGTAGTCATTGATGTGGGCTTTGATATAGTCCATCTGTTCTTGTGTTAATCTTCTTGGCATTCTTCGTCCTCCTCAAAAGAAAATCCGTATTTGTTCTTGTAGAATTCTTCATCCATTCTGCGAGTATTCCGGTCATAACCTAAGATGTATGGTTCACCTTCAAAAGCAAAATACCCATACTTATTTATAAGATGGTACTTGGCATGATATGATTTTATCGGCATTTCTGAAAATTTGAATTTCGTCTGCTGCGGAATACAGGATATAACTCGGAATTTCTCCATCTGCATAGTTCTTTGCCAACTTTTCACCCTTTTGCCAATAGTTGCTTTATCATATGCTTTTTTTAAGTTAGCCAAACTATTCTTTTTAAGTCTTTCGATAGTTTCTTCTGAATGAGTAAGCTTTAGCCTTTTAGCAGCCTTGCCTACCGTAGACGGATGGCAGCCTACAATTACTGCAATCTCTCTGACCGAATGGTCAGGATATAGTTTTGTGATTTGTTCATCACGTTTCTTGTCGGGTTGTGGAACAAGTCTTTTTTGCTCGAACTTACAATCGCATTCGTGCATTATTTTATACAAGAATTTAACGCTGACACCCATTCTTTGCGCCAACTTGTACCTTGGACGCTCATTAATATGAGCTTTGATGTAATCTATTGTTTCCTGTTCTATAATTCTCATGTATATTCAGTTTTATGGTGTGACTCACCTGTATTTGCAAAGGTAATGAGATTTTATTGATAGAGCAAATAATTTAATGTGTTATAACTTTGTTTAAGGAAATATTTAATTATTTGCACAAAAATTAATTGTGTAGTTTTCTGACTCGGCTATTTTCACATTATTATATATAAATAGCTATCTTTGCAACAAAAAACATAAGGAAATGACAGCGGAAACTATTCAATTAATACAGACGGGAATTAATCTTCTTTGCGCATCGGGAGTTATCTCCACGTTGCTGTACTATAATAGTAGAAAACGAAAGGAGGCGGCACTCGCATCACAGGAAGAGAATAAGACTATTTCATCATATGCCGATGAGTGGAAGGCTCTCTATGAACGTTCCAACGAGTCGGTCGTTAATCTTAATAGTAAAGTAGATGAATTGTATGAGGAAATCAATCAGTATCGTATTACCATACGCAATCTAAGGGATGAGAAGAACGATTTGAAGCTTGCCTTGCATGAGGCACAATGGAACAGATGCATCAAGGATGGATGCCAACTTAGAACCCCACCAAGAAAGCGAGAATCCTTAGAAACGTTGGTTGAAAAGGAAGAAAATGAGATATATCGTGACAGGGAGGATTAAAATATGGTTAAGTATCTGAAATTACTCATACAAGTTAATAGCGGACATTCAAGCAAGGCATTCTTCTTAGTGTCCGTTACTCTGATAGGTCTCTTGATGCTCCTGGTTGTCTGCTTTATCTTAGTGTGGGAAGTGGTAACTTATGGGACTATCAAGACCGATTTGATGGGGTTAAGTGCATTTGTTGGTAGTGTGGCTAGTTTGTTCGTCACGGCTGGCATTACCAAGACTATAGGGGAACGTGGCGAACATCAAAGCGAAAAAGATAAATAGACTATGGCAGACTCAAGTATTTTAAAACCATTCATTCTCTCATTCGAGGGTGGATATTCTAACAAAAAGAGTGACAGGGGAGGCGCAACGATGAAAGGTGTGACCCTAGAGACGTTCCGTAAAGTTTATGGTGCTAGTAAGACCGCATCGGACTTGAAGAAGATAACCGATGAACAATGGCATCACATATTCAAGAAATATTATTGGGATGCTTGCAAGGCTGACCAAATCAACAACCAGTCAGTGGCTAATCTCTTGGTTGACTTTGCTTATAATAGTGGAGTAAGCAGAGCCGTACAAAAGATTCAAACTATCGTAGGAACAAAAGCTGATGGCATCATGGGTAATATGACCTTAGCTGCTATCAATTCATACAAACAAGGTCAATGGGCGTTGTTCGATAAGCTGAAGGTGTCACGAATTGCCTTTCTCAATGCGATTGTGAACAATGACCCAAAGCAAAGTGTGAACCTGCATGGATGGCTTCGCAGGGTTGGAAATATACAATACGGAAAGCTCGTATGTAATACCGGAAAGATAATCACTTGGTAATCTTACGAGACACAGGCTCAACTAAGGCATTAGTAAGACCATCATTCTTAATTGGGTGGTGGTTTTTTCTTCACTTTTGAAATTTTGAAAAAGAAAGAGTGGGCGAAGAAATCGTTCCTTTTGGTTTTATTTGTACCTTTGCACTCAAAAAGGAGGTTGATATGGAGCTTAGATTTGACTGGTGGCGTTGGCTCGTTACCATATTGGTAGGTTTCTTCATCATGCTGATGATGTACGGATGCCGGACAACAAGATATGTAGAAGTGGAAAAGGTGGTGCGAGACACTACTACTTACGCCCATTGGGACTCAATTATCAACGAAAGGGTCAAGCTTATTCGGGACAGCTTGCTATCTTATCATTGGGAGCAGACCGAAAAACAGGTTAAGGATTCCACATACATCAAGGATGATGTCAAGACAAGGGTAGATGAGAGTGGTAAGGTGCTAGGTAAGGATTCTACTCATATAGAGATTAGATACAGGGACAGCAAGGAACTATCCAAGGTTCGTGATAGCCTTATTCATTATAAGGAGATAGCAGAGCGAGCGAGTATATATAAGGCTCAGAGGGATAGCCTAAACAGAGAATTGAGTATCGCCCAGACCAAAAAGGAATATATTGAGAAAGACTTGGAGGGATGGGATTTGTTCTATTGGAAATTCGGTATGATTTCCTTTTGGGTCGTTTCCTTAATGCTGGTTACAATGATTTTCTTTCTCACGGTAAAATATAAGAAAAAGTTATTTTATTAGGTTGGTTTTTAGTTATTAAGGTTTTAGATTGGTTTAAGGTAACAACTTATGGAGCAGCTGCCAGTGATGGTGGTTGCTCTCTTTTTTTTGTCTTGAAAATGCCTTAGAGTGTCAAATGTTAAAATTGCAAGCGGTTTAATGTATTTATAGTTTCGTATATGTAATTAAAATTGTATTTTGTGTTAAAAATGCGCAATCGGAGTAAAATAACACACTAAAGACCTTGCAGTATGAAAATGAATTAGTATCTTTGCAGCGTGCTTTGTTGGTGCTGACACGCTTACAAGAATCAATAAGATTTTCCGTGGCGAAAGCCATACCACGATAATCCTTACCTAGATTTCGGTGTCAGACGAATGAAGGGTAAGGATTTCTTTTTAGAATCCTTGTTTTGAGTCGAAACATTCTTAGATTGCTCTAGGTTAGCAATGGGCAATAATTGTTGGAGTAGGCGAAACACAGATAAGGTAAACAAATAAGGAATTTATGGGAAAGCATTATTTACACATACGTATGGACTTGGTAAAGAAGTATACCTATGGTGCGTCATCGCAAGAAGTGAAAGCGCACAAGGAGACTCTTTGCTTTGCCATTTGGTGTAAGATGCAACGCAGAAATTCTGTAATATTTAACTTAACCATCAAGGATGTAAAGAAAAAACTCGGTGTAGGCTATCCAAAGGCAAGAAAATTGCTAAAGGATGTCAAGGAGGATGGACTCTTTACAGAACTTGGTAACGGGCGATTTATCGTGAATACGTTCCGTGATAAAGAAAAGAAGCCCAATAAAAAGGGCGGTCGCTTTCAAGGGGCTTACGTTTGTCGTATTCCTATTAATAAGGACTATAAGCTAAAGGAGTTATATTCTATAGTCAACAATATTTTGTACACATCGGTTATTAGTGGTGCTCGTCAAGACTGTTTTAACGTTGGCAACAATGATTGTGCTTGGCATCAACTAACTACTAACTCGTTTGCAAAGGTTGTGAATATGGGTCATGGCTCTATATGCCGAATCAAGAAGAATCTTATCTGCGAAGGTAAGATTAAGTCCACGTATGCGGAAATGCACATGGCAGATGATAGAAACGAGGGAGAGATGGAACGAACATTGCAAAGGTTTGGTCGTAGGAACTTTACGTTTAACGTAGGTAACCTGCACTATTTAATTATACCTTGCTCTTACTCTTTTGGAGACCGAGAGACTTCTATTGCTATCAAGCACAGAATCTATGGTTATAAATTGAAGGGACATCGAATGCAAATAAAGGAAAATGGCACAATAGGAAATCTACCTGATGACTTCTATGGTGGGTAAGTTCTATTTTGGACATTTTCATATTAGTAGTTAGTTGGAATAAGTATAGGAGTCTTTAAGAGGCTAACGTGTTCCTTGATATATTACGTGTTATTATTATATATACGAGATTATGAAGAAGATAGAAGAAAAGTACTTGGAATCAGAACATCAAGTTAGAGCTTATGATGTTTATCTGAGTTCATATCGTGTGAAAGGTGCAAATCGAGTGTTGGCTTATAGTCGATTGTATGATGGTGACAAATTCATTCGTGACAACTTCCTGGTCAACGAGCAACAAGCCGACAAAATAGAGGCTATGTTTGACTTGGTTAATAGAATATTGGAAACTTGTAAGGATATAGACTTGTTTACGATTCGTGTTTCAAACAAAACTTTTGCGAATTTAGTGAAGAATGCTGACTTTGCGGAAGAGTCTAATCGCTACTTTGGCAATATATCTAGATTTAAACGTCTGCTTGGCAAGAGGGAGGTGATAATTGTTATTCCCAATTGGTGTACCGCAAACAAAAAAGATTATGCTATTGACGAAATGGCAAAGGATTTGTATGCGAAGATACCATCTTCCCGAGTCTTTTCGGGTTTCTGTATAAAGAAAAATTGGATAGAAAAGGGCTTTATCGAAGATTTGTGGGACTTGTTATGGAAAAACGAATGGAGACAGAAAGATGGAAACTATTGTGATGATTGGCGAACATTGGCAGGTGCTTACAACTCCGTTTTGCGAACAGGCAAGAATGCAAAGTATGGAAAGGTTCAACCTAAGAAAGAAGAAACTGTTGTGGAAAGAAAAAGGCTTCTTCCAAACTATATTTGCTATACAGATGGTAGCTGCGATAACTATTCCACCCATAAGGCAGGTGGTTCTGCGTATATTGTTGTGAATACATCTACAGGTGAACTTGAAAAGGTCAAGACACACCATTGCTTGCATACTACCAATAATAGAATGGAGATGTTAGCGATAATATCAGCCGTTAATTATTGCCCGAAAGGTTCTGTCATAGAGGTTCGAAGTGATTCCAAGTACGCATTAAAGATGTTCCGATATACAGATTGGGAAATAGGCGCAGATATAAAGAACACAGATTTAATCAAGTTGTATCGTAAGTGTGCAAAGGATAAGCTTGTTATTTTGACTTGGGTAAAGGGACATAATGGCGATGATTTGAACGAGCAAGCGGATTGCTTGGCTTTTGGTGCATATGAGAAAGCATTAAAAGAGAATGGCTTACCAATGGCTCCTGAGAAGTATCGTGCTATGAGACGAGGCAAGCAGACGGTGTTTGAAACAGATAATTAAAGATAAATTTGATTTATTATGAAAGAGTTAAGTTTTGATAAGCTATACGTAAAGTTTAGCAATTTATATTGTGAGTATCGTAGTAGAAAGCAATTCTTGAAGTGGTTGAAATCCTCAAAGAATCTTTCTGAAGAGTTGTTTGAAGTAACGCCAAGTGAAGGTGGTTCGTTTGACGTTGTGTTGTCTTTTGAAGAGATAAAGGATGTATTCCCGATTATGGAGAATTCATTGCCTAAGTACGAAAACGATATAAAGCAAGTTCTTTTGGCTATAAAGGAAATGGGACAGCTTGAAGTTGCAAAGATATGGCATGAGGATGATTGGGGTGATGGCTTTGTAGAGGATTTTTGTAAAACCCATGATATTTAATGAAGATACGGACGTTTGAACTTTGTGCCGGATATGACTCTCAACTGATGGCTTTAGAGCGGTTGAAGAAGAAATATTCTGATTTCGATTACGAGTGCATCGGATGGTCTGAGATAGAGCCAAATGCAATAGCTTTGCATAATGCTTGCTTTCCTAGTCTATCCGGCAAGAACTTTGGTGACATGACCAAGATAGATTGGAGCAAGGTAGCCGATTTTGACTTGCTGACATATTCAACACCTTGCCAGTCTGTTTCGCAAGCCGGAAAGCAGAAAGGAATAGAGGAGGGAAGCAATACACGTTCCTCTATCCTTTGGTTCACAAGAAACGCCATTATTACCAAGAGACCGAAATACCTCTTGATGGAGAATGTAGAGGCTTTGGTTCAAACAAAGTTCATTGGGTTCTTTAATAAGTGGCGCAAGGAGTTGGAATCCTACGGATATGTTAACTATGCTAAGGTGGTAAATGCAGCCGACTGCGGTGTTCCTCAGAACAGAAAGCGTGTCTTCATGCTCTCTATACGAAACGATGGTGATAAGATAGATTATCATTTTCCGAGAAAGACAAAGCTAGAGAAACACTTGGTTGATGTCTTGGAGGAAAATGTGGATGAGAAGTACTTTTTTAGTGATGACTTGCTATGTAAAGAGAAATTTGTATCGAATGAATGGAAAGAACCTATGAGTGCAGCTATAAGAACTCGTTCTGAAGGGAAGTGGATAAAAGGCGAAAAGCATAGTCCAAAGGTCGAGCTTGGAAAGAATATAGCCAATACCATTACATCTGCGAGCAAGGACTCCTTGGTTGTGCTTGGAGAGACAAGGTTGTGCATTAGGCGTTTGACTCCGAGAGAACTCTTCCGTTTGATGGACGTTGACGAAGAATACATAGACAAGATGCTTGAAAGTGGAGTGCCGAAGTCAAGTCTTCAAAAGGCTGCTGGAAATTCGATTGTTGTAGCTTGCATGGAGAGGATATTGGAGGAACTTTGGTTTTCTGAGAGTAATGTTAAGGTTGCTGATGATGGCCAGCTATGTTTATTTTAAATGTTTTAATGAAATGATGTTTTTAAATAATAACGAGAAAAAGAAGAAAGCAAATGCTATTTTTTATAAGATAGATGAGTACATCTGGGGACGAAAGGATTTTGTTACCGATTGCCCCTATGGCGAGAAAGGCAGATACACCAATGCAATTAATAAAGTTGGTGATTTGGGGTGTAATACTTGCGAATGGCAGGTAAGACATGACCCAAGTACGCAAGTTGTGATGTGCTCCCATCCAAAGGTGGAGAAGAGCAAGATTAAAAAACTTTTTAAGGATATGTGATATGGATAAGGAGAAATTAAAGAATGATTACGAGAATGCTTGCAATGCTTACTTGAAGGCATTCTGTGAGAAGCATGAATTTTACGGATTAGATAATCCGGAGACATTTTGGATAGGTGACCAAGTTGGAGGAATAGCTAATTGTGGCGATTTGACTTTCGATATGGCTACTATTGTAACAGATATTGAAAAGGAAGCTCCCGAAGAAGAGTTGTTGAAGTGGTACGATTATACTATTGAAGCTAGAGAGTTCAATTTGCCTGTTCCAAACTTCGACCATTGGCTTATGGGGTGTCCTATAACACCAAGTAAATGGTTCGAGATTATGCGAGCAAAGCGCAAGGAATTTGAGGACTTGTTGAAACAAGAAAATGAAAGGTTGAAAAATGGAAAGAAGTAATCTTTTTAATCTTTTGTTGAGGATATTTGATGAAGGTCTCAGTATGAAGACTACCGAACTTGAATATGGTACACTTGAAGTTACTGTAGAGAATCGAAGCCAAGACAAGAAAATCACATTCTTAGCAAAGGGCATGGAGGATGCCAAGCAGAAAGCAGCGGAATGGCAGGTTGGACAAATGCTCTTGAATTGCGATGATTTTGAGGAGATTGTTATGTTCTTGGCTCAAAGAAAGAAACTTAAAAAGGAAATGGCAAATGGATAAGAATTTTAGAAGTTGCTTTTGTTGCATCCATTTCTTGGAAATACAAAATACAAGTACAGGAAATGTCTTGAAATGCAAGAAAGGTAGCACTACGAAAGTACAAGGGAAGAGACTGACAGAAATTGCTGCAAGGTGCAAAAACTACAAAGCGTAAGGCACACGTTAAAGAACATAGTAAGACGAAATTAAGGATAAAGGTGATAGTAGAAAGAGTGTTTGAGAAAGAGAAAAATGTAAAAAGTTTAAAATAAATGGTAGAAACTATATTAAACAATTAAAATACATTAATAAAATAAAGAAACACATTAAAATGCTTGCATATTTTGAATATTCTTTGTATCTTTGCATTGCAATTTAGAAATAAAGGTTATTAATTTGAAAAGGTGAGACACACCATAAAAACTGGGAATGATGACAAAAAAGGAAATAATAAAACAATGGTTGGATGAGCCGAAAGTGAGATATTGTAATAATTCTAATTTCACTTTGGGTTATGGTGATGGCTGGGATTGGGTTAAAGATGTTCTACGACCAGCTATCACGAAGAACGCTATGTTTCTCAGATTCTTGGAGTATGGTTTCCGTGAGATAGAAGAGTTTTTGAAATCAAAAACCGGAAAACCGAGCGAAGAGGATTGTTCCTTGTATTCTGTTGGATATAAGGATGGTGTCAATGATGCCATGATTGCAATTAAGAATAGATTTGAAAATTTAAAATAGGAGGTTAAATGGATTTAGGAAAGGCGATTAAGACAATGAGGGTAAGCAAGGGCTTGACCCAACGACAACTTGGTAAGGCTATCGGTTGTAGTGAGACAAATATGTTGTTTATGGAGACCGGAAGAACGTTTCCACGTAAGAGTAAGATTGATGCAATATGCAAGGTATTGGAGATTCCGATGTCTTATTTGTTGATGTTCTCTATTACACCGGATGATATTCCCGAAGATAAGCAGAGTTTGTATACAAGCATCGTTGAGCCGATGCGTAACGAATTTATTAGGGAGTTGTTGCGATGAAGAAATGCTATTATTTTGTGGCTAAGTATGTCAAGAATGGCATAACATGTACATGTACAGGTACACAAGAGACGATTGAAGGCTATTTTGATTTTGTCAGTGCAGAAAATTTTATAGCACAGAATCATAATATTGATTACAAGGACGTAATTGTAACTTTTTGGTCTGAGATTAATTCAATAATGTTAGATAAATATAGGGAAACATTAGGAGAGCAGAAAAATGGTTGAATTCGAGTATGAAGGCAGTATCATTTTGAAAAATTACGATTTCCATTTTATGCCTTGTGTAGGGGATAAAGTCGTAATTAACAATCTTACATACAAGATTAAGTCTCGTGTGTTCAAGTGCCAAGGAAAGACAGTTAAAGTTGTTTTAAAAAAGGTTGATAATGAGAATACGAATAGTTAAATATGTTTGTGCCGATGGAGTAGAAAGAGGTATCTTGGAGTATCGCAACCATTGGTGGGAGAAGTGGGAGCCATTGCATCAGGAAGGCAAGCTGGCTTATGTCTCATATATGGGAACGAAACCATATAAGTCATTGCAGGAAGAGTGCTTTGATGTACTTGGGTTGAATGAAGAACAGATAAAGGTTCGTGAACAGATGTCCCGTTATATCTTGGATGCCGAAGAGGTATACATTGGTGCAAGAATTGGTAACGAATATCGTATCGGCTATGATGTTGATAATGATGAGAGTTTGGAAACGCTTAGGAATTTGGAGGAATAGTTATGTTCGGAAAGATTTTTTCGGTTAAGACCGATATTGTATATCGTAGAGAAGAGAGTTTGAATCTCTTCGATGGCAAGAAGAAACTTGATAAGGTGGTGTCCGGTCGGGTATTCAAGGAGCAAATCAAGTTCTTTGGTTTTACCATCAGAACAAAGTTTTTTTATCAGATTTGCTGTCCACAAGTCAATATGAATGATACTCATGAGGCTTGCACATTGAATCGGGTCGAGGATTTGGTGAGAACGGAGTGCTATAATAAGGTAGTAGAATATTCAAACAGAAAGCATCATGCCTAGTGTTAATTGTTTCAGAAGAGTCTTGTTGAACGTAGGTGGCAAGAAGATAATTATCAGTGTTCCGAATGGAATGACCGAAACCGAAGTGAATAAGGTTATGGTCGTTACTAGGGCTTATCTTCAGCAGTATGTATATGTCGAAATGGTCTTAGCAGAGTGCTTTATGCAGAAAATCGAAAAAAGTATTCTGAAGAAGAAATGCGTTAGGTTTGAAGTTAAGAAGAAGTGGGTGGACTGCAAGAAGAACCTTCGAAAGGTGGTTAAGTATTATGACGCTTATGTTCCTAATGCAGATTTTAATGAAGAATTCGCAATGACGTTCTATGACAAGATTAGTGGAGACTTGTATAAGTTGCGAGATAAGCTTGCTTTAAGATTACAGAACTTAGGGATTGGTGAAAAATCGGGAGTTTATGCGAATGCAATCATTCTGTACAATCTGACCAACCTTTGTTTGGGAACTTATGAGAATATCATCCGTAAGCTGTATGAAGATTTGCATGTAAACTTAATGCAAGCGTTCAAGGATTTTGCTCCTATCTTGGCCTTTGAAAACTCTTATGACTTCATGGCATTAGTGATGGATAAGGATTTCAAGAGATTGGCTGACCATTTGATGACAAAAGAAATTCTTTCTTATTTCGATAAGGTAAGAAAAGGTGTCTTTGACGAACAGACTTTGAATGAGGCGGCTATCAACGCAACGGAAGACCTGAAGGACGATGAGAAAGATTTACAGCGAACTTACATAGGAATTAGTGACTTTATGAAGAGTGACTATCCTCTGGATAGTGTGACATCTAAGAAAGCAAGCTGATGAAAATAGAACCAAGTGAGTTCTTGCCGATAGGTAATGAGTTTCAGAAAATCTTTGGAATAAGCTTTGGAAAATTCATAGATATGCGGTTTCTTTTAGCGAGAAAAGAGTTAGTCTTCAATCTGCTGAAGTTCACAGATTGGCTTGAAGAGTGCTATCCGGATGAGTGTTCCATTGATGGAGTGAGTTACAATGCGGTTGTCGAGCGAAAATTTGGCAAGCGAGGGGTTAAAATGATAAAGAAACTATTGCAATGAAGTATATGGGTAGCAAGGCTAGAATCGTGCATGAAATATTGCCGATTATGCTTGATAAAGAACATGATACGTTTGTAGATGCTTTCTGTGGTGGCTGTAGCGTTATTGAGAACGTTCCGGACACGTATCGAAGGATTGCCAACGATAAGAATAGGTATCTTATCGAAATGTGGAAGTATCTTCAGAATGATGGGTTTGTCTTCAACCATATTAGTAAGACGTTGTATAACTTTGCAAGAGACTGCTATCACGGAAAGAATAAATTCTTCACAGAAGCAGGTGTCGGACTAATTGGCTTTATGGCGAGCTTTAATGGACGTTTCTTTGATGGTGGCTATAGCGGACATAATGTTGTCGGCAAGAACGGAAAGGCAAGAGATTACATAAGGGAGCAGATAGAAAATACAATGCGTGATGTGCCTCTTCTCAAAGGTGTCGAGTTTTATAGCGGCAGTTATGATGAACTTGTGATACCGGATAGGAGTATAGTGTATTGCGATTTGCCTTACAAAGCTACGAAAAAGTATGATGTATCAAAGAATTTCGATTACGAAAGATTCTATATATGGTGCATGGAAATGGCTAGAAGAGGTCATAAGGTATTTATCAGCGAGTATCAGATGCCCCAAGAGTTCAGATGTGTTTGGGAAAAGGAAGTAACAAACTCTCTTAACCCGAATATAACAAAGAGACCAGTCGAAAGGTTGTTTACAATTGATTAGAAAGAAGAAATGAAAGAAACTTATTGCTTGGAAGATACGCTTTACAATACAAAGCGTTACTTCACGTTTGAAAATGGCGTAGTATCAGGAACAGAAGTTGCACAGGAATACTTTAATATTTTTCTTGATCTTGCAAGTCGGCTTGGCTATAAGGTAGTGAAATTATGAAAAGGCGGGTAAACAAGGATTGTCCGTTCTCGGCAGAAGAATTGGATGAGTTCAGAGCAGCCTTATATAATGTGAATACATCTTTTCACTGCTGTAATGCAGCTCCGGTAGACTGGGCGGCAGGATGGCAGCGGAATGATATAAGAAAGACGAGGTAGGAAAGCCATAATCTACCAAATACCCACGTGCCAAAGCCGTGTGATGCCTTGCGTGGGGGCATGATGATAAACTAGGAGTCGCACGGCTTTATTTGAATGTTTCATAACTACAAATAGCCTATCGCTAATGGTTGTTCCCTTGGGCAGGGAGATAGTTAATACCGCATCGTAAGATGTGAACACTTAAAATTTGCCGACAACCATTGGCAAATGCCTATTAGTCAGCGGCAGAAACCCTTGGGCAAGGTTGGGAATGGTGCACAATCTTCAAATTCGCATCTGTCGCTGACAAACGGATGAGTGGCATTGGCAACTGAAAGCAATGCGACCCTCGCAAACTTGGAGCGGATTTTCTGATTAAACATTCCGTGTACCAGGTCACTGGGGAGGTGTTGACACCAACAAGGGTTTAAATCCCTTGTCATCCACTAATTTTAAAAGGTAAAATCATGAATGAGTATTGTAAGAATTTGATTTCAAATGGTGTTCCTAGCTGGATAGTAGAGGAGGCTTATAAATTTACAATTGAGCCTTTGAAATCAACAGAAGGCTTGGTTGGAATTGATAAGGAAAATAGTGAGCTATATAGAAATGTCATTATCGCAGCCTACATTGAGGGTGCTAATGCTACATTGGAAAAAGTGCAAAGATATTATGGCGGTGAGGAACATAGTTAGACAATGGAACGAGGCAACAGGAGGATATTCGTACCGCTTCAAAGGTGGAGATATTTTCCTTCGCTTGGTAAAGGCTGATGGTATTTATGAATTGCGTAACCCTATAGGTTATGGTGTTCAAGTAGTCAAATGCAAAGACTTGGATGAAGCAGATGCAAAAGCCAAGGAAGTGCTAGAAGCTTTTTTTGAAGACAAAGTTAACATAAAAGTTATTTGATTATGGACTTAGAATTGTTGATTGATAAGATAGACTTTAGTCAAGGTGCAAGGCAGGTAGCCAAGCAAGCCTTGGAGTTGGGAATGAAATATCAAAAAGAAGGTGCTTGGCATTCTGTTGAAGAGCTGCCTGAGTATAACAGACGCATTGTCGGTCTGACCAAGGTTCGCAAGCGTTTCAAGCATCTGAATTTCTTAGGCGAGGAATGGTGGAATAGGTTCACGAAATCAAACGCCATCTATAAATGGGCTTATGTGGACGATTTAGTTTGATAGTAATCGTAGAAATCCATAATGCTATTTTGTTTTAAATGTTTGCCCCATCACTATATATAATAATGTAGTGGTGGGGATTTTTGTGTTAACGTCAGTAAATTATTGGTGTTATGTGTTATGATATATTAAAGAATAAAAGAAACACATTAAAAAGTTTGCATATTTCAGATATTCTTTGTATCTTTGCAATGTAATTAAGAAACAAGGTTACTAATTTTAAAAAGGTGAGACACACCATAAAAACTGTAAGAAGAAAGTGGAAAAGAATAATGTATATGTAGAGGTGTTGGCAAAGATTGCCAGCCTCATGGGTAGAACAAAGGAGTCTATCCAGATGTCGTCTTCAAATACTCATACGAGTATTACGATGTTTGCTGAAAATAATAGCAAGATTATTGGAAATTGGTATTTTGATGCTTCCGATAGCAAGGAGTTGGTGGATGCTACTTTCAATGGTCTGAAGGCTTTGGTTGAGTCTCTTGAGCACAATAAGAGCAATGACGGACAAGCAGCGTAAGTACATAGAAACTCTTATCAAGAAAGTGTTTCGTAATGCAGATTCGCAGAGCGAAATACTTTCCAGATTGGATAGGGTTAAGATTTCAAGCCATCAAGCTTCAGTAATGATACATGCATTGAAGTTAGAGTGCAACATCGGTCGCTCCGTTCCGGCATATATGTTAATGGCAAACAATCTAAATCCAAAAATGGATGAGTTCTTTAGTATATTAGGGTACGATGAATGACGTATTCTTCAAGAAGAAAAGAAGTTGATATGAAAAAGGTAATAATGATAATAGCCGTTGCCGCCATTTTGGTAGGTTGCAAAGGTAAGGGTACAAGAGTCCAAATCTCGGATTCTGTTGACAAATTCAATGTCGAGAAATTGTTTGTTGTTGATAGTATAACAGTGTACAGGTTTTATGACCAAGGAAATGCTATCTATTTCACTAACCGGAAAGGTAGGGTAGATGCAACCCATTCTGAGTACAATCCGGTTACTCATACATACAATGACGAGGTTAACGAAACTTTATGTGAAGGAGACTAAAAAATGGAAAAGAGATTAACTAAGGAAGAGTTCCTTAAGGACTTATGGCATACTGCTAGCGAAAAGCCAAACATTAAGCAAGGAGAATGTTGCGTTACATGTTTGGTTAAGTTCAAAAACGGAAGTACGGAATTATGTGTATATTTCCGTAATCCAGAAGGATGGGTATGTGATGATATGACTCCTAAAGATTTTAAAAGATATTTTAAGGGATGGCTCTATATTGATGATTTACTTCCAAAGGAAGGAGGTAATCAATGAAATCATTTGTATTTGATGTTATGCTCAACGGAAGATTTGTCTGCACATTGAAGTATAAATATTGTGCGCTCTTCCCGATAGATTTTGAAGATTTAACAAAGTTCATCCTCAAAAAGAGACCCACTTTGAGAGGAAAGGACTATAGAATAGTGTTTTGATTATGAAAGAGTTTGAAGTTGGAGAAAGAGTAACTCTTGAAGTTACTGAGACTGATAAAGAATCTTGCAAAGGGTGCTTCTTTGATAGTAAGAAGTTTTGTGAAGTATGGCAGCTATACCCTTGTAGCATCAAAGAACGCTCAGACCATAAAAATGTAATTTTTAAAGAAGTTAAGGAGTAAAGAGATATGTTATACGAAACAAAACAGGGAAGTAACGCTTATGAATACATTAAAGGTATTCTCGATGCTGAAGAGAAAGAGTATCAAGCCTACATGAAAAGAGTGGAAGAAGCCGTAGGCTTCGAGTTTGAAAAATATCAGGGCTATCAGCCTAACAGAACTCTCACAAGAGTGTACGAGATTACCGCTATATGGGTTCTTTCTGAGCGTTACGATACGCTAGATAAGAAGGTGTGGAAGAAGATAGACGGTGTAAAATTGGAAGACGGTTACTATGTAGCTATTGCGCCTAACAAGCGTTGTAAGCAAGGCAAGGCAATAGCCTCCGTTCTTCTCTCCTATAAATCAGTTGCTAACCATTTCAAGGTAATGAAGGAACTGAATATAGAAGTCCCTCAAGTTAGCCGTTTCTCTATTACTCAGCTCCTCCGTCACAAAGACCGCATTTTCGTTTACTTTGATGACAGCATCCGAGCCGAGAAGCACAACTCTGATTTCAAGGAAATCACGATAGGTGAGTATGAGGATTTCATTAATAGCAAAGATTAAAGCGAATGGAACAGAAATATATAGTTGGTGATGTTGTTATGTATCACAACAAAATCATGGTTGTTAAAGAGCCTAGAGACGAAAGTCACTTTGACTTGTCTTGCCCTAAAGAAGGGTTAGTATATTGTCTTGTTGATGTTAATGAGATAAAGCCAGTAAGTCTTACTATTGCCATATTGGAAAAGAATGGATGGAGTAAGGGACAAATATACTTTAGGCATAGTCGTATTCCAAGAATTAAACTTTGCACAGACGGCGGTATTAGTTGGTCTGTTTCAATAAATAATGATATTATGGGAGGGTATATCAATTACGTTCACGAGTTACAGCATATCCTATTTGCTTTTAAAATCAACTTAGAAATGGAGGTGTAGGTGTATGAAGCTAGTTATCGAACCAATGAATACGCTACCTTGCCGTTTGGAGGTATTTGCCATTAATGGAAAGAATGCTAACCAGAATGATTTTGTTTATGCGTATGACCATGACATAGAGAACGCAGAGACTGATACCTGTTCTGATATGCAATTAGAGTTCAAGTTTATAACAAAGGAAATACTTGACAAATATAACATAACGGAAGAAGAATATAGGGTCATCTGCTACGAACTAAAACGTGTGCTACGAGAAGGGAAATGTGATAGTTGTTACATTACACGCATCTTAGTACAAAAATATAGGGCGTTAGCAATAATGAGAATAATAAGCATTTAACCGCCTTCGGGCATAAAAGATATTAGTATGAAAATAAGTGATTTGGTTAAAAGTTTAGAGAAAATAAAGGCAAAACACGGAGACTTGCCTATTGCTTTTGAGGTAAGTGATGATGACTGCTGTCCTATAAAGAAAATACACGTCAAAAAGATATATGACGATGATAGTACCGTTTCAGAAGCAGGTTTCTGTGATGTAAGAAACTTAGGTGATGGAGAGAAGTATTTAAACATTAGCGATATGTTAGGTGGTTAACGCCTTCGGCCATAAATAAATAGTAATATGAATGCAACAGAAGCAAAGAAGAAACTATTTGAGATTAGAAAAAATCTTATTGACGATAAGCAGAAGCATGCTATTTGGTTAGCAATCAAAGCTATTGATTATTGTATAAGATTGAGGAAAGGATATTAACAGATAGTAATATGAAAGCAAGTGAGTTGATAGAGCATTTAAAATCTTACATTGATATCACGGGTGGAGATTGTGAAATGCTTGTATTTGACAAAGCAGAAGGTGTTTCTTGTGATATTAACGAGACTACCAGTGATGGCGATTATGTGTTTCTGCACATTTCATCTGATAAATACACAACGAAGACACCAGAGTAACCAACCATCCTTTATGGGATATAAATATAAGGAATATGAAGGAATTAAGAAAGAAAACATTTAAAAATGGTGTCGTGTATTGCCTTCAATTAGAAGATGGCTTTTTAGTTGAAACTACAGACACGTTCTTACCTTATTACACCAAAGATGCAATAGGCAGACATCAAAACAAGCTTGATAACAATGAGCTTGGCGACCGTACAGAACGTTGGATGATTGGAGTATCTACAATGAGTGGGTGTCCAGTAAGATGCAAATTTTGCGCTACAGGCAACATGAAACGTTATCGCAATCTTACGGCAGAAGAAATTGTAGAGCAGGTTGAATTTGCCATCAATAAGGCAGGTGCTGACCCAAGCAAAGCAAAAGAGTTTAAAATTAACTATACTCGTATGGGCGAGCCATTTCTTAATATTGATGCCGTCAAGGAAGCTATCCGTATTATTACGGAGAAATACCCTAATACTCATCATTACGTATCAACGATTGGCATCAAGGGGAGCGATTTCTCTTTCGTTAAGGGAAATATCACATTGCAGATTAGTTTGCATTCATTTGATGATGACAAGCGAAATTGGTTGATTCCTTATAAGAACAAAATGACAATTAAGGAGTTGGGACAGATTCGCACAGAAAGCAATCTAAAGACTACAATCAATCTTACACTTGTTGACACTTCCGATTTTGATGCGGAAAAGCTGAAAAAATGGTTTGATAAGGAGCATTTCTTTGTAAAGTTATCTCCTATCAACGTGAATAACATATCAGAAAAGAATCATCTAGGAACTGGTGTAGTAGAAGGAATTAATTTAGTATGAAAAAGGGAATTTTTAGATACCGGATTATTACAAATCTGAATTGCAACATGAATGAAAGTACAGGAGTAAACGGAAATTGTTACTTCTGTTACCAAAAGTTCAAGTCACCATTGCGCTTGGATTGTGATAAGATGGAGAAAACATTGAAGAAGGTTGGCGTTCTGAAAAGAGCAACTATCATGGGAGGCGAAAGCTTGCTCAATCCAGATTTGGTAAAGATTGTAAAGATAGTCAGCAACTATACGTCAGATGGTATTTGCCTTGTTACAAATGGAATACTGCTTAATGAGGACATCATCGTAGCATTGAAAGATGCTGGATTAACTGAGGTTGCTATCAGTGTGTCTTCTATCGAGCAGTACGAAAGACGTAGAGACATGGCACTTCAGTGTAAAGAGATTATTCCAAACACAAGAATAAACATTCCTAAGTGTAAGGAAAGCTTGAATCCACAATTGTTGGAAACAATACTGGAAGATGGCTTCTATAGCATTGTTTGTGAAGATTTACAGGCTAGATATGGTGAGATAAGACTCCCAAAAGGTTCTGTAAAGGTTGGCGATGACGGGTATGGATTTTACGATTACAAGTGGAATGGTCATACATTTGGAGTATTTGGCAATTATGGGAAGTACAACCGAAGTGATATTATCGTAACTCCTCTTGGAAATTTCTGCGATTGGGAAAAGTACTGCAAGGCCGTTAAGAACAATGAACTTGTAAGAAGAAACAATCATATTGATGATGACAAAATTGTGCATTGATTTCGGAAGTGGCTATAATCCAAAAACTGGATATAAAACTTGCGATGTAACAACCCTTCCACAATTGGACTTCCTGTATGATGGAAAAGATGAGATTGTCGGACTAAGAGAAAAATCAGTAGATGTATTCTATCTAAGAAACGTTGTTCATCATATCCCAGACTTACAGAGAACCTTCACAACCTTGAAGAAGTATCTGAAGGTAGGTGGAAAGCTGGTTATCATTGACTGCAATCAAGGTCATTACAAGACAAATGTATTTCTTGACAATTTGTGGTATAGATTTGTTGGCAACAACCACGAAATCTTTATCAGTAAACAGTATAGAGATTACATCAATGTTTTGATCAAGTTAGGCTTTAAGCAATTATATTATAAATCATTTAAAGAAAAGGAGATTACTAAGTATGAATGCAATTAAGAATCAATTGGAAAAGATGGGTTACGATTATGCAGTAGCAATCGCAACAAAGGCTGAAATTGAGAATGGAGCTGCTTGTGGTCAGCTCGCTATTATTTGTGAGTAAGTAATTAATCACCCTCTCCTGTAAAAGGGAGAGGGTAAAAAGAAAAGAATATGAGATTAAGTGAATATAAAGCAGGTACTATCTTAGTTGCTAGTGATGGTAAAGTGTTTATCCATGATGGCTTTGTTAACGCTGATGGATATGGTGTGATAATTGGTGAGGATTCTGATGGAATGATTCAGAAATCCAATGGTATTGGCAATTGGATGAAGTGTCACATTAAAGGTGTTGCGACAAAAGAACAGATTCGTGGGTTCTTTGCCAAGGTTCGTAAAACACAGAAAATTATCAATTACTAAGGAGGGTAAAAAAAAGAAGAGAATATGGATTTAGTAATTACAATATTAGGTTGGATTGCATTAGGTGTTATATCTGCTTATCTGTTAGCAATAATAGGTAAAATAATCTTTGATGCTGCAACCGCTGATTATAAGTTATACAAGCATGTAAGATTGTGTCGCAAGAGATTGCTAAGACAGCGATATGAAGATTACGCTTGGCTGTTATTCCAGTTAGAGAAAGATACGGAAGTTTTCAATCTTACTCATAACACAAGAGATTGGACTTTTGAAGATTGGAGAGAATTTTATCTTAAAAAAGCTAAGGAGGATAAGCAATGACTATAACAATACCAATGTGGCTACTATATGTCGTAGGAGGCATTGTAGCAATCGTATTATTATTTTGTTCGTATGTTGGAATAATTTTTCTGTGGGGTTTTTATGACCCTTTTAAAAAAAAATAGAAAATGAGCAAAGATAAAGCGATAGTTCACATTAATAATGTTTCCAAGATGATTGGCTTAAAAAGAATAAAATTAAGTGAAGGCACTATAATTCATATTCAAAATGAGTTAGTCTTGGCACTTAAAGAGTTGGAGGATAGAATATGATACAAAAACAGACATGGAAGGATGAAATCAGAATTTTAATAACTGATGAAGAAAATCATGGCTCTGTTCAAATATCTATTCCATTATATGTTAGCGATATTTTCGGCAAGGCTGATGCTCTAATATACGCTCTTTGGGTTGATGTTGTTTATAGAAGAAATGGTGTTGCACAACGCCTGTTACAACTCGCAGAACAACAGGCTAAGTTAAATGGAGTGAAGACAATCGGATTGGAATTTGTTAAAGATGAATCTGATAGATTTGTTCTAGATTGGTATCTCAGTAGTGGTTATAAACCATTTGATAAGAAAAGTAATTTATTAATTAAAAAAATATAGTATTAGTTATGTCATGGTTAGCAGTAGATAAAGGTGGCTGTGAACATATTTTTGCAGAAAAACCTTGCAGAAATGAAAGTAATACATTATGGATTTGCTCTGTCGTATATTTATATGGGCAGAGGTACGCAAATACCGGTTGCTGTTACCTTCCTAAAGGAAGCATTAAGAAGCTCATCGGAAAAGAATTGTCTTGGAAAGATGAGCCTGTCGAACTTAAAGGAGAATAAGTAATGAATGAAAAGATTCAAAAATGTCAAACTTGTTATTATGATAATAGGTGTTATTGGCAAGAGTTAGCAGACCATATTCCTATGGATTGCAATGACTAAAAAAAAGAGGGATAGGAAATGAGCAAAATGAACGTCAAAAAGTCTCTTCTAGATGTTGTTAAAAGCAATAACTTAGAGATACTAAAAATAGATTTATTCAATGATTTTGAGTTGTTCGTAAGGGAAGGCACTAGGGAACGTAATGAGTATTGCAAGACTTATGCAACATTAGACGATTTGGATTTTGATGTAGAGGCTTTCTTGCTTAATGATGAAGTACGTGGAATTGTATACTGCCAAGATAAAGACACAAAAGAACCAGTGTGGATTGAACCTTGGAGTGACGAATGCTATTCTTGGTGGCAGATTAGTAGAGTTCCTGCCTTCTATAAGGATAGACTTAAAGATTTAAATATGAAAAAATATGAGTAAAGTATCGGCACTAACAATTATTGATGATATGATTGAAAACTATACTAGAATGATGAACGCAGGAAATAAGAAAGTTCTTGTAGTTCACGCTAGAAGTTTTCTAAAACTAATCAAGCAAGAGTTAGAACTTAAAGAAGAATAGTTATGGAAAGAATATTCGAAGTATATATTAGAGTTACTATTGATTCTAAGTGCAATGATAGTGACGATAATATTATAGAAGAACTTATGTATGGAGCAGATAAATATTTCTATCCATATTGTTGTAATAATGAACATATAGAGCATACTAATAGTACTGCTCATAAATTAAATAAAAAATGAAAAGTATGCACGAAGAATTTATAGGAGCAGGAGTAGCTAACTTGTTTATTGAACGAATGAAGTTAGAAGGATGGTTGCCAATTAAAGAGTATTTCAAGATGAAAAAACTTGGAATTGAGCTTGATTGGGTAATGGTTCTTACTATGGAGAATGATGGATTTATCGCAATACCAATGGTAGCAGAATATCGTGTTCCACATAAAGATAGTGGGCGAAAATCTGGTTGGTATAAAGACGAGATTGATAATCCAAACAGGAGAATTGATGATTGGACTAATGTAATTATGTTCAAGCTTATAGATAAGCCTTATGTTGACGGAATAAGAGATTCTATTCTTGACAAATATAAAGAGGCTGAAGGTATTACAGATACTCATGCTTATAATTTGTCTTTCAATGAGGCGGTTATTAAACAATGTAAGGGAATTAAATGATTTTAGCGTATGAAATTAGAAAATATCAAATTCAAGGCCAAGCGTCTTGACAATAACACTTGGGTAGAAGGTTACTTCTGTGTTGAATGTGGTAACACTTACATCATCGAGGATAGGCAGAGTGAATCAATGCTTAATAGAAACGAGGCACATCAGGTTGACCCTTCAACAGTCTGTATGTTCACAGGACTGACAGACTGCAAGGGAAGAGAAGTTTGGGAAGGAGATGTTCTACAGGATGTTGATGATGACAATATTAAGTATGTTGTTACTTTTGGTGAAGGCGCATTCTTTGCGCGAAAGGTAGGTCTATATACAGGTATTCCTCTTCACGAATGTGTAGGTAGTTTGGGTAATGATGTAATAACTTATGCAAAAGTTGTTGGTAATAAATTCGATAAAGAGAAGTAGCGTATGAATATAGCAATTTTATATCTTAGTATGAGTTTTATCTACATCTTGCTTGTTTGTTTGGATGGAGAAGATGTCAAACCAAAATGGAAACAATGGCTAGCTGACCAACTAGGCATCAAACCAAAGATAGAGGTTAGATACATAAAGCCACAAGTTATGAAGCTTCGTTCAAGAGTTACAATGTCAAATTTTGAAATGCAATACTATTGCCGTGACAAATCTGGCATGGAGCAAATGAAGAGAAGAGCAATAGAAAGTGTGTATGATGAAATTCTTAAGGGAATGAAGGAAAATGGATTGGTTTCCATTTCGCAATATAAAGACATCTATACAAATAGCACAATTTACGAGGGGACATGTAGTATTTATAAAAACAAGTAGTATATGAAGATAAGACAAGCTAAGAAAATCTTGAATATGATGGCGAAAGGAACGGACACACGTTACTTCGATTCAAAATATACATTCAAGAAAGAGAGTAGATTCATTCCTAGATTAAAGAATCTCTATCAGAAAGCAACTATCAGATGGAATAAGGTAAATATGCCGAGTGCTAACGTTAGTTTGTTTCGTTCAATTTTGAGAACTTCAAAGGAATGCGGTCGTTGTAAACATTTCAATGGTATGTTTGCAGGAAGATGTACTAAACTACATAAGTATGTTGAAAGCAGCGATTGGTGTCATGGAACGTTTTTCCATAGAAAGTGAGGTTGACATGAAAATAAGACAAGCTAAGAAGATAATGAAGAAAGTCTATAAAACCCGATATTGGGCTTATAGGCAAGGCTATTATTGCGGCAAGAAGGATGCTGGAAAGCTAGCCGGAGACCATCGTTTGTTAAAGGCTATGCGTCTTACAAAGAAGTGGAAAAGCCGCAAGATACGAAACGAAGCGAATAAAATGTTGAAGAAAAATCCGTTAAAACCGAGAGAACTTCAACGTAGTGTTTTAAGATTGAAAAGATATGGATGTAGCAAAGCTTAATCAGGAAATTTTAGGCGTAGATTTGGAATACAAAAACGTCTATATTGATGCGGAGAACACAAGAATGATACGTGCCAAATTACCTGATGGGTATTGCGATTTGGTTCGCACAGATGTGTGGAATGGTCGTGTGAATCATCCGGAAGAGCATGATATTGTAAAATATACGGCAATCTCTTGGTATAGAGAAGAATTTGTCGGTGGAGTTGATTTAGGTCGCAACTATATGAATGCTAAATATAAGTTCTTCGAGTTGGTTGTGAATAAAAAATATATTTTGGAAATAAAACATATGAAAAATGGAAATTAAGGATAATAAGTTAGTTCTAGATATTCCTAAAGGAATGGAAGTGGACATTGAAAAAAGTGACTTGAAAGCTGGTGTTATTAAGTTTAGAAAGAAGAAAATCTGCTATGCGGATGTCTTATCTACTTTAGCTTATAAAGATGTTTATCCTGCAGACATTAAAGTTCCTGAAATGATTGCTGGAAAGATAATCGCATTAGCTAGATTAATGACTATAGCTAAGTACTATAATGGAGATTGGAAACCGGACTGGAATTCTAAAGAATATAAGCATAATATCATGCGAACCAGCGAATATGGTATTACTTCTTGTGGTAATTATAACGAAGGTGCAATTTACTTCAAGAACAAAGAAGATGCCCAAGCCGTTATTGATAATCCGAATTTCAGAAGCATTCTTGATGCAATCTATAAGGACTAAGGCTTATGAAGGAGATGTTCTTTAAGAGTGTAAAGTTCCGTGAAGTTCAGCATTTGGCATTCTCGGATGAATATATAACTGCATACGTATCGGTGAACCATGTTCCTAAGATACACCTAAGTGTTAATACACCTCGTGACGAATATGGGCTTGTGAAAGGCAAACCAAAGCGTTACTTTAGAATGGGGTTTGGAAAATGGCTCACCGAACGAGCGTTTGAGAAGAAATATTTTAGTGAAGAATAAAAATATGGAGAATAAGGACAAAATAATCAATGAGTTTCTGAATAGTTTGTGGCATGATGCAAGTGAGACTCCAGACTTGGATAGACGCATTTTGTATGAGTATAAGCCTAATGGTGTGATAAATCCACAAACACATATCAGAGAGGCTACATATGAAAAGATACATTGGAAGGAATGCGGTTATAAGCCGATAAATCCAGAGCGGATTATTACTCGTTGGCTCTATGTGGATGAATTGTGTCCCAAGAAAGGAGGTGAAAAATGATAGACATAAAGAAGAAAGTCCAAGCAGCTAAAGATTACGCAAGCAAAAGCTATCGTGTAATCAGAAAGGTTAGCAAAAACGGCTTTATGGTTCAAAGAGATAAAAATGCCGATAAGCATTTCTTGGATGGCATTGATTGGGCAGAGAAAGAGATATTCAAAGATTTGCTTCACCCTGCTAGCGAAGTTCCACGTAACGACAACGGAAAGGTTCTTGCGTTCTCAAGAGTATTCTGTAATAGAAAGCTCTACGACATGAACGCTATGCTCGATAAGACTACTTGCAATACATATCAAGAAATGTGGGAAGAGCAAGTCTATATGTTCCATTTGTCTGATTGGATATTCGTAGATGAGTTGTTTGACTTAATTATCAAAGGAGGTGAATGCAAATGACCGATGCAGAATTTAATAAGTTTGTGCTTATACTAGAGAATGAAGCGTTTCGGTTTGCAAGAAGTCAAAACGTATTAAAGGAACATCGAGGGGTGATAGAGCAGTCTTTCAAGATAGGAGGGATGTTCATCCTTCGAGAGTTGGAAAAGTATTTTAATCAAAATAAGTAAGCGTATGATATTATATGAGAATCAATGTTTTGAGCTTTTAAAAGCTTTGTGTTATAGTGTCCCACAGAATCCAAATGTCGGTAGGTTTGAGATTGCAAACGTGATACTTGACACATTACAAAAAATAAAAGATGCTGATTAACAGCTTTCGGGCACAAATTTAAAGATAATGACAAAGGAAGAAATATTGGAAAAGGCATCTGATTTTGAGGATGAAGATGAGTTTGTGAAGTGTGATAGATTGCCGTTCACTGAAGAATTGTGGCTTTTACATCAGCTAGTGTATATTGGCTTGTCTTGTACCTATACAGGTCGTGGTTATATAATAGAGAAACTTAAAGATTAGTAAAATGGAAGCAAATGATTATTTGAAAGCCATGCAAGCTATGGACGAATTGGATAGACTTGTAACTAGTGTTTATCCGGATAAGTTCAAGTTGGTCTGCAAGAAGCATGGAATAGATGAATGCGAGGCGATGAACATGTATTCGTACTTGCAAAAGATGCATAAAGGTCAGTCTTGGTTAGTTAGATACAAGCCATTGGAATATCTAGAGCGTGTATTAACACTAGCCAAAGAAGCTTATGCGTCTTACATGAACAACGGCTTGATTCTAAGTATGGTCAATTTTGGTGATAAGTACACAAGAATACTTGTAATATTTGAGAAAGATGGCGTAAGAAGCCAACAAGAATTTGACCTTAGAGAGCAAAGAACATATGTTGATATAGCGGACTTTATTGGAAATGGTTACTCCATCGTATCTGTTATCCGTCAGTCTGACAATGTTGATAGCGAAAAATTTGTTGGAGAAAAGGATGAGCGAAGTCATAGTATTCCTATTTACGATGGTGATGTAATGCTTTGTTACGTGAATAAACCGGAATTTTGGAGTTCCGATTGGCGTAATAGCGGACTTTATATTTGTGAGAACGGCTCATATCATAGATTGCTATACACTCCGAATAAGGGGTACGTAAGACATGGAGAGCCTGATGTAGATGAAGACTTCACCCTGGATATTGGGGAAGAATCCTTCAATAGTTATGTTATGACTTTAAGCCAGTCTTGGTATAAGTTGGGTAATGTTCATGCAGGTATAGGCTTTTTGAAGGAGAAAGAATAGAAGAGTAAAAGGAGAGGAATATCATTTCCCCTCCTTTGCCCTAATCTCCAGCTCGATAGGCTTGCCGCAATGGGGGCAGATGATAGCCGGATGCGATAAGGTTTCACCATCAATAGCAAGGAAACTAGATGGCGAGCAACCACAAATACTAGCTATTTGTTCTACTTTCGCAAATGAAATTGAGCCATTATTGATTTGTTGCGATAAAGCTGATTGGGTAATACCTAACTTTTCAGCTACAGATGAAATGGTTTGCCCATGACTCCTAATTATTTTCTTTAAGTCCATACCTTATTATATATAAGTGAATACTAATATTTGTCGAGTAAGTGGAGGGAATTTCACCCTCCCTTCTCTCAGAACCGTGCTTGACAGTCTCCCATCACACGGCTCTTCGCACTTAACTCTTTTGTTTATTAATTTATATTCTTTATTAACCTAGACGTGGATAGGGTACATATCCCTTCACCCAGTGTGAAAACTCATTTCTGTTGTATGCCGCATACTCCACAAGCCAGTCATACGCCCTGCCAAACTTCCTTCCCTTGGAGAAACGCTTATACTTACGCATCACCCATCGGGTTAGTCGCTCGTTGATGTAATTCAACACCTTGCGGAACTCAGACCTACCAAACTTCATATAGTAGTTCATCCATCCACTAATCTGCGTATCAACTTCATTGCTTATGTCTAGCAGACAAGCAAAAGTCTTATGATTCAGTTTCCAAGCCCTTACGGCTTCTTTAATTCTCTTCATCGACTTCTTGCTTATTGCAGGGAGAAAAGCAGTAAAGTTTTGACCCGTCTTTCTGTTTCTTGCACTTCTAGGTCTGAAGGTAAAGCCTAGAAAGTCAAAGGATGTATGTTCCGAGTCACCTCTTCGATTGCTATCCTTACAATAGACTATCTTTGTCTTCTCTTCATTCAGTTTCAATCCACATTTCTCAAAGCGCTTCATTAGAACAGCTTTCAAGAACTGGGCTTGCTTCTCCGATACGCAGTGGCAGATGGTGTCATCAGCATAACGCTCAAACGGAATCGTTGGATAGTTACGCGACATCCATTCGTCAAACACGTAGTGTAGGAACAAGTTTGCCAAAACCGGACCTATCACAGAACCTTGGGGAACTCCCATCGTTCTTTCTATCACTTCACCTTTCGATGTCTGATAGGGAACTTTGAGCCAACGCTCAATATATAGAAGTACCCATTTCTCCTCTGTATGCTTGCGGACTGCTTTCATCAACAATTCATGATTGATTGTGTCAAAGAACTTACTGATGTCCATATCAAGCACCCAGGGATTCACATAGCAGCGCTCCTTAGCCTTGGCTATGGCTTGATGCGCTCCCTTGCCTGGACGATAGCCGTAGGAATCTTCCTTGAAGATAGGTTCGAGTATGGGAGTCAGTACTGATACTACTACCTGCTGCGCTATTCTATCTTCAATCGTTGGTATGCCCAGAGGGCGAGTACCACCATTGGACTTGGGTATTTCTACCAGCTTTACCGCTTTGGGAAAGTAACAGCCAGAACTCATGCGATTCCATATCTTATAAAGGTTCTTGGACATTTCTTTGTCAAATGTCTTTTGGTCAACCTTATCGATACCCGCACTACCCTTGTTTTCCTTCACCTTGTGGTAAGCTTCCCACACCAATCGCTTGTCTATTACAAAAGGTTTTGCCTCGTTCATTGTTTCATCCTCAATTTCTTAAGTTGGACTTTAAATCTGGCTAAGCACGCTACCCCCTTCGCTCCATCCCCATTACAGAGACTTCAACACTACTACGAGGTAGTCCGCCACAGACATGGACATCAGTACTTTCTGCCTTGCGTGTCACGGCTCTCGGCATTTTCCCTTAGCATTCCATGTCTATTTCTCCTGTTCCTCTAAAGAGCCCATGTCAAGTTCATGCCACCTATACACCGCACACCCAGCAGACAGTAAACAGGTTTCCTCTGCCATTATCCCAAGATGAAGAATAGACCTTAGTTCTGATGTGACTTGCTAACTTTGCTAACGATGCGTCATCAATGGTTCACTTGCGTTCATCTCCTTGACACATAACTTACCAACCTTACGGAAGACTTTCAATTGTCGTTCACTACCCATCAGTTTCCATCAGAGCAGCACAAAGTGGTTTGCAATCAGCACCTGCATGCCGAATGCAGTGGGTCTGCCACCATCTCTTTAGAAGTACGACAGAAATCTATCAAATATAGCCAATATCTGACTTCATTCTGTCTCAGGACACACATTATGCTGCAAAGATAGCTTATTTTTTTTTAACTGCCAAAGAAAAAGAGTTAAATATTAGAATTAGCTAATAATTAGTGAATAAATGTTTAGAAATAGCTTATAAGTGTTAAATAAGTGGTAATATTAGAAATTTCTTATAGAAATATTTGGCAATATTAGAAAAAACTACTATCTTTGCAATGTCTTTAAGAGATAAAGGCTTTAAAGTTTAACTATTAATTGCTGCTATGCAGCCGAGTCGGCACTCGTAAAACGGTTTGAGGATATGACTACTTCAATTAAGAACAAGATGAGAAAGGTAATGCAGTTAGCACATAGAGCCTATCAGTTGAAATCAAGTTCAATGTCTTGGGTTGAGTGCTTGAAACAGGCTTGGCAGGTTGTAAAGCTTGAGTCAGCGATGAAGACCAAGGTAGTAGAGTTCTTCTTTATGAAGATGAATGGTGAGGTAAGACAAGCCTTTGGTACTCTCCTTCAGAGCCACATTGACTATACTCCAAATGGTACAGGGCATGCAGCATCAAGAGATTGCATCCGCTATTGGGATGAAGCAAAGGGCGCATGGAGACAATTCAAGGCTTACAACTTCTTGCGAGTTGCATAAAGATATATTCACGTTCTAAGGTGTTTGGCGAGGCTTAATAGGGGGTGTGCCTTTAAACACCCCTTTAGTTTAGGACTTTTAAAGTATTTGAGATATGGAAACAATTGCTAAGTGTTTGAAAGAAGTGTTCTACAAAGGGCATCATATTACCAAGGTGGAGGACGTATTCGGTCAGGTTGCCGTTCGCATTGATAATGTTGTTGAACCAGACTATGCTAGCATAGCCGATGCAAAACGAGTAATCAATGGTAAAGCCCCTAAGTGGTTTAATGATGGCTATATGTGGGACGAAGCCAGCAAGAAGGTCGTAAAAGACCCTAACGCTTTCCGATGGGAGGAGTAAGAAAAGATAAGGTAAAGAACTTAATACAATTGATTATGGAAAAGTTTAATGATGGCAATTATGTATTCGATATAACAAACGAGTTTCCGGATGGCTATGAGATTTGGGCGATTGGTCGAAGAAATTTCAAGCACAAAGGCTACGTACCATTGTGTGAGGTCGATGAGAGCCGCTACGTCAAAAGAGATACCTTGAAGGCTTTGAAAGTCAAGGATGAAGCATTAGCTTTGACTTTGCTCTATGAAGCCGTTAAACGAGGTGTTAATAAGAAGAAGTATAACAAAATGATTAATGCATAAGAAAATGGATGAGAATTTTCTGAATGTGCTCTATATCGAGCATACAGATAAAATAGGCGTTCTAAAGGACGATAAGGAAGAAAGGGTATCAATTATCCTTGGGACGGACAAAACGCTTGTAGAACGCAAGAAAGAGGGTAAAACGTACCTTCTTGTACCTTTGACAAAGAACCATACATTTGTCTGCAAGGATGATAGCATTGATGTGGATGGTGAGTATATCAAGAGTGAAATCTTCTTCCGCAAGGATGCTTGCCAATGGATTGAGATTGACAAAGAAACGTTATCTAAGGTAGCGTAAGAAATAAGGTGGTTTAAGCTATGAAAGTATATGTAGTAATATCTTCATACCAACATGGATTGGGTGAAGCAGTGGAGGTTGATGCAGAAGTTTTCTCTACCATAGATAAGGCAAGAAAAGCGATAGGACACAAAGGGATGAACACTTTGGAGAATTACAAGCGAGTTTTGAATTGTGATGATTATCTATACAATATCTCAGATTCTTTCTTCCATATCTCAGACAGCGAAGGAGAAACGTGGGACAATTTTGACATCGTAGAACGAGAAGTAAAGTAATAAGACTATGGATATTAAGATTATCAAAGACATCTTAGATGATGCAAAGGAGTGTGGTTGCATTGCAGGAATTTCACTCTCTAATGGGCAGTTAACTCATACAAACTTTAGCAAATCAAAGTTATTTGATTTTGCTGCCGATGTTCTTTATAACAAAAAAAGCATTTGATAACTATACTTGGTGAGAACGGAAACAGAGATTACATTGATAGTGACTCTATCATACGTATCTTTATTAGAGAAGGTGTTTAACAATTAATTATAGGAGAATATGGATGCAGGTCATGTGAATGTGATATTAGGCGAAGCCGAGAACAAAGGTCTTAGAGGAAATATCAACTTGGTAGGTGGAGCAAAGATAAGTTTCGACTTCAATAGTGTTGGTGGTGAAAACTCTTTCAATTGCAATACAAAGAACAGAACACTTATGATTGGTAGTGGAAGTACAGTAGTGTTTACACGTAAATATATTGATTGTAGCTCTATCCAGTATATTGAAGTGTTTGAACGTACAAAATAATTATAGGAGACAAGAATATGAATATACTAGACTATTATGAGGTTGTCACCTCAAAGATTTTCAAGTTGGAAAGCATGAACGAGGGGCTTGTATTGATAGCACCGGAGCAGGAGGTGGATGGAGTCCGTTCCTTGATGGTGGGATTATATGTGCCAGAGTATGAACGATACAAGATGTATACTTTCCGTTCCTCTATGAACGAGGGTGAACTTGGCGACAAGTACAAGGCGATGGTCGGCACGATGGATGTGCTAAAACCGGATTGGGACAGAATCAGAAAGAAAAGACGGAAGAGGATTTAACCTCTTACCGCCTTAAGGATGCATTCGTTGATGAAGTCACTCTTGTTTCCGTCTAAGGAATTGAGGATGTCGAGTGTTTCTTCTGTGGCAGAAAAGAACATACGTTTAGCGCATTTCTTCTTGCGTCCACAGCCTTCTCTTGCACCTCCCCATGACTTGGTTGTCTTTTCTTCGTTTGTGTCCATACGTTAAAAATTTGGTGGTTTGAAATAAATTTCGTACCTTTGCAACGAAATCCCAAGGTGGGAGGCGGTGGGCAGCACCACCTCCCTTGGAGTTAGAATAATCTAATCGTGAATGATAAGATTTCTATTTTCCAAATCTTCAATGAAACTTTGAGAACGTTCATAAGACTTTGGGATTTCATTTTACCTACTCTTTCAGGTTTTCGGCATCCCCTTTGTAATCTCTCTTTGATTACACTGCAAAGATACGAAAAATATTTGAAATATGCAAACTATTTCAAGATTATTTTAAGAAAATATGAAAATAAATTAGAGTTTTCTTGCATTTCTCGAAGGTTTTTGTTACTTTTGCGGATGCAAATAATAAAACAATGAGCTTATGAAAGTATTATCAATTCGCCAGCCGTATGCTTGGTTAATCGCTATCGGCTGCAAGACCATTGAGAACAGAACATGGAATAGAAAATTCCGTGGCCGTTTCCTTATCCATGCAAGCCAAGCCAAACCCGAAAAGCTTGACGGATGGCAGGAGAGCGCAATGAAGAAATATTGCCAAGAGCATGGTATTGTTATTCCGGACTTTAAAGACTTGCCAACGTCAGCCATTATCGGCAGCGTAGAGTTGGATGATATTCAGTATCAAGAGGCTTATCCGGATGCATTTGCTGAAGATTTCCAATATCATTGGTTCTTGAAGAATGCTAAATTGTTCGATGAGCCGATTAGAAACGTCAAAGGCAAGTTGTTCCTCTGGGATTATGAGTATAATGAAGCCGAAATGTAAAATAACAATACTTTTGTAATAAAAATACAAGTCTTTGAAAATTAGCGCAAAAGTCTTTGTTCTCCTATGGGTTAGATAAGTAGTAAATGTAAATATATTATTAAATGTTTAGAATATGAAGAAGTTTTTGTTAATGGCATTGATGATGATGTTTGGTACGTTATCATTAATGGCGCAAGATGTAAAGTTTCACTTTAATTCGAACTTTAAGTTTGTAACTGATGACGAAAAGGAATTTGTTGTTATTCCTATGGATGGTTATTCGCAGGATAGTTTGTTTCGTGCCGTATCTTCGTATTTGGATAGAAAATATACTTCTAAGACAAATGAGATTACAAAATTTGGAAACGAGCAAGTCACATTGAACGTATTTATTACTGATGCTTATTATGAGAAAGTAATGGGGCTTCCTCTTAGAAAGCATATGATTTGCACTTATTCATTTAATTTCAAAGATGGAAAGTTTCGTGTTAACGCACCAGTGGTCAATAAAGTTATAACTGGTGCTCCAACGGAATTACCTAGTAGTTTTGCCGGAGACTGTAGTAACTACTTTAAGAATGGAAAGTTGAATCCGAAGAAAGAACGTTTATATAATGCAATTAATGACCGTGTCAATTATATTTTAAATGATATTTTAAAAAGTTCTTTTGTAAAGTCGGAGTCTGATGAATGGTAAAATTTCAACGAATTTACAGGCTGTTGTGAATTGATTGTTATTATATAGAAGAAAATAAGTAAGAATTGAGCCTTCCGCATGAGAGTGTGGAAGGCTTTTTTGTACCCAGCCTTAATTTTTGCACTTAAATCTTTTGTGAAATAGCACACATTAATTCTTTCGTTATTTCTTTGATTATTAGTTAATTTTGCCAATAAAACATAAAATATGGCAGAATTAAGATTCGATGTCAAAGCGAATTTCGAGGAGGTTACGAAACTTCGTTCCGAGTGCGAAAAATTGAGGGCTGAGTTGTTGAAGACCAATAAGTCAACCGACCCAGCTATTGTTGCGGATTTGACGGAAAAATATGCAGATGCAAGCAATCGCTTAAAGGACTTGACACAAGCTGCTTCAAGAGCCGCTTACGTGATGTCTTCCGAGTTTAATAAGAAGATGCAAGCAGCCGCAAGGGAAGTTTATAGCTATGAACTTCAAATGCAAGCTACCAAAGACCGAATAGAGAAAATCCAACAGCAAATCACGAACAAGAGATTAACTCTAGGAGTTACAACGGATAAGTCATCCATAGATTCTTTACAGAAGAATATTGACTATTTAAAAGGCTCTTTGGCAGGTCAAACAGCTCAGTTGAAGAACTTAGAAGGAGGTGCTGTCGGTGCTCGTCAGACCTTGGAGAATATGCGGAATGAGTATGTTTTGTATGCAGGTTCAGTAAATCCGGCAAAAGAGGCAACAAATATGTTGACCGATAGCATGAGCCAAATGATAGAACGTATGAAGTCCGCTCCAGCTGCCGGAGAGGGTATGTCTAGCTTGTTCCAAAGAGTTACTGGCGATGCTCACATGCTTTCGGCAACATTACTTGGTGGCTTAGGATTTGAACAATTAACACGTAGCGTTTTTAATACTCGTTCCCAATTCCAACAACTTGAAATATCTTTCAATACCATGCTTGGTAGTGCGGATAAGTCCAAACAATTGATGGACGAACTTATCCAAACGGCAGCTCATACACCTTTCGATATGTCCAGCATTACGGGTGGCGCAAAACAACTTTTGGCATACGGAACGGAAGCGAAAGATGTTAACAAAACCCTTGTCCAACTTGGTGACATTGCTTCGGGCTTGAATATTCCGCTTGGAGACCTTGTTTATCTTTATGGAACGACCGTTTCGCAAGGAAGAATGTTTACAATGGATTTGCGTCAGTTCATGGGTAGAGGTGTCCCATTAGCAGAAGAATTGGGTAAAATCTTACACCAAAACACAACGGAGGTTCAAGAGTCTGTTTCCAAGGGTAAAGTGACATCAGACATCTTCAAGGAAGCTATCGCCAACATGACGCAAGCAGGTGGACGCTTCGGAGGCTTGATGGAACAACAATCAAAGACCTTAGAGGGTCAGTGGAGCAATATTGGTGACTCCATCCAGCAGATGTTCAACGAAATCGGCAAAAAATCCGAGGGCGTGTTCTCTAGTGGATTGTCAATTATTTCTTCTATGGTAGAGAATTGGCAAGAGGTAATAAAAGTTATTGGCGTAGCTACAGTAGCCGTTGGTTCTTATCGTGCATCATTAATGGCGGCTGCTTCTATTCGCAAAGCAGAGGAAGCGCAACAAGCCGATGATATGATGAAGGGAATTGATGCTGAAATCAAGCGTTTGCAAGACCTAGAGAACTCAAACTACAAGTCGCTGGGTAAGGACAAAAAGCAAGAGCGAGTAAGCAAACAACAAGACTTGGCAAGTATTGTTGGAGATACTGCTGTGTCTGATGATTTTGTAAAGGCAAGATTAGATGCAGCAGAGCAAGAGGGCATTATTACGGAACAAATGCGTTCTCAATTAGAGATGAAACGTGAACTCTTGCAGGCTCAGCAACAAGCAACAGCACAAAGCCAGATAGAACTTGATGAAGAAAAGAGGAAGACCGAGGAACTTCGTCAACAAAAAATAGAGTCTCTTAAAGATGATTTGAAGACTACTACGGAGAAAATATCAAATCTTGATGATAGGGATGTAGAGTTGGCTAGACAATATACATCAGCCTTGAATGATTTGCAAGATGCCCAAGATGCCTTTACTGAGGCTCAAAAATTGGTTGAGGAAACCGCTGATGGTGCAAACTTGGCTTTTGACTCCGAGGGTAATGCTGTGAACGCACTAGAAGCAAAGGAACGTTTAGCAACCGCTGCGAAGAAAGTGAATATTGCTCAAACAAATGTTTCAACAATTGCAAGTCAGCAAAGAGGAGCTGCGCTTATTCGTGAGCAATTACAAGAGAGACAAGCAACACTACAAACGCAGTTGAATTCTGTTAGTCAAGCTACCAATACGACTACGAAAAAGGCTAGTACTTTAGCTACGGCTGCTTCAACTGTAAAAAATGCCATCCATACCGCAAGTGTTAAAATAATGACAACTGCTGAATTAATGCTTAGTAATGCGGTAAAATCTACAACTATGGCTTTAAAGGGAATGTGGGCTGCTATGCTCGCAAATCCGATTACTGGTATTATAACATTGGTAACAACGCTTGCTAGTGCCGTTGCTATGTTCGGAGGTGAAGAGGAAGATATTTCTGTTGACACTAAGCATTTTGGAGATTCTGCTGAAAACACAAGGGCGAAAGTTGATGGTTTGCTTAACGTAATGAAGTCTTCTAAGGAAGGAACTGATGCTTACAACAAAGCTAAAGAAGAACTTATCCAAACCTACGAGCAGTTCGGGATTAAGTGTGATGCCGAAAAGGATAATTTAACAACACTTAAAGGCAAGCATGATGAATTTCTTGCAACTTTACAATTGGAGAATGCTGAAAGAGAAAAGGCTAATGCTTTAATGTCTGCCACTTCCCAATACACAGAAGCAAGAAACAAAGAAGATGACAATTTTAGCAAAGACTTATCCGGTCATTGGTATCAAGGTGGGCAACATGTAGATAAGGAAGATATAACATCAATACAAATGATGTATAATTCCATAGCAACAGATGAGGTTTTAGATAGGCTGGCTAAGTTGAAGCAAAGAGTAGATGATAGCACATTGTCTTACAAGGAGCATATAGATGCTTTTAATATTTACACAAATGCAGTTAAAAAGACATTTGCGCCTATTGATTCGTTCTTAGAAAAACAACATTACAATATAGCGACTATAGAGAATACTGACCATTCGATATTGGAGCATACGAGTAATCTTGCAAAATTAAAGACAAGTTATAAAAACGCAGAGGATGCGATAATGAAGGCGGCTGCTGAAAATGTAGATTGGAATAATACACAGGCTAGGTCACAATGGGTAGCTCAGCAAAATAAACAAAGCATAGATGCCTTAACTTCCTCAACAGACCAGCTTATTTCTATATGGAATCAGGAATATGGATTAAAATTAAAAATCCATTATGATGATACAGAAATTCCAAGTTGGATGAAATCTTTAACGGATAAACAGTTGCAATCTTTGATTAATAGACGTAAGGCAGATTTAAATAGGCAAGAGCAATACCGAACTAATCATAAAGGAAGTAAATTGCTGACAAAGCAAGGAAATCAGCTAAGAGACGAAAATGCCAATAGGCTTGATGTTGCTATGGCTGGTTCTATTCTGAAAGATAGAGAGGCGAAAAGAAAAGCCGATGCAAATAAGCCGAAGGAAACGACAAAGAAAACTACACCAAAGAAAACAGGTGCAACGGATAATCCACAAGCAAGAGCGTATGAACGCAAGAAGGCTGAGGAGGACTATGCTAAGTCTATTTCATCCTATTCGGAGAAAGCTATTCAAGATATGACCAAGAATCGCATCAATGCGATGAATGAGGGTTATAGCAAGGAATTGGCTCAGATTACCGAGAATGCCGACAAGGAGAGAAAGGCGGTAGAAGAAGGTATAGACAAATTGGTTGAGGCTAGAAAAAAACGTGACCAAGCTGTTTGGGTTAATTCCGGCAAGGGTCGTAAGGCTAATATGTGGAAACAGAGCAAAACCGATGAAGAGTATAAGAATGAGGTTTTGAATGAAACCATGAAGGATAGCAAGGGTAATCCGGTTAAGGTCAATGGCATGAATATGACCATAGGCATGAGTGTTGCTAATCAGATGAATGCAATTCGGGATAAGGCGGTAAAGCAGAATGAGGATGTGCTTGCTAAAGAAGCGCAAAGCATGTACGATTATCTGAAGACTTATGGCACATTCCAGGAGCAGAAGTTAGCTATTGCTGCCGATTATGCTAAGAGGATTAGCGAGGTTGAAAACTCTACGGATTCGGACTCAAGCAAGCAATGGAAGATAAAGTCTTTGAAAGAAGAGCAGAAGAAAGAGACGGATTCGGTTGAGGCTAGTGCTATTATGCAGAAGATAGACTGGTATCAAGTCTTCGGAAATGTTGGTGGCATTATGAAAGATGCGCTTGTTCCTTTATTGGCAGATCTGGATAAGTTCGTAGGTACGGATAAGTTCCAAAATTTGGGTGCAGACCAGCAGAAGAGTATCGTTGATGCTATGCAGAATATCCGTAATTCGATTGGCAATACAAGTGATTTAGGTTGGAAAGACCTTGCAAGGGATGTTGTAGCTTATCAGGATGCTCTGAAGAATGCGAAAATTGCACAAGAGGAATACACGAAAACGGAAACTTTGCTTATACCTCGTATTAAGGTTTTGCAAGAACAGATTGAGAATGCGAAAAAGTCGGGCAATGTTGCAGAGCAAACAAGGCTACAAGAAGAATTGAATAAAGTTCAAGGTCAGTTAGCGGAGTCCGGAAAGAAGATTGTTACGGCTAACACAAAAGTCCGTACTAGTGGTCAGAAGTTGGCTCAAACGACACAGAATGTGACGCAACCGATTTCTGCTATCCATGAGTTCCTTTCTACTTCTGGACTATCTGATTTAGCATCTCTTTGGGATAGCTTCGATCAGCTTAAAGGTGGAATTGATGGATTGAAAGCTTTGGACGAGGCTAAGAATGCGGCTGATGGTTTGAAGGATATGGGTAAGGCAGCCGCAGACGCAGCCGCAGCCGCTGGCAAGAAAGCTGGTGATGCGCTAAGTGAAGGATTGTCAAAAGCTGGATTAATAGGTCAAATCGTATCTGCCATCTTGAAGATACTTGATGTTTTGAAAGATGGTATTGGAACATTGATTAGTAGCTTGATTGATACAGTTCTGAATGCGGTCAACGGCATATTAAAGAATATTCTAAGTGGCGATTTTATAACTCAGATTGGAGGGTCTTTGGTAAGCGGCATTGGTAATATTCTCAATACAATATCGTTTGGTGGATTCAATAGTTTGTTTGGAGTTGGTGGGAACGCAAAAGAAGTAAACCGGACTATAGATAAATTGACGGATAGAAATGAAATCTTGACGGATGCTATAGACAAGTTACGAGACTCCATAGACAAGAATAGTGGTATTAAAGCCGTAGAGGACGCTAAAAAAGCCGAAAACCTCCAAAAGGAGAAAGAACAAAATTTAAAGAGTATCATGGAGGCGCAAATGGGTTATCATGGCTCTCATCACAGTTTTAACGCTTATTTTCGAGGATTTTCGCAAGAGCAAATCAAAAAGGTGTCCGAAGCAATAGGCAGACAATGGAATGGTAATCTTAACGACTTGCAATCTGCTGATGAAGCAGCTGCCATTTTGCAGAATCCAGATATGGTTGAGGCTATCAAGAATACAGGTAAGGGTGGCTATGGAGGTAGAGTTCTTGAAAAGTTGAAAGACTATGCGGCTGAGGCTGGAACATTAGAGGAAATTGCTGATGACCTTGCAGAAAGCTTGACGCAAATATCTTTTGATAGTTTGAAGAGCGAGTTCATAGATACTTTGATGGATATGAATTCCTCTGCTCAAGACTTCTCTGATAATTTCTCCAAGATGCTTATGCAAGCCGTTCTGAAAGCTAAGGTGGATGATTTGTTGGGAAATGATATGCAAGCATTCTATGACGAATGGGCGGAACGAGCTGAGGCAAATGGTGGTAAATTGTCAAAGACAGATATAACTGCCTTGAAGGGAAAGTATGATGAAATGGTTCAAGAAGGACTGAAGATTAGAGATGAAGTAGCCGAAATTACGGGTTACAAGCAATCTTACGAGCAGTCCGCTTCTTCCGGTTCTTTTGAATCAATGAGTCAAGACACAGGCGATGAGTTGAATGGTCGTTTTACAGCGGTGCAGATCGCTACGGAGGGAACGTATGAGGAAACAAAACTCATAAATACCAAGTTGGATGCTATTGCGGCTCGTGATGGTGGCGCAGAGGGTAGCTTACTAACAGCTAGCGTGAATACTATTATGGGTAATGTAGGTAACATTTGGTTAGCTGTTGATGAGGGTAGGACTATCCTTGCACAAAGCTTGATGTACTTGCAGTCGATTGATGAGAGACAAGAGCGATGGCATAAGCCTATGTTGCAAGCATTCAATGATATACACGAATTGAAAGATAAGATGAGTAGATTGTAAACAAAGAAGAGGAACGTCTGATGCGCTCCTCTTTCTTTTTATAGTTTCTTTTCTTCCAGTAATTCGTCAACTCTCGCTTGAAATGCAAGTTCTGTCTCAGAAAGGCTGTAGCCAGAGTAGGAATAGCTTGTCCCGATGATGTGGCCATCAAACCTTCCAGTATTGTCATCCTTTGTGAAAGTGCCTTTGTAGCCCTTGTATTGGAATACTATTTCCTTGTTGTCCTCTTGCTCATCCTTGTCGTAAGACTTAGCTATCTTAATCAGGTAGCAGAAGCCGAACATGAATAGGCAAGAGAAAAAGGAAGAGATTGAGAATCCAACCATTGCCCATCCTATCGCCTTCGTCTCCTGCTCTCCAAAGAAGCCCATCATCAAGCCGATGACAAACAATAAGATAGTTAACCCTAGTGCTATTACACTAATTAACGAGAGAACACGGAATACCGCTGCACCTCTCAAATTGAAAAAATCTGTCATAGTCGTAAAAGTTTTAATTATTAATACTTGCAAGGAATGTTCCTTACGTTACTTAACACTTTCCAGCTTGTCCAGCACGTCCCTAGCCTCAGTGATGGATGATGCGGAATACAACTCACCACCTTGCTTTATTAGGGCGATGAAATCACTCATAGCATCTACTTTGTTCTGCTTATCAAACAATTCTGCTACAGGACAGCCTATAGCGTTTGCTATTTTTTCGATAGTTGATATACGCAAGTCGTTTTTCTCGCTAAGTAAACGAGAAACCGAAACTCTATTCATACCCATCCGGTCTGCTAAGTCTTGTTGCGTTACACCATATTTATTAAGAACATCTTTAAATCTCATAATACATAATACGTTACATTGATATTTTCTTGCAAAGATAAGAATAATATTTAAAATGTAGCATATATACGTAAAAGTATTAACGAAGTTTAAAGAATAGTACGTTACAAATGAATATCTGTTAATCAACCTAAATACGTTACATTTTCTTTATAAAATATTTGGTAGTGTAACGTAAATACGTTACCTTTGCATCGTGATTAAGAAACAAAGGTCACAATAACATTATTAATTTAGCTGAGGTTGCACCTCCGAGTCGGCACTCGTAAAACGGTATAGCAATATGACTACTTCAATGATAAGAAGAAACTTGATTCAGAAGTTCGTTATGATAGAGTTCGTAAGCAACAGGATAAACACCCAAAAGGACGTTGATAGAATGTTGAATATGATAACAATAAAGCTCAATATGAACAACGATGAGGCTAAGAGCTTCTTGCGTGAGAGCATCGGACTTGCAAAGTAAGTAATTTAAGTTTAACGTTTAAAATTGAAAGATTATGGCTACTACATTTAAGAATATGATGAGAGAAGTGATGAATATGGCACACAGAGCCTTTCAGCTTAAAGGTGCTTATATGAGTTGGGCAGAATGCTTGAAGCAAGCTTGGCAGGTAATCAAGCTGAAGGCTCGCATGAAGAAGCAGGTTGTTGAGTTCTACTTTCAGAAGATGAATGGTGAGATTCGTCAGGCTTTCGGCACTTTGATGGAGAGTCATATAGACTACACTCCTAACGGCAAGGGTTACGCTTGCAAGGACTGCACAAAGTATTGGGATGAAGTCAAGGGCGAGTGGAGACAATTCAAGAACTACAACTTGATTAGAGTTGCTTAACAAGGTTATTAAGGATTTGAAAAGAAACTAGATATGAGCGCAAAGATTATCGTGATGCAAGGCAACATGGTTGCAACCATCGAAGAGACGAACAAGGACGCATTTATCAAGCGTGGTGAGTATAAAGAGACCGAGCTGGACAAACGCAAGCGTGAGGTTGATTTCTTGATTACAAGCATCGCAAACCGCTACGAAGTGACATTCAATCACAAGGTAGAGCTGAAAGAAAGCCGAAGCATCAAGAAAAGCGAATATTTCGATAACATCTACTACGTTACCGAGAATGCATTGAACAAGCTGAAAAAGCAATACTCATACGAGTGTGATTTGTAATAGATTTAGGCACACGCTAAACTGCACCGGACTTTGGACATTAAATATTTAAGAGATATGGATAAGAATTATGGTGAAAGTTTTTGTTTTTCACAATATAGATAAGTGTTGTTAAACTGAGTGCTAATTTTTGGTAGAGTGGAATATAATAGCTATCTTTGTGGTCGAATTTCAAAACTTATAAGGACATGAAGATATTAGAACCAAAATATGAAATCCTATCCCAAGGTGAGGGTATGGATGGAGTTTACAAGCAGATAGAGTTATGCGGTCGCACTTGCTATGCGTCAAGTATGAAGATAGACAAAGACAGTGCAAAGCCTTTCGTTGAGCGTATGGTAAGCAGCAACCATCTTGCCATGTGTGAGCATGGAACGATTTACCTCCATGTAGCCTATGAAGAAGGATTTTTTGTGCCGGAGTCTTTATTGGTCAAGCACTATCGTGAGAACAAATATTCAAAGGTGATGCAGATAGGTAACGATTACTATATCACAACCAACTACAGAGTGATAGTTGAAAATAATTGGTTTGAGGATTTGGACTATATCTGCGAGCCTACGGAATGGCATGAGAAGCGAATAACCGTCCGCTTTACTACTCAGATTGCGGTAAGTAGAGAGGCTAACAGACATCGTGTAGATTCCGTAGCGGAACAAAGCACTAGATATTGCAACTATAGTAAGGATAAGTTCGGAGGCGAGATTGCTATCAACAAACCAAAGTGGGTTGGTGAAGATGATGCGGTTAATCCATCGTCTTTTGATGGTGGAACATTTGTTGACCTATCAAAGAACATCGGTAGTTATGAGCATTGGAGTCCGGTAGAAAAATGGTGGTTTGCCAATAGAGTATGTGAAATGATGTATTTGTCTTTGGTTAAGGATGATGGTTTAAAGCCACAAGATGCGAGAACTGTTCTTCCTCTTGATACCAACACGGAGTTGATTCATACCGCATTCGTGAGTGATTGGCTTCATTTCTTCGATTTGCGATCAAAAGGAACTACTGGAAAGCCTCATCCAGATATTGAGGTCTTGGCAACCCCATTGATGAATGAGTTCAAGGAACGAGGTTTGATTTAATCGCTTATGAAGAAGAAAGCCAAGCAAATAGCCAATGTGATGAGCAATGACTCTTTGGAGGTTGTTGCTCAGATGATTGTTGATGAGGCTAAAGGTGTGCGCTATGAAGTGTATGCTGATGGCTCTAGTAAGAACAACAAGTGTGGTTGCGGTTGGCTTGTGCTTCATAAGGGAGCGATTATCAATAGTGGGAAATATACATTTATCACAGCCAAAGTGAACGATTCGGTGAGAGCCGAAATAAGGGCGGTCATTCAAGCATTGGGTGATTGCCCTCCTTTGTGTTCTGTTGATGTATATGTGGATTGCCAAGTGGCTATAGAGAGAATACAGGCTTGCAAGTTAGGAGACTTACAGCCTATATATAATAAGGTAGCGAAAGGCAAGGTGATAAGATACCATTGGGTTAAGGCTCATAGAGGTAATATGTATAACGAAATGGTGGATTCTTTGGCTTTTTCTGCTACAGAAAGTTAATTTTGTGCCTACATATATAATAAGCGTTAAAATATAAAAGAAACACATTAAATAATTTGCATGTTTCAAATATTCTTTGTATCTTTGCATCGTAATTAAGAAACAAGGTTACTAATTTTAAAAGGTGAGACACACCGTAAAAACTGTGATTCGTTATGAATACTAGATTGAGTAAGAAAGAGACAATGGTTTATGGCAACATCGAAGTGATGGCTGATGTAATTGGTGGTAACAAGTACTTTACATTTGCTGAGTTGTATGATTTCGATTTGGATAATACCAAGGATGAGTTGAAAGAAATTTTAAACTCTTTGACTGAGAAAGGTTACTTGAAGAGTTTTAATGATTTCGATAAAACTTATCGAGTTTTGAAGTAAGAACAACAAAGGGGATATGAAATCCCCTTACAATATAAATTTAGAGCGTGAGACACACGTAAAACTGTATTGAAACAATGAAAAAGGTATTCACAATTGAGAATGCGTTAGCGTTTTTATTTGCTCTTGAAATAGTATCATTAATATTTTTTCTAGGATAGGGCTTATGCAGATTAAGTTTGGTAAGATAAAGTTTACTGCGGCTAAGTCCGAAAAAGGATGCCGCTTTGATGCTTGCTATAAAGGTGAGCATGTGGCTTTTGAGAGTGAAGATATGTCTTTGTATGATGATGTCTTTTCTGATAATAGCAGAAGAGCAAAGGCAGCAAAGAGGGTGATTTACGAGAATATTAAGCACAAGTATTATGAGACCCATAGAGATTAGCGATTTCAACGCTGCCGATGAATTTGTCGTTGAGGCAATGATGCAAGATGGCAAATTCAAGGTTATCGGCAAGGTTATTATTGATAATAATCTTCTGAATGATGATGATTTGGAAACCATTTGGGATTATGCCAACTGGGAGACGAACAGCTATGAAAAGATGGTTGTCTCTAATGGAGTGTATAAAGGCTTAAATGCATTTAGTGATGGTCGAATGTTCTATGTAATTACGGATGATGAGGTCGGAGTGGTAAACGACAATATCATGGTACGTAAGCATTATGATGTCAACAATGGCTATTATATAAAGTCATCAAGGTTACACAAGGAGCAATCCAAGGATTTGTGGTGCTTTGGTAGTTGCGAGACCATAACTAACGAATATAAGTCAAACATTTTACATGAAGTACTTTATGGCAAAGATGAACCATATAAAGCCTACCTTTCTTGAAGGCGGTGAAGTCTGGCATGATATTGATAAGTTCCCGATGCTAGACCATACAATTCTAGTAGAGTTGCAAGTAAAAGGCTCAGACGGATTGATTTACCGGACGCAAGATGTATGTGTTGAGCGTGCGGATAGGTTCGTACCTACGATGTCTTTTGTTCCTAAGCGTTGGGCGTACGCAATAGACTTAGCTCAATGTAAGCAACTTGAAGGATAAAAACAAAATACAAAATTAAGAATTAGCATATGGAAGAATCAAGAGGTGTTTACACATTACCTGTCTTGTATAATGAACAAAGTGGTAGAAATGAAGGTGTATGTGTCAGAAGTGAACTTGGAGTAGTTGTTGCAATTGACAATGAAGATGAGTTTAAAGGTGTTTTTTCAAAGGATGGTGAGGTTGATGTATTCAAGCAGTTACTATCACAAGAAGTGTATCGTTTCAACACAGAACACCATGCATTCCCAACTGAACCTTTGATTTCTTACAAGATGGATGGCGACATTATCTTTGATTTCGTTGAAGTAACAATCGGAAAGATGTATGGCGGTTATGTTTATATCGTGCATTACAACTTTGCAAGCACGGCATCATAATAAACAAGTTTGATTATGACAGTAGTAAGAGAAAGATTAAAAATTGCGGCTCAGATTGAGGTGCTGGAAGATATTGCTATTGATTATAGGGGAAAGACTATAGATAACATAATCCAACAGCTAGAAGCGAGGTTGAGTGCATTGAAGTAAGTTCAAGTTTGAAGTTAAAAGTCAATGAGTGGTGGACGTTTTGATTATGCTCAGTATCGGATTGCTGACATATATACAAAGATAGAAGATTATGTTGATGGTCATCCATTGGATGAGGAAGACGAAAGATGCTTTCTCGAAGACCGATGGTTAGAAGAGGATGAAGACAAGTATGTTAGAAAACATCATCATACGATGCCTAACAGATATGGCTTATCTAAAGAGACTATCAAGGAATTCAAAAAGGGTATTGAACTTCTGAAGAAAGCTCAGGTTTATGCCCAAAGAATTGATTGGCTTCTTTCCGGTGATGATGGAGAAGATAATTTCCATCTACGTTTGAAAGAGGATTTGGCAAATTTAAAAAGTAAGAAAGGGTAGATTATGAGTTGGAATTATCGCTTAGATACACCTATGATGCAATTAGCTGAAGAGGTGAACAAGAAATATGATACTGATGCAGGTAAGATGCTTCTTTGCACTTATCTCTTCATGGTATCAAGTGAAGAGATAAAGGACAAACAAGCTTTCTTTGATTGGGTAGAAGAGCTGAATAAGTCCTGTAAGTGCGATGCGGTAAGGGAGTACGTGAAAATCAACGGCAAAGCCGATTGGCTGCATGGTGGATTCAGTAAGCCGATTTACCGACACTATAAGGGCAATTTCTATGAGTACCTTGGTGAGGTTACTGATAGCGAGACTTCTGAAGCTAAGGTTGCGTATCAAGCAGTGTGCGGACAGCATGAAGTTTGGGTGCGACCAAAGGAAATGTTCTTTGGTAATGTTGAGATTGATGGTAAGCCAGTTCCTCGATTTGAGAAGGTAGATTTAAAAGACTTAGAGAAACAAACCGAGAAGAGCAATGGACAGAGAAAAGATTAAGAGCTTGTTAGGTCAAGCAATCTTGCGAGTGAATGAAGTCGTACCGGATTTCGAAGACTTGGACAAGGTTCTTCCTTTGCTTAGACAGGCAATTGATGAATTAGATAAGTCTGATTCGGGTTCAGTTTAAAAAGGGTGGAAAATGGCAAATAAGCAGACGATAAAACCAAAGGTAGTTCCCTTTGAGATAGCCAAACTTCTGAAGGAGGTTGGTTACGATGAGAAGATAGCAGAATTTTGGGCTTATGCTAGTCCTTGGACAGCAAAGGGTGGCATTCGTAAGGGTGGAAAATATAATGAGCATTACGGCAGTTATATTGCTTACTCCAATTCCGAGTGGGAGAAATCCAATATTGAGTTTTCTGCTGCCTTAAAGTTGAATAGTAAGCATCCGGCAATATCCGCTCCAAGCTATGATATGGTGCTTGATTGGCTTTTAGAGCATTTCGGTTACTATATTTGTGTTGCAAACATTTCGAAAGATAAGTTCTGTTGGCAAACTACATCATGGTGTGTAGAGGAAGGCTTGTGTCATACGGATGGTAAGGAATATTCCAGTAGATACGATGCAATGGATGCCGCATTCAAGAGTATCTTAAAGGCTCGCATAGATAATAAAGAAAACGAGGAAATCAAAAGACTTTTGGAGGAAATACAAGATGGAAAGACTTTATGATACTTTTGTACACGCAATAATGGTGAAGTTAGAAGCTCGTTTATATGTTGAACTCGAATGTGTTTATAAGGATATAACAAACAAGATTGTTGAGAAGAAAGGTAAACTCACCAACGAAGACGTAATTGAGTTTCAGAAAAAACTACAAGAAGTGTACGACACGAATGCTGCTATTCGTGAAAAGGTTACTGGCATTAAAGATTCAAAGAAATGTATCATAACTAAAGAAGCATGTGAAGAGTTAATAAAGCGATTTAGCGTGATTTATATAAAAGAAGATGAACAAGCAAAGAATGATAGAGTGGATAGCCACTTGTGATACTGGTATCTCTTCAATGACTATGTGGAGTGCATTGATGGGGGTAAAAAGAAAGAAAGATTTGGATATTCCTAAAGACAATAGTGACTTCCGTAGATGCTATGACATGGTAGAATACGGACACGTAACCTTGGATGAGCTACAGGTTGTAAAGAAGCAATATCCTTGGTTTGCTCCTGTTGTTGACAATTGGAAGGAATTGTCTCTTTTGTTTGAAGAAGAGTTGGACAAACGTTTGTATATACGAATCCGTCAGCTTTGCAAAGAGTCATATGCTATCCGATATGAGGTAAAGGGAGGACTTTATTATGAAAGGGGTTTTTGGTATAATGTTTAATTATTAAAAAAATAGAAAGAATGAATAAAGACAAATTAAAGGTCAGCTTTGAGATTGACCGCTACAAGGTAATTGGTATGCTTTCACGTAATTGTGAGAATGCTGAAGAGTACAACGAGATTATGGATATTCTTGAAGGAAAGAATGAGTTTGTGCGTGATGCGAATGGTAACGAGGAACTTGCAAGCCGCATTTGCAATTATGCTTTGGACTCTATCTTGGTAGAGAATCCAGATTTGGCTCTCCGTAAGCGTTTGGATAAGGAACAGAAAGGCGAGGATGCTCCTGATGGATTTTCAAATGTTATCGAAATCAAAGGTGATGACGCAAAGAAACTTGTAGAAACCCTTTGTGGTATTCTTCGAAAGGATAAATGATGTAAAATACATCAAAAGAATATAAATAAACACTAAAACGCTTGCAAGAATAAGAAAAAATGCTTATCTTTGCATCGTGTTTGAAACAGATGGCCTTCTGAGAGGTCGCTTCTACCATAATAAGTCAAGACTTAGGAGTTTACGGCAGGGTTCCCAAGTTCCCCAGCTCAGCTAGACTATAACAAGGAAACTCTTATAAGGGTGAGAGACCCTAGTTGCTGCATTAGACAAGTGGTTAAGTCGCCAGCTTTTCACGCTGGTATTCAAAGGTTCGAATCCTTTATGCAGTACTAAATTGCCCTATGGTGTAATGGCAACACTACAGGTTTTGGTTCTGTCATTAGTGGTTCGAATCCGCTTGGGGCAACAAGGTGGAATTGGTATATGTTCCACAAAAGGTGCGATATTCAAGCGGTTAAAGAAGATAGACTGTAAATCTATTCCCATTGTGGGTTCGGTGAGTTCGAATCTCCCTTGCACCACGAGAATTTTTTGCATAATACGAGGAATGTAGCTCAGTAGTAGAGCACTTGGCTTGGTAACTAAGGGGGCGTTGGTGCGAATCCAATCATTCCTTTACGCTTTCGTAGCTCAGTGGCAGAGCATAGGATTTTTAATCCTAGGGTCGAAGGTTCGAATCCTTCCGTTGGCACAATGAGACACAAGAAGAGAGCCGTGATGTTTGTTTTGTTGGAATCTCGGACATCTGTCAACGGGTAAACGTAGGAAGCAGATGAGACGAATAAAGTTGTGAATAAGTCTATGAACTAGGTGAACAAGCGGAATGGCTCTCTATTGTGCTTCATTTGATGGTTTAACGAAAAATTGAAGAATATGAAAAGTCCGTTAAGAATGGCAGTCGCTTTAGAAATGAACAACAAGGTATATCCAAAAGATGTACGAAAGTTCTTGATGGGATTGTACGCCACGCTGCATTTGACAGATAACGCAACGGCTAAAGATATGGAAAAGCTGGTATATTATGCTTTTCGGAATGGTTACCTACTAGGTGTTAAGTCTGAAGGAGGTGATGACCAAAAAGCGTATGACAGACTACCGGATTTGGGAGTAGAAGAAGATATTGGTGATGATTTAAAAAGATAGTCGATAAAAATTGGTAATTAGTTAGTAAAGTTTTTTAGGCTTTGGTGTGTGAACATCGAAGCCTTTTACATATATAATAAGGTAAAATAAAAGCTGAAATGTTAACAAGACCCAAATAACAGTTACATAAGGTTAAAATACAAAAGAAAAACATTAAATAACTTGCATATTTCAAAACTTATTCGTATCTTTGCATCGTCAATCAAGATAAGTTGGTTGATTTGCCGAGTGACAAGTTTCACTCAATAAGGTGAGAGCGACACCAAGGGGTAAGACCCGAAACAACTAGCACAATTGATTATGTCTAAGCAGACTGGTTTTTCATTCGCAAGTTCAAAGAAGTCATTAATCGAGACTATTGACGAAATCAAGAAGTCTAAGATGCCTCGCAACGAAAAGATTGTTGCATTGAAGGCTTGCGGTCTTCGTGAGAAAGAAATCTCCGATATGTTGAAGGTCTATGTACCTAGCGGTTCTACTTCAACGAGATTTGTTTATACATTCGGTGTTGAGATAGAATGTGTTCATGCCGAGCGCAATGCCTTGATAGAGGCAGGTCATCAGAATGGTGTTGATATTCATTCTGAGGGCTATAACCACACCGACAACAAGAGTTATTTCAAGATTGTTAGTGATGCTTCAGTTGGGGGTGATGTTGACCCTAACGAGGTTGTTAGTCCGGTATTGAATGGCAATACAAATGGTATGGCAACTTTGAAGAAGGCTATCAAGTCTTTGGATGCCGTAGGTGCAAGAGTAAATTCTACTTGTGGTCTTCACGTTCATATTGGTGCAGCTAAGTTGACAGGCGAGCAGTATGTTAACGTCTTCAAGAATTATCAGAAGCTTGAAAGATTGATTGATAGTTTTATGGCTCCTTCAAGAAGAGGTAATTGCCGTTGGGCAGCCAGCTTGCTTGACAAGGATTTCTCTAATTGCCACGACAATTACGATATAAGACGTAGTGTTTTTTATGGAGACAGATATTACAAGGTAAATGCTGAGAGCTATACACGTCACAAGACTATAGAGTTTCGCCAGCATCAAGGTTCAACTAATTACAAGAAGATTGAAATGTGGGTTAAGTTCTGCGCAAAGCTTGTCGGTTGGTCTCGTAACAATGTCTTCACTAGTGAGGTTATGAACATCGAAGATATACCTTTCTTGAATAAAGAAGAGAAGGCTTTCTTCCAGAGCCGTAAGGATGCATTTGCAGCCAATAACGATTAATTGATGCAGTCCTAGGGTTAAATCCCTAGGGCACAAATAAATCAAAGTATTATTAAGAAAAAGAAAGGGTAAAGATATGTGTGTTATTATTGTATGTCCGAAAGGTGTTGCTTTGCCATCCGTAGATGAGCTGAAGGCAGCGTATATGAGAAATCCCGATGGTTGCGGATTTGTGAGCGAGTCTGACCATTATAAGAGCTTGCATTTCTCTACATTTATACGTAGATTAATGAAGCGAGATATAAATGAGAATGTAATCATACATTTTAGATTTGCTACTCATGGTTCTGTCTGTGTCAAGAATTGCCATCCGTTCTACAAGGCTGGTTATTGGTTCGCCCATAATGGGGTGCTCCCGATCTGCTCCGAGCATGATAAAACGGATAGTCAGATTTGTTTTGAACGTTTCATTTATCCTACTATCAAGAAATATGGTTGGGGTTCTGATGAACATATGAAAGAAATGAACAAATGGACAGCTCATGGTTCTAAGTTTGCAATGTTGCATAATGGTGAGATTGTGAAGTCCGGTAAATTCATAGAGCGTGATGGACGGTTCTATTCTAATTTGAATCATTTGGGTTATATGAGAAATGTAATAAACTTTTAGAAGATTAATGTTTAGGTTCTTTTTATTCGACAAGCGTCAGATGTCCGTGAGGATATTTGGCGTTTTTTGTTATATAAGGTGTTTATTTTGTGTTGCTATAAATTATTCGTATATGTGATAAAATAGCCTTAAATCGCTTAAAAATGCCGTTATTACTCACTTTTAAGCAAAAGTGAGACACTTGCAAACGGATTAGTGTGTTAATTATTCTTTTCGTATTATCTTTGCACTAGTTTTAACAAATATATCGAAAGAATGAAAGATAAAATTTTCCAGTTACTAAAACAAGAGTATAAGTCTCTTGGGTTAGGTGATGAAGTTCTTCAGGCACATGCCGAAATGCTTGATAAGATGGGGCTTGTTACTGATGACAACATCGAGACAGTGGTTGCTAGTCAAAAGAGTTTTTTGGAGTCCTTGCAAAGGGACAATGACCGCAGAGTTACCGATGCCAAGAAAAAGTTCGAGGAGGCACAGAAGGCTAAAGAAGAAGCTGAACGCAAGGCTGCTGAAGAAGAAGCCAAGAAGAAAGCTGACGAAGAAGCCAAGAAAGCCGCTGAAGAAGCCGAAAAGAAACGCTTGGAGGAATTGGCAAAGAAAAACGAAATGCCGGATTATCTCAAAAAATACTTTGAAGAGCAGGCAGCAGAGAAGAAAGCTTCAGATGAAGCAAGAACCAAGGAACGTGAAGAGTTCAAGAAACTCGTTGAGACCTTGACTCAGAAGAACACAGACCAAGCCAAGACTTACAACGAACAGATGGAGGCGCAAAGCAAGACCATTAAGGAATTGCAAGAAACTATCCAAAAGCAAGCTGAGGAGGCTAAGGCTAAGGAAGAGGCTGCTGCAAAGGCAAAGGCAAAGGCAGACCACGATGCGAAGATTTTATCAAAGGCTAAGGAGTTGGGCATTCCCGAAAGTCGTATCAACGAGGGTTTCACCTTGAGCGATGATGCTACAGATGAAGCTATCGAAACATACCTCTCCAAGGTAGCGAACAACTACAAGGCGTTGCAACAACCACAATTCGGGGGCAGCTATCGTGCTAGCGAGGGCGAGCCAACAAAGGAGGACGTTGACAATGTAGCCGCATCATTAGTTCAGTCACTTTAAAAATTGAAAAACATGAATCAGGAATTGAAGACTACAAAAAAGCAAATTGTCTTTGGTGAGGATTCCGTCATTATCCAGAAATGGGAAGGCGACATCAAGGGCGGTCGTGCTTTGGATTGGACAGGCGTAAAAGATGAAGTTCTTTACGCAGGTCGTGTTATCGTGACAGATGGTAAGGGAACTTACAAGCCATTGCCTATTGAAACAGACAATTATAAGGCTTTGGGTACTGCCAGCGACCCATTGGAGCATTACAAGTATGCGGGTGTTCTCTATCGTTCCATTCTGAACGGTGAGCCAGCGGCAATTATGACTGCTGGACAAGTTAACAAGGTAGCAGCTAAGGCTGCAAATGGTGCAGACTATCCGGATGCGTTCCTTACAGCTATGCCAAAGATTGCTTTGGTTAGCGATGAGGATGCAAACAAGTTCGATGAGTCTGATGCAACCATGGACAAAGACTAAAAGAAGGAGGATAACAGATGGAAAAATCACTTTATTTTCAGTTGGTCAATAAATACTTCCCACAACTTGTTGCAAGTGTAGTAGAGAAGTTGAACGGCAAGAATCAGACTGCATTGACCTATATGTACCGAGACCACTTGACTAACACATATAGTCAGGACGGACGCTGGGCATCAATTACTGCGGAATACACACGAGTTGCTGCTGATGTTGTATCAATGGATGCAGAACTTCCATTGAAGAGCCGTGATAAGGTTTCAACCGCTGAGGGTCAAATCCCAAAGGTTGGTATGAAGCTTTACATGTCAGAGAAGCAGCTTAAGGATTTGGATAACATGATTGCGCAACGTTTGCCTCAGCCACAGATTTTGCGTAACTTGTTTGCAGACCTTCCTCGTTGTATTCAGGCGGTTTACGAGCGTATTGAAGATATGTTCCTCAGTGAGCTGTCAACAGGTGTAGCTTTGGCTACTCGTTCCGGTGGTACTGGTATCCGAATTGATGTAGGTTTTGCCGAGAAGAATAAGTTCGGTCACGGTGCTAAGGCTTGGGACGCAGAGGATGCAACTCCTCTTGATGACATCCAATTGGTTTACGACAAGGCGATGGAAGACCAAAATACCATCACTACTTGTTATCTTGATGATTACACAATCAAGTTGCTTGGCAAGAACAAGCAGGTTCGTGCTCAGTTTGCCTTCAATCAAGGCATTGCAACCAATAGTAATAGCAATATTCCTATTTTGAGCTTTGAGCAGATTGCTTCTATCTTCAGAAATAAGTGGCAGACTAACTTGGTACGTGTAGCCCGTACAATCAAGACCGAGATTAACGGCAAGAAGGGAACACACAACCCTTGGGCTAAGGGTCACATGACCTTTACATGCTATGATAACCTTGGTGATTTGTTCTGGACTAACGTAGCCGAAGCTACAAGACCAGTTGCAGGTGTTACTTATCAGTCAGCCGATGAGTATATCTTGGCTAGTCGTTATTCTACCAACGACCCACTCCGTGAGTTCACCAGCTCACAAGCAATGGTTGTTCCTATCTTGAATAACGTTGATGCTATCTATTCTTTGGACTCAACACAAGCAGTAGGTTAGGCTTATGAGAGGTGAGGTAATTAGTCCGTTCCGTGATAAGTTCCATTTTAACACCATCTATGAAGTAGGTGCAATCTTGGACTTTGACGAAGAACGCATGAACTCCCTTATCGAACGTAAGCTTTGCAAGATGTTGGAGGTGCAGAACGATAATAGTTCTGCATCTCCAAAAGACGATAAGGAAATTAAAGATACTCCTAAAAAGGAAGTCTTGAATGATGGAAAAGAAAATCCTAAAGAGGATGAAGATAAAAAATCAGAAGAGACACCTAAGAAGGAAGTCTTAAAGGAGAAGAAGGAGAGCAAGACTAAAAAGGAGAAAACCCCAAAAAAGGATGCTGCCGAGTCAACCGAAGAGACTTCTGAAAAGGAGAATGTAGAAGAGGAGCTTGACGAAAAGGCTAAGAGCGAGCAAGAGGCTGCAAAGAAAATCGCTGAGGCTATGAGTCAGGCTCAGAAATAATGATGTCACATGAAGATAAGAGAATACATTTCGCAGAAGTTGCGTGCTTGGAACATAACGGATGCTCAATTGGAAGATATTTCGTTAGGTATAGACCTTGACGAAGAATATACGTCTGATAATTCGCAGGTTGTAGGCAAGGCGATGATTTCCGTAATCGAGGAACTTATGCTTGCCCCATATATGAGCAATGTGAACGAAAATGGATTCTCTGTCTCTTGGGACTACTCTAGGATAGGACAATACTATATGTGGCTTTGCCGTAAGTATGGTGTTACTCCGGATAATGAAGTGGTGGCAGCTTTAGGGCTTTCCACTATCACGGATAAGTCTGATATTTGGTAAATGTCTAGGTTATGTTATATTCCCCTCATATATTAAAGAAAAAGTTCGTGAATAAGGTTGTCAACAAGTACAACGAGGTCATTAGCTCTTCTGAGGAATGGAAAGAAATGGGGCGTTGTCGGTGCGATGACAACTCTACCGAGCATTTCACTACCGATAATGGTAGCATATATACACCGAAATATCATATTGTTTGTGACAAGTGCCAGATTTCCGAAGGTGATGAAGTCAAAGTATATTCCGATGATGGAAGTTACCGAGGAGGTGGAAAGGTCTATAATGCCCCTAAGTGCAATTATCTTGGTTATATGAGTATCTATGTCTGATGTTATAAAGGATGAGATAGACGCTTTCTTTGCGCAGGGAGAAAGGGAAGTAGATGAATTCCTTGATAGGTTAGGTAAAACTGCTGTTGAGCTAGATAAGGCTAACGGAAACTACCGAAACCGCACAGGTAATCTCAGAAGGTCTAACTATAGTAATGTACATGACCACACCTTGACCCTTGGCAACAAAGCGGAATATGCGTCTGATGTTTCTTCTAGGGGGTATGATGTTATAGATTCGGGTATTCAGTATATCAAGAAAGAAATCGAAGATATGCGATGATAACAGAAATAGATGCTGGTCATGTAATCTATGATGACTTGGAACTTATGGGATTGGAACGAAGACTGAAAGGACATCTGATAAAGGGTGGACTTGAAGGGGAAAGACCTATGGTCGGTGAGAAGATTCCTGATGAAGGCATGATAGTAATCATTCCTAAGCGCATGAGTGCAGATAAGACATATTTCAACGATTGTACTATAGAGGTAAACATATTGCTCAAAGATATGGAGGGCGAGGCTAATCCTCAATTGAACGAGCTTTTAAAGAAGGCTATTCAAACCCTGTCCGACAATGAGGTCGGAAAAGTTGAGGATGTATGGTATCGTTATTCTATCCGCTCCCACGGCATAGAGCAAGAGAGTAGGTTGAGTTGCCATTACGCAAACATTACTATTGATTTTGAAACATTAAACGTAAGATAAGATGAAACCATTTATTGGAATCAAGAGAATTTGGTATGGTGCTCCTCTTACCGAGGCAAATACACCTGCTAAGTTGGCTACATGGTTGAAAACCGCTACAGAGGTTAAGAACAGCCATGAGGGAACATGGGGATATTCTCAGGATGACCCTAGTGTTACCGAGTACAAGAACGAGCTGAACGGACAGGTTTACTATCGTGACAAGACCGATGAGGGTGCTAAGACAATTACATTCTCTATTGGTGTCTTTTCATGGAAGAATAAGGTAGACTTGCAGGGTGGTAAGATGTACAAGGCAACTGGAGAAGAGACTACAACGGAGGCAGATGCAGTAGGTTGGTCTTCTAGCCAAGATTTGGCTAATATCAACAAGTGTATCGTTGCTCAGACCAAGACAGGGAACTACATCGTTTTCTCAAATGCGGCTATCGTTGCCAAGGGTGACCAGCAGGATAAGAATATCACTTTGGGTATTTCTGCCGTTGCTATGGAAAGCGAGATCGATGGTGTGGCTGGCGAGTACCAATGGGAAGGCTCTGCGGTTGTAGAACAAGAATAAGACATAGGCAACAAATGATAGAGGGGGATGGTGTTAATGCCGTTCCCCTTTTTTAATATTCAGAACCATGAGTAAGGCAAGTAAATTAGTTACGGATGCAATTCTTGGAGAGGACACCGTAACGATAATCGTGAATGGAAGGGCTTATTACGTTTCACCACCTACAATTATAAAATTGGTCAAGGCGGCTAAATACCTTGATAGTTTCGAAGAGGGCAAGACCTTAGCGGAAGTCTTATGCATGCTTAAGAATTTGGATGATGCTTGCAAGGCGTTGTCCGTATTCATACAAGGCGATGAATCCATTAGTGATGAATTATCTAAAGGAACGCTTGAAGAGGTTGTCAATGGCTTACAAACGGCTTATTCCTTAATCTCTATAAAGGATTTTCAGACGCTATCAATTTTGGCGAAGAGTGCGGCAAGGATGATAGCAAAACCACGACCATAGGTAACGATACACTCTTAGGACAGATTGCATCTTTTATGGATAGTCTGCACTTATCTTACCAAGAAGTCGTGAAAGAGATACCTTATAGAAATTTATTACTGATGGCAAAAGACAAGCAAAGAGTAGCATGTGGTGATGTAATGTATGAGGTAACGGAAGAAGAGTTTGGAATGAACTTCAAAAAAGGATAAGTTTAAAATAATGTAAATAAAGTATTAAAAGCACTAAAACGCTTGCAAGTTAGCGAAATATTATTTATCTTTGCAAGCGCAGAACAAAAAAGGATAAAATGGCGATTTAAGAAATTGATAAGATATTAGAGACACGAAACCCGATGGACTATACCGAAAGGCAGTCCGAGTCACTATTCCTTTGACTTTGCAATCGGTAGTTTCGTGTTTTTGTGTTTAAAATAAGATGCAAGACGTAAGGTTGATATTCGAGATACTGGTTTCCATGTTGCTTTGCGTTTGTCTCATATTGCTTGCTGTAAGTAGATATAGGCAAAAGAAAAAGCGTGAAGAACCGGAGCGAAAGGAAATGGACTTGATAGACTTCTTTTCTTTGGGAGGAGTTGCCTATTATTGGAACAAAGGTGGTAAGCAGCAGAAATGCTACACATACGAAGAATTTCTGAAAATCAAGGCTGACTACGTGGAGCTTTGGTTGAATCAGAATAGATATATTTTTAACTCTCAATTAGATTGCGATGATATATAGAGTATTTGTTTTGTTTCCGACAATAGTTGTATCAGATAGTATTGTCGGTATAGCTTGGCTAGGAAAGGTCTTTGGCTGGCGATATGGAAAGAACAAGAAAAAGAGCAAGAATGTGTCCTTAATGATAGGATATAACACAGGAATGTCTCTTAAGTCGAAAATAGATGATAACGCAGCGGATGATTATTTAAGACGCATTGCCGAAGAAAACAGAATCTAAATTCAAGGGTTAGAGTCCCTTTTTTACAACCATATTACTTGTGGTTATTTTTATACATCGGTTTTTATTAACGATTGTTTTTTATGGTAGATAAATGTATAAAAACGAGCACAAGTTCCCTTATAGATGGACTAAAAAAGATGCTAATTTCACAAAAGACAAAGGTAAGGTGATGTCTTGCTTTTGTTGTGGAGGTGGAAGTTCCTTTGGTTACAAACTAGCTGGCTACGATGTTGTAGCCTGTAATGAGATAGACCCAAAGGTTATGAAGATGTACTTGAAGAATCACGATGTCAAGTATTCTTTCAATTGTGATATTCGTGAGTTGATTACCAATATCAATATGGGGGGGCATATTATGAAAGAAGAGTTGCATAATTTGGATATATTGGATGCTAGTTTCCCATGTTCTGTATTCAGTATTGCAGGTGACCGCCAAAAGGCTTGGGGAAAGGAAAAAGTATTCCGAGAAGGTCAGAAGGCGCAAAGGCTTGACGATTTGGCTTTCTACTCTATTGACCTTGCTAAAGAACTAAAGCCAAAGGTGGTGGTTTTTGAGAATGTCCAAGGTTTGTTGCAAGGTGAAGCTATCGAGTACGTGAAAGAGATTTACAAGCAGATGGATAATGCCGGATATATCTTGCAGCATTGGTTGCTTAATGCACGTAATATGGGTGTTCCTCAGAATCGACCTAGGGTGTTCTTTCTAGGATTACGCAAAGACCTTTGCGAGCCGTTTATGGTTCAGAAGGATTTGTTCGAGCGAGTGCCTAAGATAGATATGGACTTCAACGAGAAAGAAATTGTCTTGGATGAGTTCTCGGACTATAATGGAAGACAGATTCCTAAAGGAATGATGAAGTATTGGGAGTATAGAAACGAAAAGGACAATTCTATCGGTGATATTGTCAAGCGGATGGATAATCGTCTTTCTATGTTCAATAATATGTTTCTTAAAAAGAACAAGGTATGCAATACCATATCAGCAATGGAAGATAGACTTGTGTATTATGATAATCCAAGTTATCTTTCAGCACATGATACGATTTTAGCATCAACATTTCCGATGGATTATGACTTTAATGGCATGAAACCTTGGTTTGCTTGCGGAATGTGTGTTCCTCCTGTTATGATGGCTAATGTAGCTACAAGAATCTGGGATTGTTGGTTATCAAAGATTAAAAAGGAGGAATGCGCATGATAACAGCAAGTATGACATCGGGAGAGATGCGTAGAGTACGAAACTTAGATGAAGCTAGAATCTATGAGTTTCAGATGCGAAAAGCTAATGAGCTTAAACGTGAAATGAGAAAGCAGAACGTAAGACAAATAACAAAGACCTTTGAGCTTGCTACACCTAATGCCGATTATTTCATCGTTGTAGGTGTAAAACATGGCGATGTATTTGCTTCCGGTGTGTTCATTTATCTGAAGGAAACCAACGAGTATATTCCTATGAGTAGAAACGAGGGGTATAGCGAAGATTGTTTTGCTATGAGCGTTCATTTTCTGAAGAGATTTGCAGAAAGGTTTTTGAAAAAAGACTTACCGATTGCCAAGATATTGCAAAAGATATATACATCGTTTACAGGTGCAGTTCAGCTCTATAGTGATGACAAGACAAGAAGAGTTGTATTTGCTATTCCGGAAGGGCTTATACTCACAGAATACGAGCACGAAAAGCATATCATCCACTACAAAACCTTTGTAAGCATGGATATGCTAAAGAAGACACAAAAACGAAGTTACGAGAAGATAAGTGCATTTTTAATGGAATCTTGTCAGCAAATAGCTAAAGCAAGAGAAACCGGAAATGACGAAAGGCTGTGCGTTGTGTATAGAAGGTTTTACAATGATATTGATTTGCTAGATACAAAGGAGGCGCAAGCCATATATTCAAGTTTCTTTGAAAAAGGAGGTAACAATGAAAGATAAATGTATAACAAGGTTTCTTGGTGATATTAAGCCTATAAAGAATTACGAAAGGTATTATGTTAGCAAGCTGGGACATGTTTTTACTATTGGGAGAACGTCTCAATTAAAGGAAATCGCACCTTGCAAGACATCAAAAGGTTATCTGAAGGTATGGCTTTACAAGAACGGAAAGCGCAAGATGTTTTATATACATCGTTTGGTAGCTCAGGCTTTCTTGGAGAATCCAGAAGCGTTGCCGATGGTGAATCATAAGGATTTCGACAAGACGAATAACGATGTAGACAACTTGGAGTATTGCACCGCAAGATACAATGTGATTTATTCTGCTATAGCAAAGAAGACTTCATCTGTATACTTGGGCGTGACGTGGAATAAGAACAACAGAAAATGGCAAGCTCAGTACCAGATAGGTAAGAAGAAAATTTATATCGGATGCTTTGGGACGCAAGAAGAAGCTCACGAAGCTTATGTTAACGCTATTAAAGAGATTTGATATGCTAGAATTAAACAGAATATACAATTCCGACTGTATAGAAGGAATGAAGCAAATAGAGAGTGGGGAGGTGGATTTGATTGTTACTGACCCTCCGTATTGCATAGCCTACAAGACTGGGTGGAGAGCTGACGACCATCGTTTCTCTAAGGAAATACTCAATGATGATAATGAGCAATTGATTATTGATTATATGAGCGAATGCTACCGGATTTTAAAGGATGATAGTGCTGCTTATATTTTCTGTAGTGCCAAGACCTTGGACTTTTTTATGCAACAAGCGAGGAATGCAGGGTTTACCATTAAGAATGTGTAGTGGTGGGGATTTTTGTGTTAACGTCAGCAAATTATTTGTTTGTATTATTATAGAGTGTTAAAAGCTATAAGAAATACATTAAACAACTTGCATATTTCGAATATTCTTTGTATCTTTGCATCGTAATTAAGAAATAAAGGTTACTAATTAAAAATGGTGAGACACACCATAAAAACTGTAAGAAGAAAGTGAAAAAGTTTTTTGAAAACTTATCTGAAAAGTTTAATGATGCGGCTTTTGAGGCGCAACTTGATGATTTTACTTGCGAGTTTGATGCTATTAACAAACCTGCTGAAATCGTGGTGTCCGTTAAGAGTAGAAAGGTTATCCATTCATATGGAAATATTTCTTCTTATCCATATTATAATGTAGATAAGATTAATATCTATAATGAAGACGGAGAAGACGTTTCTTCAAAATATCCTTTGTTCTGCCAAAGAGTTAAGGATTGCGTGCCTTCTTATAAAGATGTAGAGAATGACTTGAGGGAGGCAAATATGAGCGATACCGAGCTTTATTTCGGCTCAGAGGCTAATTATTTGCATTACAAGTATGGTAACTAAATGGTTTGGATATGGAGTACGAAAATAACTTTGTAGATCTTTCATCTGTAATGAGTCACGCCCTTGAAATATTAAGGTATGAACTAGAGTATGGATGGACATTGGCTCTTATGCCAAATGATGTGTGGTACAACTAATTACTTTTAAAATTTCAAATTATGGCAGAATATAAAGTTGAAGTAGATTTGTCGGACTTGTTCGATGATATGACCATCAACGAGCAGAAGAACTTTTTAGTAGAAAAGTTCAGTTCCTTACCTATAAACAAGATGGTTGAAGTAGCTGGAGAAATACTGGATAACCTTAATGGCGACCAAGTAGCTAAAGTTATAGAAGACGCTTTCGATAACTTGCATGAGCAAGGTCAAGAGCAAGTAATCAACTATGTGAACGAATAAGGCTATGATGTCCGACAAACAATATAGAGTTGTTCGCAAGGGTGTTGTCGAGCAACTTAAATTAGCTCAGAGACTTCATTGCAAGCACATGGAGCAGAAGTATAAAGTGGCTTTGGAGAAGTTAGAGAAACGCTTCTTAAAACCGGATGCCGTGGGATGCTTCGATTTGGGCGCAAGGGTATCAAATAGTTATTATCATCTTTAAATGGTTAAGGTTATGGGTACAAAAGTAGAAGTAAGAACTATTCCTTTGTATGGATTGTTCATCCATCGTAAACAAGTTTGGCGGTCACTCGGTAAATTAAGAGCAGAAAGCCATTCTACGACAGCGCAAAAGGTGTTTATGAATGAGCATAATACTGAGGTATCAACTGAGAATGCTGATTTCATTGATGGCTTGAAAGTCACTCCTTATGATGGTGAGCTGCCAAAAATATCAAAAAACGTTGGTAGTATGAGTTACTACCAGTATTGTTTAACGCAAAAATTGGTTTAGTTATGGAAACTGAGATTAATATAGTGGAAATCCTAAAGGATAAACCACAAGGAACTAAGTTATATTCTTCCGCCTGTGGTAAATGCAAGTTAGAAGAAGTAGATGATAAAAGTTTCAAAATATCCTTCTATAATTCAAAGTTTGGTTTTATGAATGGTGGAGAAGGGCATCTTGATAAAAATGGCAAATTGTATGATGACGGAGAATGTGTTGTTTTTCCATCAAAAGAAATGCGAGATTGGTCTAAGTTCGCATGGAAGAAAGGCGATGTCTTGGTTAATAAAGATGGGGATGTACATATTATATTTGAAAGATTTGTCGATGGTACATATTGCTCTTTCGTAGGGAAATATTATCTTTGGAAAGAGAATAATGATACAGAACAGTTCTATGAAAAAGAACGATTGCTAACTTCTGATTTCCAAAAAGCAGGTAAAGATGCTGTTCAGACCTACATCAGCACCATCGAGGAGCGATTGGGTGGCAAACTTAATCGTGAAACCTTGGAGATTGAGAAGACTCAGCCAGAGTTCAAGGATGGGGATATTGTGTTTATGAAAGGAATTAAAGATGGATATTTTGCAAATTGTATTTTCATCTTAAGAAGTGAATATAAAGATGGAGACGAAAGAGCTTTTTACTATGCTTTCTATAATGCTGACGATAAATTTACTACAGCTGAATATGGTTATACAAGAGTTCATTATAGTCTCCGCCCAGCAACTGACTCTGAGAAGCAGCAACTCTTTGATGCTCTCGCAAAGAAAGGCAAGACTTGGGATGCAGAGAAGAAACAGATTGTGGATTTGAAGCCAAAGTTTGATGAGCTGAAACCATTCGATAATGTGTTGGTTAGACATCAAAAAACAGAGGAATGGCGTGCAAATATATTTAGCCATACAGATAAGACAGATGAATATCTTGACTATGTATGTGTTAATGGTAGATGGGAGTTCTGCATCCCTTACGAAGGCAACGAATCATTGTTAGGTACAACTAAAGACGTGGAGGGATAGATATGATTAGAGACGATGTAAAGATAATTGTAACACCAACTGGTGTATCACTTAAAGAAGCCTTGACTAAAGAAGAAGTTAAGGCACTCAATGAAGAAGCTTCCATCTATATGAATTATGAAATCCCAGAAGTAAAGCTTGGTGGCAACCCTCCTAGTGGCAAGGAAAGCCGTAGAACTAGGAGAATGTTAGAACTCAGAAAAAGAAAGGGTAGATTATGAATGATGAAAGCATAGATGTTAACATTAGTTTTATCAATAATGATTATTTCTCAATATCTGTAAGGAATGGGTATATTTCAGTTATTGGTAGAATAACCAAGTCAGAGATGGAAAATTTTATAAAGGCTCAATATTTCGAGATTAAAGAGGTATTGGATAAAAATAGTAAGAAAGGAAGATAATTATGATAGACAAAAATAAAATAGCAAAAGCTGCAAGAAAATGTTTAGCAGCTTTTAGAAAGGCAAATCCAGATGGATATTCATCATCCATCATTGACATAGAGAGTAATTGCTTAAAAAATTTTAAAGATGGTGCTAAGTGGGCTATCAATGAGTTCCAAATGGACTTGTGGCATCCTATGCAAGAAGAGCCTAAACTTGTCGGAGAAGAAATAATAATAGACGAGTTTCTAGAGGGTAAGAGATATCCTATGGTTCAAAAGTATATGGTAGGTGTAGAGTTTCCTCCTACTATTGAAACCATTAGATGGATTAGTAATTGGGATTCTTTTCTCTCCGAAATTTGTGATGAAGTAAAAATGATTCGTTGGTGTTATTTTAAAGATTTGCTTCCAAAGGAAGGAGGTGAGCAATGAAAGGATTATGTAGTTACTGCTCCAGATATTTTTTTGTAGCAAAAGACCCAAACAAAATGAGGAGGATGTAATACTTTGTTCAAGCTTTACCCAGAATAATGATAACGAAGAAAACATTTGGGAGCAGAGAAGATATGAGATAGCAAAAGATGTTGCAGCAGGTCTTGTACAACGTCTTAACTCTACGTATGACAGTGTTGTTAATTCTGCCATCAAAATCGCAGATAAATTAATAGAACGTTTAAAGGAGAAGTAAGTTATGATAGATAAAAATGATAGATTAAAAGTTCCTAAAAGACTTTATATTATGGACTACCAGCTAGAGCCATGTAAGATTGATGGAATCTCTGACGCAAGACTCAACGCATTCCCATTCAATACAACTAATGGGAAACTAATAGAATATTTGTGTCTCGACACCCTATGGCATCCTGCTAGTGAAGAGCCAAAGAAAGTGAAGAATCTCCTATTGGAAACAACCTATGAGTACGGAAAGCCTATTTATCATCTTATAAAGTATATGCCAAATGGAAACAATGTTTGTGCTTGGAGAGAATGGTATAAAGGTGCTCACATATCTCGTTGGCTTTATATTGATGATTTATTACCAAAGGAGGGAGGTGAACAATGAAAGAGCTTAAAGATTTGGTTGCTGGTGATGATGTACTAGTTGCAGGTAGTTCTTGCAGACGTATCACCAAAATTGATAAAGTAACAAAGACTCAAATTGTTGTTAATAACGCTAGATTTAGAAGAGATTCGGGCTGGCAATGCGGTAGTGACAGATGGAATGTTAGAAGAATATCTGTTCCTACAGAAAAGGAAATATCAGATATTAAAGAAGAGAATCTTCGTGAGACTCTCATCTACGCTATCTGTTCTTTTGATTTCAAACGCTTATCAACAGATGAGTTAAAACAAGTGTACAATATTGTAAAAGGCAAAGAAAAATGAAAAAGAATAAACACTCGTTAAAGATAAGTCGTAGCTTCTTTGGCGATACTACCCTTGATGGTTATCCTATAGCTATATATTCGAATGACGAATTGAAGATTCTAAAGAACCTGCTAGAAAAGGTTCTGTGTGAAGTAAATGAATATATTCATCTTTAGAATAGTAAAGCGTATGGCACAGAAAGAATTTAGGAAACCACCTCGTTATATGGTGGGTGATATAGTTTATAGTCACGGATTTATTTGTATTGTCTGTAGTATCTATCCGTTCAATATAGATTATTCTTACGACTTGAAAGTTATTGATGGGCAAAGCTTGGGCAAAATTTGTCAAAATGATATTATGCACGTTCATATTTGGGAAGAGTTTCTTAAAAAGAATGGATGGACATGTTATCGCTCTGAAGGAGAATGTTTTGGGCATAGGTGGTATAAACACCAAGAATACCCTTTCACTTTGCGATATAATAATTTCTTGGGAATTATCGGAGTATCTTTCAATGACGGAAAAGACGATACTGTTATGATAAAATGTGTAGATGAACTCCAACATATTCTTTTTGGCTTGCAATTAGATAGCAATTTAAAAATATAAGCGTATGTATTTTGAATATAGAATAGTCAAAATTGAGAAAGGTTTGTTTCTCATCGAATATAAGACCGCTCCTTATGGAGTTTGGCATGAAGTGAAAGATAAGCAGTTCAAGACTAAGCCAAAGGCTGAAGCTTGGGCTAGAAAGAACTTAGTGTAAAAAGTAAAGCGTATGGATAAGTTAGAATATATTCCAGGAGATTTTGTGACAATAGAAACAGTATCAACGAAACCAAGAGTAGTAAAAGTTTCAGATGTTGATAAGAATAGTGTTATCTATTGTGAAGGTTGGGGAAATGTCGGTTACTATGACGAGATAAAACCTATTCCTTTAACAAAGGATATACTTCTTAGAAACGGATGGAAAGTTAGCAGAGATTCGTTGTTGCTAAAAATTGATAATAATGTTACATTGGGGGTTGTCTTTGCATTTGAACATAAAGTTTGTTATATCAGAGCAACGAATGACATTATTCACAAAGAGCAAAATTTTACTAGGTTGAAGCTTTCTGATGTTGATTTTGTTTCTGATTTACAGCACATTCTTTTCGGCTTGAACATTAATCACAAAATGGAGGTGTAGGTATGGCAAAGAGAATTATTATAAAGTTGCATCCAGAGCGATACATAGTTCAAGACAATATGCTATTCGGCTGTATTCCATTCATCTATGTGGCACGAAAGGTGTTTAATACTATAGATGAAGCAAGAGAATATGTTGGAGAGCCTTGCGATGAGTATTGGTTTGCTTAACCGCCTTCGGGCATAAATAGATAGAATATGACAGTAGAAGAATTGATTAACGAATTATCAAAGATTGAGGATAAGACTATGGAAGTCAACTTCCCATATTCTCATGGTACACAAGAAAATGGGCAACCCATGAATGTTGATAGTGTATCAGTATTTGATGATTGTGTTGTAATTTATTAACCATCCCTTATGGGATATAAATATAAGTAATAATGAAAAAGATTAGTACAGAACGTTTGGCAGAGCTTCTTAAAGCTGAATACAAGTTAGACTTGTTGGAAGCAGGTGGAGTTGACAACTGGGATGGCTATGATGTTAGCCTTAGTTGCGAGTATGACGATGAAACAGAATCTTACTTTGATTTCAAAAAGAAGTCAGACGAGGAAATTACCTCTGAGTTTGAAGATGTTGAGTAACTAACTACCCTCTCCTGCAAAAGGGAGAGGGATAATTAAGAAGAATATGTACGCAAAAGTAAAAAAGACAGGAGAAATTTTATATGATGCTTATATGGACGAGATTGATAATGGCTACTATCTCGTTAAAGGCATAGACAAAGAAGGTAAAAAACGCTCGTTCTATCCTCATGAGACTACGGACTTGTATAGTTCAACAAAACTTATAGTTTCTTATTTTAAAAAAGAAGAAGACACTAAACAGGTGTGCTTTCTAGGCAAGGGTGGTTGCGTCTTATGTGGTGGTGGGGAAGACTCAGAGATGAGTAAACTGTGCCATACGCTATGGATGCCACCAAAAGAATATGATAAAGAGCAACATTGTATTTGTAATAGATATGATACTACTTCTTGCAATTTTACAGAAATGGATATGAGTAAAGTGTTTATACTTGCAAAGAATGGTCGTTATATACCTTTTGAGGAAGCACTGAAAATGAGAGAAAGAATTAGTGTATAACAGTATCAAACAGATTCAGACTAACAAGCCAACTCGCAGTCCTCCAAGAGATAGCTGCCGACTATCAAGGCAAAACCATTGACAACATCATTCAGAAGATGGGGGCAAGGCTTGACGAAGTGATTAAACAAGAAACAATTTAGAACTATGGATAAGAAAGAGAAATCAATCAATAGTCATATTGATAAGGCTATAGGCTATTCAGATAAGGCTCATGACGAGTTGCAAATCGCTCTAAATATTGCTTTGGAAGGAAAAGGGCTTAGTGACCAGGAAAAGGAACTTCTAAGCGTTGACTTTGCAACAGGACCAGAAGAAGCCGTAGAGCGTGTTGCTGATGGTAGTTGTAATGATGAACATACCAGTGTATGGGATAGCTCAATTAGAGACTGCCGAATATCTGAGGTATATCGCATGACAGGTGAGCAGATACGTGAATATTTTAATTTGTAACTATGGATAAGAAGAAAGTTAAAGAGCTGATAGAAGAAGCAAAACATTTAGCAATTTTACGCAAATATGAAAATAGACAGACATATTTGAATAATTGCATTTGTTGTTTGAAAGAAGCTTTGGAAGAACTCTCCAAGTCAGACTGGGTATCTGTTGAGGATGGGTTGCCTCCTTACGATGAAAGCGTTTTGGTAACAAATAAAGAAACTCCTAAAATTGTATTGAAGACAAGTAGAACTAAATGCAAAGGTTTGAATACAGATAAAAATGGATTCCTTTGTGCTGTTGCGTTCAATATCACTCATTGGAAACCTATTGAAAAGTTGGAGGAATAAGTATGCATAATAAAGTTAAAGAAGCATTAGGTAGTGCAAGCTACCTTACATATCACTGGAGCCAGTACACCTTCGAGCAGCTTGAAAAAGAAATGGCTAGAGTGTGCGGACTATGTAACAAGGCTTTAGGCGTTTCTAAAGATGATAGTATTACTGATTTTGAGCGTGGACAATGGTCAGTTATTCAAAACATAATTGGCTACGTAAAATATTATGGATTAGCAGCAGAACTTTTCCGTGAAGCTGGCATCGGTTACAAGAAAATAAAGGCTCTCCAGAAGGATTGCGGTTGTTCCTACAAGGAAGAAGTTTATGACTTCCTGAAGGAAAGTCGTAACGGTGGGGCTTATTTAAAATTGGAGGATTAGCCTATGATTATAGAAGATATAATCAACGAAAAGTGTGTAACCTTTATGACTGAAGAGCCTATGGATAATATCCAATCTGCTGAGTACTTCAAGGAAAATATCCTACCAAATGAAGTAGAGATTACACACGATGATGGTAACTATTTTGAGGTTTCTGTTAATTGTAAATCATATAGTTGTGACGTATATGGCAATGGTGATTTTTATCACTCTATTGCCGAGTTTAAATTATTGGAGGATTGATTATGACAAAATTTAAAGTAGTTAGATATTGGGATACATATCCCGATAGAGTCATTGCAACTTGCGATACAGAGGAAGAGGCAGAAAAGATATGTAATGAATATCGTAGAAACCGCAAGTCTATGTATGACTATTTAGTCAGAAAGGATGGCGAATAATGACTAGAGAAGAGTTAAGAAATAATTATGGAAATGAAATCTGTGAGTTATGCCACCGAGAGTATTATACTAGCAGAGCACTCCCAGAATCACTTTGCGAAGGTCAGTTTTGCGAAGAGGCAGAAGATTATTTCGCAGAAGAACATAATATAAAATTGGAGGATTGATTATGAATCGTAAAGAAGCAGCAGAGTTATCGCCATTTATTAAGGCGTTTGGCGAAGGAAGGATTATCGAATTTTCTAGTATTACTGATGTAAGTAAGGCATGGAGAGAAGTTACAGATTTTCCTATTGGAATGATTAAAAATTTCAAGTTCCGCATCAAGCCAGAGCCAAAGTACAGACCTTTTGCCAATGCAGAAGAGTGCTGGGCAGAAATGCTCAAGCACCAGCCGTTTGGTGTTGTTAAAGATAAGTACTTTACTAATTATCAAACACATCGTGCATTCACATGCTTAATTACTAATAGCTGTGAATTCGGTGAATATGAAGATGAGACATTTGAAAGTAGCTTTAAGAATTTGTTATTTGCCGATGGTACTCCATTTGGCGTAAAAGTTGAGGAATAACATATGATATTGTATCAGATTTGGTGTAAACGTACTTATGTTAGTGGCGGTTTCTGTGAAGGTGAAGATGAGCCAACACAACTAATATTTACTACATTAGATAAGGCACGTTCAAAAACACCAAAAGACCATTATAGTAAAGAAAATGGTTCACGTGAATATTACATTAAAAAGATTGAAATTGAATAAGAGTGGAGGAATAGCTTATGACAGAGCAAGAATGGGGAAAAGTTCATCTTGGAAGTATAGTCGAGTACAATACAATTAATTGGGCAAAATTACTTTTTGGAGGTTTAATCTATGGTGGGTATCACGATTCATATAGAACAGAAGTCTTAGGAATACGTGCTGACAAAAAGATATGTTGCAAGTTAGATGGCAAGAAAAAGCCAAGATGGTACAATATTAATGGATTTAAGTTAATAGTGGAGGAATAGTTATGGCATGGTTATGTGTTAATAGTTTTGGTACAGAACTTATATTTGAAACAGAGCCTCACAAAGCTGTATATAGCTGGAGAGACGATTATGGTTCTTGCAAATGCATAGAAATACCACAAGGTAGTATCAAGAAACTCATCGGAAGAGATTTGTCTTGGCAAGATGAACCTGTTGAACTTAAAGAAGATTGATATGGAAGAATTATTAAAGGCATTATTGGATGTATATATTCCAGTATTAAATGCTAATTGCAAGAAAACGTTTGCATTCTTAGATGAATACGTTCCACCACCTACAAGAAGGGAGAGACGTAAACGTGAAAGAGAACTTAAAAAGAAGAAATATGAGTGATAAAGTTAAATATTTATGGCTTGCTTGTGATAAAGATGGCGAGCTAGTGTTGTTCAAAGATAAACCATTCCGAGATGATTGGTATGGATTTTGGAGTAAGTGGAAAAGTGGTATTGATTATAATTGTAATGATGAGATAACTGCTAGAGACCATAGAAACAAAAGATTTACTATCCCAAGAAACAATATTGATTTATCATGGGAAGATGAGCCTATAAAAGTAAAATTCGTTTTTGAAAAGATAGGTGAATAAAATGTAGAACTTAAAGGAGAATAGTTATGACAAAACCTTACAGAATCAAGCATAAGGTTAGTGGATATTTCTACCAACGTTACAACGGAAGTAACCTTGGTAAGAAAGGCAAGGTGTATATGAATAATCAATCACCACTTACAATGTGTGATAATGAGAACTTTATACGTATTCAGATTCGTCACAACACTTTAGCTTATAAGGCATTGAAAGATATGCTTGCCAAATATATTATAGGTAAAGATGATGAGTGTGAATATCATAGTACATCTTACAGAGTTCCAAAAAGTGAATTTGAAAAAGAAGAATTATAGCTTATGAAAATTAAAGATATTAAATTCAAGGCTAAACGTCTTGATAACGGAGAATGGATAATCGGAAGCTTTGTTGTAATGAAGATTCCTGCACTTAGCAAAACTACTATAGGTATCGTAGCATCAGAAGGTGCAACGCTTCATGAAATTGACCCTACTACTGTCTGTCAGTTCACAGGGTTAATAGATTGCGAAGGCAATGAAATTTGGGAGCACGACCTAATACATTTCGTAGGGTATAAGCCTACAGCCGAAGTGCTTTGGTCAGAAGAGGACTATGCTTTTATGGCAGCCGGCGAGAATGAACCTCTTTATTTGCTTCCACATGTTCTGGAAATTGGTAAGATAGAAAGAGTTGGCAATAAATTCGATAAAAAGAAGTAGCGTATGAAGCGTATAAAAAGTATATTCTCTATGTTTGCTTATTGGGATAGAGTACATCAATTCCCAGACGGGCATATTAAAGTAGAAAATAATTTAGCTTGGAGAAGAAAACATATGCATGTTCGCAGTAGTAATAAACAAATACCTTTTTAGCGTATGAAAAAAGAAACAAGAAATGTAGTAGTTCTCGATTGGGAGGATAAAATTAAGCTACAACAATTTATCAAGGATTTGGAACAAATCTCTGAGACTTACCAAAGGCCTTGTAAGGAACTTACAGGTATCAATAATACAATTTACTATCTCAAAACGATTGAGGAGGAAATTAATTAAGATATGAGACTTTTAAAGAAAGATAAGCTAACGGCATATTGGGATAAGAAAGAGAACTGCATTGGTGCTTATCATCCTCTAGGGTTTATGACTCAAACAGATGCTCATTATCTTTTCGATAAGGTCTTCACCAAAGAGTTTGTCAAAGAAATGACTGATAGAGGATATGATGTTACAACGATGAAGTTTGAAATCTCTCCCAAGTTGCCGAACTATGAGCGATTCAACGGCTTATCAGAGAAGTATTACGGAAAGAAATAGTAGCGTATGAAGAATAAGATTTTAAACTTAATTAAGTCAGCCGTTTGGTTTGTCTTGTGTTTGTTTGTAGGAGCATTGATTTTTGAGGGCATTCGCTCTTTGGCTAATAGCAATGAACCTGCAAAGAAGATTGGTATGTCAGTATTCACTGAGGAAGGACACGATTATCTGGTTGTGGACACGAAACATGGTGTTTGCGTTATCCACGCTGAGAGTTGCCCTTGTCGTAAAAAGAAGTAGCGTATGGAAAATAATATGTTTGAAGATATTGTTGCTGAAGGCAATATAGTTGTGATAAATAATAATTGGATTGTGTTATGTAAGTGTTGGAAACCAGAATATCATAATCTGTTCTGTTATCTTTATCTCCATAAGGAATATAAGAATTTAATGGTAGGCTCTCATTTCACAATGACCGAGGATAAAAAGAAATCTACTCGGTTGGCTACCAACGAGGAGCGTCTTATGCTTTTTGAAGAAATGTTCAAGTATGGAATTACTTTCGATAAGCACGAACATCGTTTGATTGGAAAGTTAGTTGGTGTATGAAGATTAGATTAGCTAAGAAGATAATGAAGCAAGCTCGTCATCTAAGTACGGCAAGTGATTATTGGTACAGAAGATTAAGAGATTTTGAGTACAAAATATGCTATGGTTTTGTTGGTAAAAAAGACCACCGCATCACCAAGGCGATAAGTTTAACAAATAAAAAGAAATGAGATATGAATGAGTTTACAAAGATTTTCGCAAAGACAATAGAAGATGAAGCTATCAAACAGATAGAAACCCTATCTAATAGCGAGGCTTACAATAGTTGTAAAATAAGAATAATGCCAGATTGCCATGCAGGTAAAGGATGCACTATTGGCACGGTAATAGAGCTTGATAACAGAGTAGTTCCTAACACTGTTGGAGTAGATATAGGCTGCGGCATGAAAGTCGTAAGACTTGGTAAAGTTGATATTGACTTGCAGAAATTTGATGAAGCAGTCAATAAGTTGATTCCGTCTGGTTTTAATGTCAACGAGGGAGAAGTATCAGCCTGCATAAACGGATTGGTTGATGGTTGTATGTTTGGCAAATTCCGTGCTTGGGATTGTCTTGACAGCATGGAAATAGTATATCGTTCTGTTGGAAGTCTTGGCGGTGGCAATCACTTTATTGAGTTAGATGCAAATGAAGAAGGAGAGAAGTTTCTTGTGATACATACAGGAAGTAGAAACCTTGGTGTTAGGGTATGCAACTATTACCAAAAACTTGCCTACGAGTATTGCCGTAAGAAAATAGCGGATAAGTCTGAGGTTATTGCCAAGCTAAAAAGCGAAGGCAGAGAAAATGAGATACAGAGTGTTATTAAGTCATTAGGTACTAAAAATATAAGCAAGGAACTTTCTTACTTGGAAGGTGATTTGCTCAATGACTACCTCAATGATATGCGCATAGTTCAAAAATATGCTGAACGAAACAGAATGATTATCGCCAACAGACTTGTAAATGCTTTAGGTGTAGATATTGATGCTAATTCAGATAAGTATTCTTTTACAACCATTCACAACTATATAGATACAGACAAGGGTATATTGCGAAAGGGAGCTATCAGTGCAAAAAAGGATGAGGTAGTCATTATCCCAATGAATATGCGTGATGGTTCTCTTATCTGCAAGGGAAAAGGTAACAAAGATTGGCTATGCTCTGCCCCTCATGGCGCAGGTAGATTAATGTCTCGTACACAGGCAAAGAAAGAGTTATCTATGGATTCTTACAAGAATGAAATGAATGGTATTTATTCCACATCAGTTTGTGAAGAAACCATTGATGAAGCACCTATGGCATACAAGCCAACCGAAGAGATTGTTGAGTTAATCAAACCTACGGTTGATGTCATTGATGTCATTAAGCCAATTTACAACTTCAAAGCAAAATTATAATGAGCAAGGAAACTGGGAGGAAGTGGAAGAATGAAAAAGAAGTATAGTTTCGCAAACGCCAAGCCTGTTCCTTTCGGAAAGATAGACTATTGGTTTCGTGTTGGTCAGTGTGGATGCCATAAGACGGACTACAAGCCGAACCTAATGGACAAGCGAAAGTTTATGGCTGAGTTAAGAAGAGACAGTAACATAATGATTAAAACATTCTGAGTTTGGAAAAGAAAGTATTGACCCTATCCGTCAGCAAGCTGTGGTTCGATATGATTGCTGACGAAAGAAAGGATGAAGAGTATCGGGAGATAAAGCCGTATTGGGCATCCCGACTTGTAAACCAGCAAGCCGAAGGCGGCGAAGTGCTTTTTGATGAGTACGGCGGTTATTGTTGTGTGACAGGTGAACCGGAATACAAGTCATTCACCCACGTTCTCTTCATCAACGGCTACCGCAAGGATAGTCCACGTATCGAAAAGGAAATCGAAGGTATCACCATCGGTAAGCCTAAAAAAGGTCTTTGCCCCGACAAATGGCTTGATACTGAGTTTTTTATTATTAAATTTAAGTGATATGAAAGTAAAGAATTTACCAAAGAAGATTTACCTCAATATCTGTAGCAATGAAGATGAGGTAGATTACAATGAGCTTAACGGAGTAACGTTCAGTACAGAAATGGTTGGTGTTACCGATTGTGATACGGAAAACGTTCCTTACGTGAATGCTGCATCATTATGGCACGACCTAAAAGAAGATAAGCCACCTTTAAAAAAGTGGGTAATGTTCCGATATAGTGGAGGTGGCGTAAATCCTACGGCTCTTCATTATGGAGCAATGAGTGACGATATATGGGTTGTCACAAGAGGAGACGGAACACAGCGTATCGAAGTTCTGTATGAGTGCTACGATAAGATTGAGTGGCTTGACTTTGATGAACTAAAATAGCGATAGCGTATGACAAATAAAGATTTTTTTAATGCGTATCGTGGAGAGCCTGTTCTTTATAAAGGTAATGATATTGGTGCATACGTTGCAGGGTATGTAGAGGAAAAGTATATTATCCTTGGGTTCTATGATGATAAAGGATGTATCCTTGCCTTTAATACAGATGTGAATATAGATAAGATATATGTATCATACAGATTCGCAAAATTAAAGTATTTGGAAGTAGTAAAACATTAGTAATATGGAAAAAGATAACAGTTGTTTTAAACTTTTATTTGTTCTTTTTATATTAGGAATTTTTGCTTATATGGGTGTTAACGATAGGTCTCATAAAGGTAAAACTTTTTGGTATGAAGTAATAGATAAACGAGAGTCTGTAGGAAGTCACTTCTCAATTATTAACAAGGGAGTGAGGACAGATTATAATATAATATTCAAACGAATTGATAACGGAAAGCTGTTCCCATGTAAAGATGTGGAGTATGGAGACTATATTCAATATCAGTTAAACTACAAGTACTCCATAACAGAGGAAGATATGCAAAGGCTTTCAGGTATTTATAATAGGGATTTCTATAAGTAATAAAAAAGAGAATATGAAGAAATATAAATATACGAACAAAGAGGAAAGGCCAATACCCAAATATAAGAATGGAGATATTGCTTGGTATATTGATGGATGGTTTGATGCCCCACAACGCTGTATAGTAAAGGGATGCTGCAACGTATCTTGGTTTGAGGGGAACGAATTTAATTCTTCGGGTTGGTGGATAGATTACAAATATAAGCCCGACTATCGTGAACGAACTAAACAGCATACAATTAGAGAGGAATCACTTTTTGATACCGAGCAAGAGGCTCTAATTGCATTGTTCGAGGAATTTAAAGATAAAGTAAAACGTAAATTAGAGTTCTTTAATAAAGAGTCAAAAAAGCTTGGTATTAAACAAGAGTTGCGATTGCTTTAAAAAGGGTAGGGGAAGTTATTCTTCCCCTATCTCTTTTAAACCCAAATCTATTAATAGCTTATCCAATATTTCATTCACGTCATTACGGAAACTTCGGTAAGTAACATAATAGAAACTGATGTTTTTGTAATCATGGCTTACATTAGAACATGTACACCCCAAAACCTTAGCGATTTTTTCTCTTAACCCTCTTCTCATCTTAGAACCGCCAAGGGCACTAGGAGAATAAAGATAAAGAATAACAAAGATAAATTGCTTGCGTACCATTGTGGAATTTCGTCCGGCATGATAGCTCATAAACTTATCGTAAATATTGCCTACTTGCGATAAGTCTTGCATCAATGGAATGGAAAGACTTATTTCTTCCTTGGATAAGATGGCCTTAGTTTCTCTAATCCATTTTATGCGTTCCATGATTTTCTTTAGATTCATTTCAATGTCTGGTTCTTTCATTCTTTTCTATTTTTAATCCAACATTTCATAGACGAAGTTAACCTCGTCTGCATCTATTTGTTTCCTAAACTTTTCTATGTTAGAAACTATCAACGAGCAGTGCTCGTACGAACTCTGCCCATTGATAACTTTTTCTATTCTTGTTATTCGGTATCTCATTTTATTTCGATAAGCGTTAAAATACAATACCCCAATAAATCTTTATAGCTGTCTAGGACAGGCTCTTCTTTAGCATCCTCGTTCAAAGTCAGCAAAGAGCAAATACGATTAATCTTCTCTTGCAAATGACCGAAGGCATACGGATAACCATCTTTAGCAAAACATTCAGAAAATGCGTTTCCATACCGCTTATTTTTGGTTTTGAACAATTCGATTTGCGACTCGATGATGTCGTTATAATCTGAAACAATATACCAAGAGAGCGTAAGCAAGGCTTCCATCGCCATTACACTGATATGGCTTCGTAAGGTTTCTTTGTCTTCAGAAGATGCTCGTATCTCATACATAAGACGAAGGAAATTGGCTGCGCTTGAAAATAATCCGAGCTTTCCGAAGTCCTCCCTTAGAGATGAAACGAAAGTGGCATTATCCTTGCATTCAATCATGTCTGCCAAATGTCTAATCTCAAAGATATACTTGTTAGCATATTCGCAACACCCATTGTTATTTTGCTCCACCATGTCCGTATCCTCCTCCACGATTATTTTCCATATTCAACTCTCCAAGTATGCAATCTGGATTTTCTACCTTGCGGAATGCCCCCTGACAAATACGAGTACCTTTCTTGACTACGAAAACATAATATTCGTAATCTGAATCTAGTTTAAATTTGCTATCCTTTGTCGGCATATAACGGTCGGAATTAACTCTATAAAGCGCACCAATATTGTCCCTATAGTCTTCATCGACCAGACCTAGACAAATATCAATATCCGCTCTAACATTAGTCATGTAACCAACTTGTGTTTCGTTCTTGCCAATAAAGGCCACATCAACTTGCATACCTTTGTCAGTAAAGCCGGAACGTGAACGAATATCCAAGCCAACATCTTTAGGAAGTTCAACGCCTAAATGCAGATTTATGTGACCTCTTCCCATTTTCACCCAAGGCATATTCAATACCACATCTTGTGGACAGTAAAAATCAACTGCCGCAGCATTACCTTCCTTATAAGGAACACGACCACCTCGCAAGTCAAGTACATAAGCCTTGCCTTGTGCAACTAACTTTTTTATTAACTCCTTATCCATTGTATATAAAGCCTAAATCATTTAAAGTTCTACAATTCTTAACCAGTCCTTTAGCCCATAAGTTACGCAACTCAGGTAACGGGTCTTTTCCGTACTCATTTTTTATGGTTGCTAAGGTCAAGATTTCCGGTTTAATATGTTTATCTCTTTTCTGCTGTCTTAGCTCCTTCAGAATATTCTCCAAGTTCTCCATTGACGAAATCCTCCATTGTTATATTGTCAACCCCAAATTTATCAGCCAGACCATCGTTCCCAATAATCAGCCAATTAGATTTGTCTTTGAGAAACTCTATACTCTCGGTGCTTTTTGCAGCATCAACAAAAGTATCATCAATATTATCAGTAGAGCAATATGGAACTACAGCCTTATCTGCATACATGGCAATTTCGTATGTAATAACCGATACCATTTTCTTGAATGTTATATCGCTTGAATACATTACCTGGTTCTTGTCATATCCTAATATATTGACACGGACTATATTATCATCTGCTTGCAACGCTCTAAAGAAATCGTGCTTTAGCTGAAAATCCGTAATATCTACAGAATGCTCATTACCCGATGGAATACTTATAACATCCAACAGGCTTACAAAAATAACTTTTTTAATCATTGTCTTCTTCTGTTAATAATTTATCTATTGTTTTTTCTAATTCGTCCAATCTCAGAGTATAATCCTCTTCGTAAACGCATGTCAATGTAGAAATAAAGAACTTATCATTATCTGTTCTCAATTCAATCTCCATGTATTCCTCGTAATAGCTATCATATTTAATTGCTATCGAAAAGGAGTTCATGTAATCTGGGTTAAACCTCCTCTGCAAAGCTTGTGCTCTCGTAAACGCATCATTGAATTCGTTTGTCATGGTTCAATATTTTGTGTAAGCATTTCTCTGTTCTTTGCCATTGCATCATGGAAGCCTATATCGTATCTGTCGGTCTGCTCCAGCTCATAGTTCCGCTTTATAAGTTCACTTGTCTGATACGAACTCTTTGCTAGTTGAATTTTAAAATAGATAAACTCAACAAACATAACCATAAAGCAGATAGCAAAGCCTATTATTACTGCTGCCTTTGTATTCTCCTTACAGAACCTTACAATACACTTAGCAAGCCAGCATGTTGTACTAACTATGCCTACAAGTACAAGGTAAGGAATTCGTAAAAGAACCTTGCATAACATACCCATAGTACTCTTCGTATAAGATGCGAAATCCGTACTTGTAAAAACTAACTTTAACTTCTTCATATTTTAGCCTATTTAATGTTTATCAAAAGTCTTTTGTTAACGAACCACAACAAATCAATACCATTCATCATGCAATATCCGCAAAGCATGCCAATCAAGATTATTATCTTCTTGAACACTCGGTAATGTGTCATTTCAATCTTCAGCATAGACATCATCAAGTCTTCAAAGGAACGGTCTCTCATTGAATCTGGGTCTAGCCTCAATGATTTGACATTCATCTTGTACTTATTGGCCATTGAGAATAATATAATAGCAAACTCTGCTAATTTGTCCTCTAGAGTTCCGGCAACGAGTTTAGAATATATTTCTATCGTACCACGTCCATTAACATTTTCATATTCCCAACGTTTGGCGTTGAAACGACCTTCGTATTTGCGCATTTCTACAATAGCGTCAATTACGTTGAATGTTTCTGCTCTTTGGGTCTGGCTAGCAACATCAAAGTTGCAAGCCTCTATAATCTGTTCTATTTCTGCTATCTCCATTTTATACTATTGAATCTAAGTCAAAATCATTAGAAGGAATGAAAGCCACATGGTCTTTCTCCCTTGTCATCGTTTTCTCTCCTGTTCGCACGCAATTAATTTGCTTGGGATTTTTATGTCGTACCACAAATGTTCCAAAGCTGCGTATCATAACACGGTCTCTGTTGCGCAACGATTGCTTTGTGAGGTCTATGAAATAATTCACAATGGCTTGAACATCATCCTTGCGGAACTTTTTGCCATTTACATCTCTAAGGTTCTTAATGATTGCCTTGACAATTTCTTCTTTCTTCATATTCTCTAAGTTTTTTATTCCCTAAACTTCTAATCAAGTCGTATGGGTCTATACCATATTTCTTAACGAAATATTCTCTTAGCTTGCATATAGCCTTAAAATCTGCATTTGTTGTATTCTTGACTATCATATAAGCTGAGTCTAATCTAGCATCAGCTTTAGGAGCTTTAACCCGAAAAATCTTGTTGCCTTTCTCGTCTTCGATAAGTTCTATATTAACTTCCTCGCCCTTAGCTTTTTTTCTTGCCGCCCATTCTTCATAAGTGATGGCATTTTGCTTGATAGCCTCATCTTCTTTAGCCTCTTTCTCTTTCTTTATATTTGCCTCTACTGCTTTTATGGCATCTATACGATGGGAACAGAAAGTATTCAAGCTCTTTGTTATAACTTGCGGATTTGGCTTCTTGTAGAATTTCTCAAACTTTCCGGCAATAAACATCTTGAAGAAAGTAATCAGCTCGTTCAGATTAAGGAAATAATACTCATCCTTTATAGCATTTGCAGTCATTATCTTGATATTGTCAGTAACCTCATTATTTACAAAGCCACAAATACCATAGACTTCAGAAACCCAAGCTACAAGCCATGTTATTGCACTTCCTTCTCCATAACACAAGTCAAGATAGGTAAGTGTTGGTGCGTTGCTTGTAAAAGCTTTTCCGATTGGCATCTTACTACCTACTTGGCTAGATGGAGAGAAAGACATTAGAACGTTATCGAATGTTCCGTACTCATTGAATATTCGTTGCTTTTCTCTGTTGATTGAGGCGCTGCACGAGGTCGGCTGATTCTTGGTAATAGCCTTGCTCTGCGTCTTTATTAGTCCCTTGCTTTCTATCATCATAATTTCCTTCCAATACTTTAACAAAATTATTTGGTCTCATAATCCAATCAAAACTCGCCATCCATCCATTACTACCATTAAGGAATGAAGATGCTGCCGCCTTGTCAATCATCAACTTCATCTGCTCACTCCCATATTCTTTAAGCCGTGAATTAATCATTGACTTTCTCTTTGATGTCAGAGCATGAACTAGAGGCATTCCTCTTCCAGCGATAACCTTATTGAAATATTCGCAAACCTTCTTTGCTTTATCATCCACTTGTTGTACACTAGGGACGTTATTCAATGCTATTCGTTCAGGTTCATTCTTGTGTGGTTTAGATTCTTCACCTTCAGCAAATTCTATGTTGTCTTCATGTTTCCAAATAAAGACTTTTCCGTTTCCGATAGATACCATTTGTTTCTGAAATAACCCATCAATAGCTTTTTTTGTCTTTGCCACCGACATACCTATCTTTTCCGATAATTCTTTGTTGCTCCCATACACATATCCGTCTTTGTCAGCATTAAATGAAAGACGGACGAAAGCGACTAATTCATCAGCATCCAAGCTACACGCTTTTTCGTCTAATTTTACTATCATATTTTAAAAGAATGTATTTGTTAATTGTTTATTTCCACTCATTATTACCCACTTTCCTTTGCCGTTTAGGTCTAGCAATTTCAAGTCTTCAACTTTCCCGAACCTCTCATAAGTACCGCAGAGGTCAACAAACCAAGGTTGTTTCCCTTTTGATAGTCTAAGAAGTCTTCCTACGACTTGATAGTATTGCGCTAATGAACGTGTTGGCTTTGCATACACGACCGTATCTGACTCCGGATAGTCAAAACCTACGACCAATATTTGACTATTTACCAATACCTTAGTCTGACCATTACGGAAACGCTCGATGATTGCTTCACGTTCTTTCGGTGGTGTTTCTCCACAGACCATTTCGCAGTTAGGTATGGAATATGTCAGTTTCTGAGCCTCCTTAACGAACTTCGTAAAAACCAAGATACCTTTACGCTGTCCACCTCGTTTAGGATTAAGCAATCTTTTAACAACACTAACTAGCCATCCGTACAAATCTACACGTTCATATTCTTGCTTGACACTTTGGTCAGTGTAATCACGGCAAGTTGAATTGAGCTGCAAGTTTCCTTCGTTCCATTGTGGTGGTGGGCATGTGTAATAGTTCGGAAGACAGATATATCCGTTTTTTGCCATATCCTCAACTTGAACATAGTAGATAAGCTCCTTGAAAATCTTGTCTCTACTTCTTGTCAGAAACTTCAGTATGCTACCATAGTTCTGATAGGAATACAGACGGAAAGGTGTTGCGGTTAAACCTATGACCTTGCTCTTTAATTTATCAAGAAACTCCTTATACATGCCGGATTCAGGTTTCACTAAATGAACCTCATCAATCAATATGTACTTGAAGTCAGTAAACAATTCGGGATGTCCTTTCACGCTACCAATTGTAGCAAAAGTAACATCGCTGATTTCTTTTGATTTAAAGCTAGCGGAATAGATGCTGGCATTATCAAATCCATAAGAACAATACTTTTTGTAGTTTTGTTCCAAAATCTCCTTAGTAGGAGAGAACACAAGCACTTTATCCTTGAGTCTAGCAGCTATATCTGCCAAAATTAAGGATTTGCCCGATGCTGTAGGGAGCACTTCCAGAGCGTTCCAATTTTTCTTTTCATCCAAGAAAAACTCAACAGCCTTCTTGCTAGCCTCTTCTTGATATGGTCTTAATTTAAACTTCATTTCACAAATAATATGAAATCACTTTTGTTACTATATAGGAATGCACAAGTCTTATGCATAACAAAAGCCAATAGAAAAATGACTTTACAGTTTTTATGGTGTGTCTCACCAAGACGATTGCAAAGGTACGAAGAATAATTTAATAATGCAAATAAATTAGTGTCTATTGTTGCGGCTATAACATTAATTAAATCTTATTGATTATCTTTTTCTTCATTCATTTTCAGAATTAGAGCCGCATAGTATTTATAGAGTTCCTGTAATTCGAACACCGACCAATTCTTTGCTTGATGTTTCATTACCTCCAATAAATCAACTTGTTGCTCTCCGAGCCGCTTAACTTCTTCCATATCTAAAGGAACGTGAGGATGCTTCTGCAAATAAGCCAATCTTCCAAGCTTCATTATCAAATTCTTTCTATAACCGATAAGATGGTCAGAAGAGAATCTGTTGCATCGTTTGCATTCCGCATTCTGATTACGTGTATCAAAGCGCAAACTCATATGAGTTCGTCCGCAATAATGCCCATTGTCGGCTTGGTCGATTGGCAATATTCGTCCACAACTGATACATCTGAAGTACTTATAGTGAAACTCTCTAGAGTCTCTCATGCGGATATAAACCGACATAAGCCTATCTAGCTTGTCAACCCACTTTTGCTTCTCGCTCCTTTGGTGTTTAGGCTTCTTTCCACCTTTGTTGAATCTATCATAATATCCCATAATCTTTATCCTTTATCAAACCAAAAGTCATAGTTGCTGTTGTGGGGGTCGAACCCACAACCTTTTTCCGATTTGGGCGGACGTTCTACCATTGAACTAAGCAGCACCACCCCATAGGGGGATTTCAAACTAATTAAATAATAAGAAAAATGAAAAGCCTTACTCCTTTGGTTTACCCATATGCAAGAATACGTCCATGATTGATGTTTCCTTAAGACTTGTAATATTGTAATCAATCATAGTCTTACCCATAATCTCATCTACATTCTTACGAGCCTTTTCAATGGTATCACCCTGCACAAGATAACGAACCTTGGTCTTCCTCTCCTTGCCAAATTTTTCGTCAATAGTAATCATGTTAATACTGCAATCGTAGTATTTATCTTCACTATCTACCTCTGAAAGGAACAACTCAGAGAAGCTAGCTTTCTTCATAGTGACAATCTCCATATCACCATTTGTGTACACCGCCATTTCTTCTGTAGTCTTAGCCTCGCATTCTGACCATGACAAGGCATCTACAACATATTGCTCTGTAGTTTTAGCGTTCGTTCCGTCTTCTAGAGTTTTCTCATAACGAACACCTACGATAAAATACTTTCCTGTTAATGATTTCATATTCTTTATTTTTATGTTAGAGAATGTGGTATCGGTGAAGCTTGAACTCACGACCTAATGTTTAGGAAACATTTGCTCTATCCAACTGAGCTACGACACCAAGCATCCTATAGAAACTCTTTATTTAATTCTGCTTGCCTCTCCACCTGCGTCTGCCATACCATATAAGCATGGTCTTGTGGAGTAGGTATGTATAATCCTCTTTCCATTGAGCAATGATGAAGCCATCGGTCTATACATAAAGACATTTCTTCTTTGTCAAGGTCTGGTATGTGCCTCCAATATTGGAAGGTCTTGCCTTGTTTATTCTCACGCTCCCTAAGAAAAACATCCTTATTTACACGTTTGAACTCTTGTTCGATATAGTCCTTAGTATATCCTTCTTCAATAGCTACGTAAGTAATTGTTACCCACAGATAAGCATTCTGCTGAATTGTCCTAGATTGTTGTCTTTCTTTAAGGTCAACAACAAAGAACTTCTCATTATAATAATCACCTTGTAGTTTCTTGGCTTTGGTTATCATAGCCCTGGTTCGTTCCTCGAACTTTTCAAGCTCGACCGGATTCAACATATTATATACCATCTGTCTTTAATGAAAGGTGGAGAAAATTAATTCTCCACCATAATAAGTTTAAAATGGCGCATCAGATGTATTAGTGCCACTCGGCTGTGCTGGTGGAATTGGTGCTGAACCTGAGGCTGGAGCTTGTGGTGGAAAAGGATTATTAGCAGCAGCTTGCATGCCACCTTGAGGCGCATTGTTCTGTGCTTCAATCTTTTGCATCTTGTAGCCACGAACAGATGTAAACCAGTCTGTTGTGCCATCCTTCTTTGTTCCTTGATATGATTCAACGTCAAAGAATACTTCAGCAATATCCCCGACATTAAAACCATCCGGTACATGTACATTCTTACCACAGAATTCAAAGATGATTCGCTTTTCGTAGCCACGTTCACCTGTCAAACCATCGAAACGTGTTGCATCAAGCATCAAACGTCTCTTTTCAAATGGTTCTTTACCTTGTCTCTGAATAGATTGAATGCCTTCGATAGCAACAATCTTACCTTTATAACTATTAGACATAACTTAAAATATTTAATAAAACAATAAATTATCCAACTCTTTTCAAGGTCAAACTAGGCTTTACCTTAGTTACCTTTTTATACTTTTTCAATAGATGGTTGTAAGCTTCTTCGTCATCCGCATCAAAAGCCTTCGTGTCTAACGTAACCCTCTCAGAAGCAGACTTCAAGGAATAAGTGTAAATTGAAGTTTTATAAGATGTGAGGTTGTCATTTGACATACCATCAAAGATAGCTGCCTTCAACTCCTTTTCCTGTTCTTGCAATTTAGCAATGCGCTCTTGAACGTCCATGAGTGCGATTTCGTTATCTATAATGTAATAAGGTGTTTTTGTATCATCATTATACAAACGACCTTCTTTCTCGCATCGGAACAATTCTTTAACATCACTCGCAGGTCTTGGCTTGCCTAATGGGATGAGTTTGCAGATTGTTCCACGCTTCTCGTCATCACGCAACCACATACAACATATACGTGTAACCTTCAGATGAGGATTCAATGTTTCGAAACCGAACTTATACATCGAGTTCTGCCAACGCACATACTCCTTATTAACGGAATAAGTACCCTTAATATCCCAAATCTCAACCTCATCGTCCGGTGCATCATCCTTGTGCATCACCAAGTCGATTGCACTTGCATGGTCTTCTCCGATTCGAAGGACATATTCGCTACCTATAATCTCATATCCATTCTTCTTGATATAAGCGACAAAATCCTTGACACTCTCTGAGGCTGGCTCAATACCCAATGAAGCAAACAACTCTACCTGCTCATGGATAATAGTGCCTTTTTCGGCAGCTTTCTTCAATAC